TAACCTTCCGGCCACACTAATATAGGGTATTGAAATGGGAATCAGAGAGTATATAACCGAAGAATTATTTGGTTTTGAAATCAAGAAAAAGACTGCTGATAGAGAAGAGAAGAACAGAAGCTTTGTACCACCGACTGAGGAAGATGGTGCAGTTGTTGTTCAATCTAATCTTACCGGCACGTCTATGGGCACCTTCATTGATTTGGAAGGTACAACCAAGAGTGAAATTGAGCAGATCACCCGATATCGTGAAGCCTCAACACAGCCTGAACTAGAACGAGCTATTGATCATATCATAAATGAAGCCATTGTAACAGAAGATAATGGCCATTCTGTGAAGGTCGTATGTGACGAACTGAAACAACCCGACAAAATCAAGAAGAAGATCATAGAGGAATTTGAAGAAATTCTCCGGATGATGAACTTTGGCCAGATCGGACATGACATCTTTAGACGATGGTATGTTGATGGACGTTTCTACTATCACGTCATTATCGATGAGAAGAACCCTAAGAACGGTATTCTTGAACTGAGATATGTCGATCCAAGACGTATCCGGAAAATCAGGGAAATCAACCGTGAGAAGGACCCCAAATCTGGCATTGATATCATCAAGACAGTCCGGGAATATTTTCTATACAATGAAAGAGGATTGCTTGGTTCCCAGACAAACTTGGGTGCCAAGATTGCCGTTGATTCCATATCCGTTGTAACGTCAGGTCTTGTTGATCCACGTTCCGGTATGGTCATTTCATATATCCAGAAAGCACTCAAGTCCCTGAACGATTTGAGAAGGCTTGAAGACTCCGTTGTTATCTATCGTCTGGTCCGTGCACCTGAAAGACGTATCCATTATGTGGATGTGTCGAACATGACAACAATCAAGGGTGAAGAATACATCAAGAAGCAGATGCAGCTATATCGTAACAAAGTTGTGTATGATTCTGATACCGGCACGATCCGTGATGACCGAAATATCATGGCCATGCAGGAAGACTATTGGGTTCCCCGTAAGGACGGTAAGAATGCCGAAATTGACACCCTACAGGGTGGACAAAACCTTGGTGAGGTGGAAGATGTACGATACTTCAAAAAGAGGCTGTATGAAGCTCTTAACGTGCCTATCTCCCGTCTTGATCCGGAACAGCAGGGTTTCAACTTTGGTGTTGTGACTGAGATAACCCGTGATGAACTCCACTTCCATAAATTCATCTCCAGAATGAGAAACAAATTCTCAACCCTGTTTGATGAACTGTTGAGAGTCCAGTGTGTCACAAAGGGAATCTGTACCGAAGAAGAGTGGGAAGAATTCAAAAACTACATCTGGTATGACTGGATCAAAGACAACAACATTGAAGAAATCAAGGAAGCTGAGTTATTCAGAAACCGTCTTGGTCTCTTGGCCGATGCTGATCAATACGTGGGCCGATACTTCTCAAAGGAACACATCCAGAAGAAGATTCTCATGTTGGATGATGATGAAATCAAAGAGATGGATAAACAGATCGAAAAAGAAGCCAAGGAAGGCAAACTGCCTGCTGATGATGGCTTTGGTAATCCGGTCGTGCCTTCAACGGGTGGTGGACAACCACCCCCACCACCAATGGAACCTGAAGGGGAACTACCACCGGAAGGTGAAGAAGCACCACAGGATTCACCACCACCTAAAAAACAACCTGAAAAAGATGAAAAGCCTAAATAATTCATCATAGGAGAACACAATCATGTCTGTAAAAGAAGCACTTAACAATTTTCTGGAAAAGAACCTGTCTGAAGCCAAGGAAGGCTTTGAGCAGGAACTGGGTACTATTGCACTTAGAAAGCTTGATGAAGTGAAATTTGTCGTTGCAAAGGACTGGCTTACCGAAGCTAAAGAGTCTGATGACGATGATGAAGATGAAGATGATGATGAAGATGAAGATGATGTAGAAGAAGGTTTTACTCAGCACGATTATGAGAAAATGGCAAAACGTGAAGGCAGTGATGTTGCCCATGTTAAAGGTACTGATTCAAACTCAAAGAGAAAAATCAGAAACATGAAGGCTCGTGATCGTAGAGCTAGTAAGAAAGTTAATGAAGATGAGCAGATCGATGAACATTCTGTATATAAAGATCATTCTCCAGATAGTGGAAAATCTTTAACTAATAAAGCAACTGTTAAATCTTTCAAAAATGCTGAAAAAAAAGGTGAATTTTTGGGAAAGCAGACATCTAACCATTGGAAAGATACTGGAAGAACAGATTTGAAGTCTGGTACTCATCGTATCAAGATGGAAAGAGGTAAAGATGGAAAGCCTGTAAGAAATTATGTAAAAGAAGATGAGCAGATCGATGAACTGGGTGACGAAACTTTGAAGTCTTATAGAGATAAAGCTGATAAAGATATCAAAAGAAGAATTAATGATGGAATGAAACAGGGAAATACTCCAGATAAACAAACTAGAGAGTATAATGCTAAATTTAATAAAAAAATTAACAACAGAGTTACTGGAATTAGAAGAGCATCAAAAGATCATAAAAAATGAAAAAACTCAAGGACATAAGAGAGCAGGCTCCTGCACAGGAAATCAAGCTACTGGGTGAAGCATCCGGTGCTGATCTGCCTATTATTCTTGTGGCCAAGAGAAAAGCCCTGAGAATGTTTCCTGATGGGCAGATAGTCGGGTTGTATTACATCAAGGCTATTGACCGGTTCATTACCGTACCACACACAGTGTTTGGCATGACCTCAGAGGCCAAGTCAACAAAACAGGGTCGTAGTTCTGAAATCGATAATGTCATATCAAAGTATTTTGATGGTGAGCTTAACATAGGTCAGGCTCGAAAGAAACTCAAGATGCTTGGTGTTATCAACCCTGATCCAATTCTCAGGGAAGAAGACGAAACCATTGATGAGGGTGTTGCACAGTCAATCACCAAGCTTGCCGGATCAAAGGGTGGTAAGGCCATTGGCCGTGCAGCTACCGGGTATGCTTTGAGAAAAGTCAGGGACAGGCTAGAAAAAGATAAAACTGAACATGAAAATCAGAAACAAGCTGATCGACCCGGTGTGAAAACTCCAAAAGACAAAAAAATGGCCGGTAAATTCATACCAAAGGATAAAGTCCAAAAAGCTGGACGTAAGCTTGGGTTGATTGCATTCAGACGTAAAGAGAAAGACTAAGACCAATGGCTGATAGATTTTCAAGAGATGAAGTTCTCATAGATTCACCAGCAGCATCTGGATTTGTCATCACGGCAAATGATACAGTTAATCTGGAACAAACAACCCGTGGTATATACGTTGGTGTTGCTGGAGATATTGGTATTCAGTTTTCTGGATATTTTGGACAGTCAAATGTAAATATTTTGTTTACAAATGTTCCTGTTGGTATTCTTCCAGTTCGTGCTGATCGTGTTCATGCAGCTAATACAACAGCAACCGGTCTTATTGGTTTATACTAATGGCTGATCCTTTTTGGAATAATGTTGTAACCCTTTTAAATTTTGAGGGTGCAAATAACAGCAACATCAGTGTTAATTCTGCAAATAATGCCAGTCCACCAGAACATTCTGGTGTAGGGTGTGTTATTACTGACGTAAGAAGCAAATTTGGTAGCACATCTGTATACATTCCCAATAATGCATATGTTTCAACAGGTCCAAAAAATACAGGTGCCGGTGAAGATTATGAGTTTGGTTCCAGTGATTGGACTGTTGAAGGTTGGTTCAACATACCAGCAGAAGCCGGTATTCAACATATGGTATTTGCATATGGTAATGATTCACCAACTCCGGATGATATTCCATGGTCTTTAGCATATAACACCATTGAGAATACATTTATAGGTTCAGTGAAAATAGGGGACACTACATCTGCTGCAAATACAATGGTATTTGATCTTGATACAGATGGAGCAGCAACAGGTCCTGCTGGACATTTCAACGACACATTCAGTCACATCCACCTGACTAGAAATGGTGGTAATATCATAATTGGTATAGACGGATTCAATGTGGTTTCCACGGGTCTTATACCGGCTGATGCTGCACTATACAGATTCATTGATGATGGTGGTGTTACCCCACCGTCAATTGGTGGCTCCCGTTCCGGTCTTGGTAATATTGCTGATGACCTACCAATGTATGTTGATGAGTTTAGAATTACTAAGGGTGTGGCCAGATACACTGGTGCAACCTATGATGTTCCAACTGCTGCATTTTCCACAAGTGGTGGTGGTGGTGGTGCAAGTATATCAGGAAATTATGGAAATAACCTAAGTATAAGAATCGGTTTGTAGAAGAACTTGAAAGCATAAATAAGAACATGAACATTGTCAAACACATAACGTCTAACAATCTGGTAGAGGCTAAACAGGAAATCGATGATCTTCTGTTTGAGATGGCTCAACAGAAACTTGTTGAAGTTCGTAAAATGATATCTGTGTCTGACTGGGTTATTGAAGAAGGCCGGTTCAAGATTGTTCGTGCCAAGGTCCGGAATGGTAAAATTCTGAGACGGCACAAAGAAGCTGCCATGGATGGCTTCACCATGAGAGGTGGCAAGGTCACCAAGATGTCTCCGACCGAAAGACGGAAGAGACGGCTCTCCCAGAGAAAGGGTGCTCGTAAGAGAAAAGCCAAGAGAGTGCAAACCAGAGTAAACACAAAGAAGGCCCTTCGTAAAAGAAGAAGCATGGGGATTTAGATGGCTAAGTTAATCAAAGAAGAAATCGACGTGTCCAACATGGACTTCATCGTCGAATCCGTGGGTGGTAAGAAAAACTACTTCATCCGTGGTATCTTTATGCAGTCTGAGCAGAAGAACCGTAATGGTCGTATCTATCCAAAGTCACTACTCCAGAGAGAAGTGGCCCGATACAACAACAACTATGTGACCGAAAACCGTGCATTCGGTGAACTGGGTCATCCAGACTCCCCGACAATCAACCTTCCACTCGTGTCACATGTGATGACCAAGCTTACTGAAGATGGAAACAACTTCATTGGTGAGGCTAAAATCCTTGATACACCAAACGGCAAGATTGTCAAGACCCTTATTGATGAGGGTTGTAAAATGGGTGTTTCTTCACGTGGTGTTGGCACACTTAAGGAATCCAACGGGTGTAAGCTCGTTCAGGATGATTTCTACCTATCCACAGCAGCCGATATCGTAGCAGACCCATCTGCCCCAGAAGCCTTTGTGCAAGGCATTATGGAAGGAAAAGATTGGGTTATGTCTCCGAAAGGGTGGACAGAATTCGACTACGACTCTGCCAAGAAAAACCTCAGAGAGGCAAAAATGGCAGATTTCGAAGATCGGGCAGTAAAAATCTTTGAGAATTTCCTGTCTAAAATACAAAATTCCTAAATAAAAAGAGAACAATAGGAGATAAACCAATGCCGACTCTTAAAGAAGCAGCAGCAGACGTTCTTCACGGCAATGTGAAGAAGAAAAAAGGACAGGCCGACAAGGCTGAAAGACTACCGGGTGAGGTTCAAGACCTTGGTAAAGCAGTAGTGGAACCTGATGAGTCAGAAGGTCCAGATGCTTCCGTTGGTGTTAAAAAAGACTCTTCAAAGTCTTCCACAACCAAAGTAAAGGGTGAAGGCCGTAAGAAGTCCCAGAGCCTGAAGGGTGATATGCAGGAAGAAGAAGAGCTAGATGAAGACATCCTTGATGAGGATGGAAATCCAATCGATGATGATCCAGAGCTTAACGAAGCATATGACGAAGACGATGATGAAGACCTAGAAGAAAACTGGGAAATCGACGTTCCATCTATCGATGATATTGAGCTTGATCTCTCTGAAGACATTGCAGCCATGTTTGGTGAAGGTGACTTCTCAGATGATTTCATGGAAAGAGTTTCAACAGTATTTGAAGCAGCAGTTCGTGCAAACGTCAAGAGATACGAAAATGATCTTAAGGAAGCTTTTGAAGAAGCCCTTGATGACACTGTTGTGAGCATTCAGGAATCACTTGAATCAGATGTTTCAGACTATCTGGAATATGTTGCTGAGAGTTGGGTTGCAGAAAATGAAGTTGCAATCGAATCTGGTGTACGTAACGAGATTTCGGAAGACTTCATTAACGGTCTGAAGAACCTGTTCACTGAACACTATATCGACATCCCAGATGACAAGGTTGATGTTGTTGAAGAATTGTCTGAAAAGATTGCCGAACTCAAGGAAGAACTTGATGAGCAGATTGAAGTCAATGTTGAAATGAACTCTGTGATCAAGGAACATGTAAAAGCTGAAGCATTCTATACGGTTGCAGAAGGTCTTACAGAAACTCAGACAGAAAAACTTCGTACACTTGCCGAAGAGATTGATTTCAAAGACTACGAAAGCTTTACAAAGAAGCTTGAGAACGTCAAGGAAAGCTATTTCAGCAAGAAGACTGGTGGATCATCTGCACGTCAGCTTGATGAAGAAGTAATTCAAAATCCAGAGCTTGGTAAGGTTGAAGATATGTCAGGACGTATGGCAGCATACTCCAGCATGTTGAAAAAGACCCGTGCTGAGTAAAGATTCTGAAATCTCTAAATAATTATAACAATAACAGATACAACCGTCGATAAGAACAAAAACAAGGGAGACAAACCAATGTATCTTACTGAAGAGCTACAAAACAAATGGGCACCGATTCTAGAGCATGAGTCTGTTAACCCTATTAAAGACCCCTACAGACGGGCTGTTACTGCAATGATTCTTGAGAATCAGGAAACAGCCATGCTGAAGGAATCTGCACCAACAAACAACTACGGTGATGGTAATATCAATTCATATGACCCTATCCTGATTTCACTTGTTCGTCGTGCAATGCCTAATCTTATTGCATATGACGTTGCCGGTGTGCAGCCAATGACTGGACCAGTTGGTCTGATCTTTGCAATGAGAAGCAAGTATGTATCACAGACTGGTACAGAAGCCCTGTTCAACGAAGCAAACTCACTGTTTGCTGCACAGAACTCTGGTGGTGGACTTACCGGTGTGGGCCTTAACCCTGCTGATGTTGCTAATACCAACCCAGTATCGGGTGATGCAATCACAACCAACACTGCATTTGGTGTAGGTACAGGGATGTCAACAGCACAGGCTGAAGCTCTTGGTGATAGTGCTGGTAACCATTTTGCTGAAATGGCATTTGCAATCGATAAAGTATCGGTTACTGCAAAGAGCCGTGCACTCAAAGCTGAGTACACAATGGAACTTGCACAGGACCTTAAGGCTATTCATGGTCTTGATGCTGAAACTGAGCTTGCAAACATTCTGTCAACAGAAATCCTTGCAGAAATCAACCGTGAAGTTATCCGTACAATCTATCACACAGCTACCCGTGGTGCTCAGACGAACACTACAACTGCTGGTACGTTTGACCTCGACACCGACTCAAACGGTCGTTGGTCAGTTGAAAAATTCAAGGGATTGATTTTCCAGATTGAACGTGAAGCCAATGCTATTGCTCGTGCAACAAGACGTGGTAAGGGTAACGTAATGATCGTTTCCTCTGACATTGCTTCTGCTCTTTCAATGGCTGGTGTTCTGGACTATACCCCAGCACTTAATGCCAACCTGTCAGTTGATGACACAGGCAACACCTTTGCAGGTACAATGCACGGTCGTATGAAGGTCTATATTGATCCTTACTTCGGTGGAACAGCAAACGGTGATGAGCTTGTTTGTGTAGGCTACAAGGGTACATCCCCTTACGATGCTGGACTGTTCTATTGCCCATACGTTCCTCTCCAGATGGTTCGTGCCGTTGGTGAGAACACCATGCAGCCTAAGATCGGCTTCAAGACACGTTACGGTATGGTAGCCAACCCATATGCAACCTCTGCTGGAACTGGTGTGATCGAAGACTTCGTGAACCATGCAAACATCTACTACAGACTTTTCCGGGTGAGGAACTTGATGTAGTAAGTTATTGATTTCATTCAATAAAAACAAGAAGTGGGTTAACCACTCAAGATTAGAAGGGCTTCGGCCCTTCTTTTTTACCCATGACTACACTATATTATATACTATATGTAACTTAATGTGGAGAAGGTATCCATGAAAAAGATCAGAACCGGTATCATATACTGCTACCATAACCCAAAGACTGGAAAGAGATACGTTGGACAAACCATACATCCAAATCAACGTAAGTCTGGACACAAGAGCAAAGCATTGATAGAGGGGTCAGACTACTATTTCCACCGGTCACTGAGAAAATATGGGATGGAGAATTTTGAGTATATCGTCTTAGAGGATGATGTGCCACATGATCAACTGAATGACCGTGAAAATCATTGGATGGTACACTACAATACAATATGGCCCAATGGGTACAATCAGTGTTTTGCCAACTCACTTGATGAAACAGCAATCAACAAAATGTCTGCTACGAAAAAAGCACAATGGAAAGCACTACCTGAAGAAGTAAAACTAGAGAGACTTGAAAGACTTCAAAAATCTAGGTTGGGATGTACACAAACAGACTTTCAGAAAAAAGCAGTCCGTAATGCCAACCAGATGAAATGGGTTATCACACACCCTGATGGTAAAAAGGAAAATATCACCAACCTTAGAAAATGGTGTATTGATAATGGACTTGGAACGAATGGACAGTCCAACCTGACCAGAGGAAAATACAAAGGATACTGTGCCTATAAATACACAGAAGAACAGGGAGACGAAAATGTCAATGTATAATGCCATGAAACACCAGCCGAAAGAATACCTTGATCTGGATTTCGGTGACGAAAAACCACAGATTGTTGAGACCAAAGAGACCGGTATGCTGAATGAAGCACATCAGGACCTGACAGTTAAGAAGACTGATGTTTCACAGTATGCCAGATACATGAGTGGTAAACGATAATGTCCCAGAAGATTGGTCTGGCAGACAATCCATCTAACCTGTCACTGCTACAGGACAACAAGTATAAGTTTGTCATTCCAAACCTTCCCTTTGCAATCTATTTTTGCCAGAGTGTCAACCTGCCGGGTGTGACAACCAGTTCTGCTGAGATGGCAACACCATTCCATATACAGAAAAGGCATGGTGACCGGCTGATGTATGAACCATTGGTAATCACTGCACAGGTGGATGAAGACCTGAGAGTGTGGGAAGAAACATACAACTGGTTAATGTCTATCACAACACCTCTTGGTTTTGATCAATACAAGACAAATATCAGAACCGGTGAAATCTACAATGATGGTATTCTGGAATTTCACAGGAACTCAAATCTCACCAACCTGAGAATAAAATTCAACGAATGTTGTATAACCGGTATGGGTCCACTTCAAATGTCTACACAAAAAGACAGACCCGATATCTTAGTTGTTGATATTACTTTAGATTATGACACATTTGAGGTTGAAAGACTATAGCACAATAGCCACATAATATCAGTGTGTTTTAACATTGGTAAATATCATGAGAATCAACAAGATAGATGATTTAGTGGATATGTGGATGGAAGACTCCAAGATACCAGAAATGGACTTGGATAAAAGTAGTCTTGATGCAGCTAAACTCCACGGAAAATATATGTCGATTCTTGTTCATCACAAATTGCTTGTGAAGAAGATAGGGTCTGAATATAAGAAGGTCAAGCTGGTGAAGTGGAAATATTACCGGGGTGAACTCAACAACCCGGCTGATCTTCAAAAGTACAATCTCCCCCCAATGCAAAACACAATCATGAAGCAAGACATAGACATATGGCTTGATGCAGACGATGAGCTATGTGGAATTCTCCTGAAAAAAGAATACCATGAGGAAATCGTGGATGCATGTAAGGAGATAATCAAACAACTGGGTAACCGGCAATGGCAGATCAGAAATGCTATTGAGCATAGAAAGTTCATAAGTGGTGGCTAAAATTATGTCAGACAGAATAACACAAAAGGCCGTGGTGCATCTTTGGATGATAGACGGTGCACATGGGATTTGGACCACACAGTTCGAAACCCATGAATCACATAACAGACAAGAACGGATAAATGACCTGTTGGTTAATATAGGCAATTGGATAGAGGTGGACACGGGCTTGTATTTCCAGACTTCAAACATCTCCAGATTGATCATTGAATTCAATGACTGATAAGATGCAATCAAGGTTACGTAGATGGGCTAGGGCCGATGTATGGGGTGGCAATGGGGATGCAGGACCTTTCCTTGAAGAGGTGGCCACAACCCTTGATAGCTTGGTTGAGGCACTACGAGAGTGTGAGTGTGAACTGAACGGGTATTATCATGTGGAATATGGTGGTGATCACCCACACAGCAGAAAAAAGCTGAAACAGGCAATAGCCTTAAATCCTGCAACCCTTGCATTAGCCAAGTTGGAGTCTGGTGATGAGTGAAACTATCAAGATCAGTAAGATTGATGAGACAAGCCTGAAGGTACATTGCTCATTTTCAGTGATGCAGGAGATATCGGAACAATTCACATTCCCGGCAAACAATTCAGCATACAGCCCAGCATTCCAGAGTGGCAAGTGGGACGGTAACATCCGATTATTCAACAGACGTGCCCAGACCCTGCCTTTGGGCCTGCTGGACATTCTTGTGGCTTGGGCAGAGCATAATAAAATCAATGTGGAAATAGAAAACGACTTCCAGTATGAGAATGAGTTTTCGGCAAAGGAAGCTGTTGAGTTTTTTGACAGTCTGGATATCCCAAAAAAGTACACAAAACGTGACTACCAGATGATGGGGTTCCTGCACGGGTTCCGGAAGAAGAGATGTATTCTTCTCTCACCCACAAACTCTGGCAAATCCATCATCATGTTCCTGTTGATATGTAAGATACTCACATCCGGTAAAAGTAAGGGTGTGGTGATCGTGCCGACTGTCCAGCTTGTTGAGCAGTTGTATAATGACTTCATGTCATATGGCTTGGATGTAGAAAATCTATGCCATCGTGTACATGCAGGCACCGGCATGGGAATCAACACTGATAAGCCCATCACAATAACCACATGGCAGTCCCTTGCCAAACAACCGAAACACTTCCATGAGCAGTTTGAATTCCTGATCGGTGATGAGGCACATCATTTCAAAGCCAAAGAGCTTAAGAAGATCATGGACAGTATGCATAATGCTGAGTACCGGATAGGTCTGACTGGATCATTAGACGGCTCAGTGGTCCATAAATTAGCCTTGACGGGCATGTTTGGCAAGATCAAGACTCTAGCCAAGTCCCATGAGTTGATCAAGAGAGGTTTATCATCACAAACCACGGTCAAGGCACTGGTGTTAAAACACCCTAAACAGATATGCACACTGAGAACAACTGAAAAATGGGGTTATCAACAGGAGTTGAGCTACCTGTGTCAGTGTGACTATAGGAATAAGTACATTACGAATCTGGCACTGTCTCTGGAAGGAAACAGTCTGATCCTGTTCAACTATGTTGAGAAGCATGGAAAACTGTTGAAGAAGATGATCGACAAGCACAATAAGGAAGGCAAGCATGTCTTCTACATTTCGGGTGAGACCAAGGTTGAGGAACGGTTGAAGATCACAGAGTTTGTTAAAAAGAACAACAACTGTATTGTGATTGCCAGCTATGGTACATTCTCTACCGGTATCGATCTACCCACACTTGTCAATTGCATACTGGCTATTGGGTACAAGAGTCGTATCCGGAACCTACAATCTATTGGCCGTATGTTGAGGAAGTTTGAAGACACCACTGCTACCATATTTGATATTGGTGATGATCTGATGTCTTCGACATCAGGTTTCACGAATCATAGTTATTTGCATTTCAGAGAACGTTTGAAGCTTTGGGTTGCAGAGAGGTATAACCTCAAAACCTACAAAATCAATATTGGAGTCTGATGTGATTTTTGGATTCTGGAGATGAGTCAAGCTACTTAGAAAACCATAACGACTCTATAGAATCTTAAACGACTCTATGATCCTTAAAACGGGACAGTATACTATATAACACGACTCTGATGCCTGTCAAGAGGCAAATGAAAAAAAACTTAAAGAAAGTGACATAATGACAAAAATAATCAATAAAAAGCCAGAAAGAGACTCAATTGAATCCGATTACATAGACAAGCAGGAATTCTATGAGGTGATAGTTGGCTATAAAGAAGCATGTACGAAGGCTGAACTGGAAAGTGCTGAGAAACCCCCTATCCCAGAATATTGTGGCAAGGCCATCATGGATATTGCTGAACACTATTCATGGAACCGTAAATTTATGGGATATTCATATCGGGATGTTATGGTGAGTGATGCCATCATGGACTGTATCAAATACTTTGACAACTTCAATGAGAAGAAATATAAAAACCCGTTGGCCTACTTCACACGGATATGCCATTTTGCATTCATAAACCGGATCAACCTTGAAGAGGAAGTCAGATACTCTATGTATAAATCGTTCGACATGACTCTGAACACAGAAGATGCTTTCATGTTGGATGACGAAACCAATCTGATCAACAACCCGGTGTATGAGCAAATCCAAGAATTCATCCAGAAATTCGAAGATAAGATGGAACGTCGAAAACAGAAGAAGAAAGAACGGATGAGAAAAAAACGTGAAGAAGACCGGTTGGCAAAGGAAAACGAACAGAATGAGTAAGCTTGGACTTATCACAGACACCCACTACGGTATCCGGAACGATAACGTCAATTTCTACAATTATATGCAGAAGTCGAATGATTATTTCATGAAGCTGTTCAAAACGGCTGGTGTGAAGACGGTGGTTCATGGTGGTGATCTGGTGGACAGACGGAAGTATATCAATTATTTCACAGCCCACCGGATGAAGACAGATTTCCTTGATCCGTGGACTAAGGAATTTGATATGCACATCATCCCCGGCAACCACGATGTTTACTACAAGGACACCAACAAGATAAACTCTCTTGATGTTCTCTTGAACGGTTACGATATAAACATTGTACACGAGCCATCTGTGATCAATGTGGCTGGCACTAAAATCCTTCTATTGCCATGGATCAATCCAGAGAATGAAGAGAGAGTGTTACATGCAATATCTGAAAAGAAAGCTGAACGAATTATCGGACACTTGGAAATCCAAGGGTTTCAATTCTACCGTGGAGTTGTTAACCGGGATGGACATATGGCTGATCTTTTTGCTGAGTACAGTAGTGTTTATTCTGGTCACTTTCATCATGCTTCTTCAGAGGGTAATATAACATATCTGGGTGCTGCCTATGAATTCAACTGGTTTGATTGTAACGATCCACGGGGTGTGAGCATACTGGATACAGAAACGGGTAAGCTGGAATTCCACCGTAACCCATACAGCATCTTCCAGATATATGAATACAATGATGAGGCAAACGAGAAGGTCATCAGGAATGACATAGAGACCGGCAAGCTCGAAAAGATGAGAGACAACTATGTCAAGATCATCGTAGCCAAGAAAACCAACCCAGCCCTTTTGGATACCCTCAGAGACGTGGTTGAATCCTATGATCCTATCGACATCAAGGTGATAGACTCCGACTTCATAACATCAGAGGATGATGAAGAGGTTGATATTGAGAATATTGAGGATACTCCAACAATAATAGATAAGCATGTTGAAAGAGTTGAGATTGCAGACGATATGAAGACCATGGTCAAGGACAAACTTCGTTCTGTGTACAATGAAGCAATAGCTTACAACAGTGTGTGATAGATGATCAAATTCAAAAAAATAAGATGGAAAAATTTCCTTTCCACCGGCAACTCATTTAATGAGATACGGTTGGATGAATTACCCACTACGTTGATAGTGGGCAAGAACGGTTCTGGCAAGTCTACCATGCTGGATGCAATATGCTTTGCACTGTTCGATACACCATTCCGGAAAATTACGGTTGGCTCTCTGGTTAATTCAATCAACAAGAAGGATTGCATTGCTGAGTGTGAGTTCTCTATCAATAAGAAGAATTACATGGTCAGACGTGGCCAGAAGCCAAAGGTTTTTGAGGTGTATATTGATGGTGTGCTGCAAAATCAGGAAGCATCAAACTACCAGAAGGATTTTGAGCAGAACGTCCTGAGAATGAGCAAGGAGTCATTCACCCAGATTGATATTCTGGGGTCTGCTGTTTTCAAACCATTCATGCAGCTTGAAGCAGCCAAGAGACGTGATGTTATTGAAGACCTGCTTGATATCCAGATATTCTCACTGATGAATTCAATCATCAAGCAGCAGGCAAAGGATAACAAGGAAGCCTGCCTGATCAAGAAGGAACGGCTGTCACAGATCAAGTCCAAAATCGATATGATCAAAACAAATTTGGCACGGCTTGAGAAATCCAACAAGTCTGAGGATGAAGCACGGCTCAATAAGATTGAAGCATTCAGTAAACAGTACGATGAGATGAAGGCTGAGACTGATTTGATTACTCAGAAGATTGCCCAGCACCGGCCAGCATATAAGAAAGCCAAAGCTGAAGATGAAAAACACCAGAAGAAGATCACACAGTTTGGTAAGGTTATTCGTGATCTGGAAATAAAGGCAGACTTCTGGCAGGAACAGTATGAGTTTTTCGAGAAGCATCCGGACTCATGTCCATCATGTAAGCAGCATATGGACCCAACCTTGAGAGAATCCAAGATGTTTGATTTAGCTGCCAAGCTTGATGAGATAGATAAGGGTTCAGTTAGAGCCAATGATTTGATGGTGGAACACCAGAAGGAATCCACAAAGATACAGAAGGCTCTTGTGAAGTTTCAGAACATGGAACGAGAAGAGGAAGATAAATTCCGGTTGGCTGAATCTATTCGTAGGCAACTGGAGACCATGAAAAAAGAGAAGCCGGTCACCCAGACAGGTGATATCATCAAAGATACCCGTAAGGACCTAAAGAAGGCCATACAGGACGGTAAAGAGGAAGCTGGGCTATATGAGGACCTGATGAAGGAAGCAGAGGTCCTGAAGCTCTCTCTGGGCATGTTGAAGGATGATGGTATCAAGGCCAAGATCATAAATCAGTATCTCCCGGTGATCAACCAGAGGATCAATCACTATCTGTCCCTGATGGAATTCTTTGTGTCGTTTGAGTTGGATGAGAATTTCAAGGAAACCATCAAGAGCCGTCATCTGGATAGTTTGTCATATATGAATTTCTCACAGGGTGAGAAGATGAGAATTGATATGGCACTGATGTTCACATGGAGAGAGATTGCCCGTGGCCGTAATTCTGTATCAACCAATATCCTGATACTGGATGAGGTTATGGATTCCTCACTAGATGATGAAGGGAACGAAGAGTTCTTGAATATCATTGAGACAATAGCCAAGTCTTCTAACATATTCGTGATCAGTCACAAGGTCCAGTCTATATCGGACAAGTTTGACCGGGTTATAGAATTTGGTAAGAAGGGTAACTTTTCAGAGATTGTTGAAAATGGGTGAGAAGTTTATCCATCTCAATTTCACAGTAACTAGAGACGGTGTGGATTTTGAAAAACCTGTTGAAAGAGATTATCTGATGAAGAAAAAATGTGAACACTGTAAGAAACTAACTCCAGACTGGTGCCGGTATAATGGTGGACCTGTTTTATGCTATGAGTGTGTGAAGTTCTTTAGGGATAGGGATGATGAGTAAGGAAAAAGAACTTCTGTTTAGCATCACGGAGAGGGATTTCGTATGGTCATATTCCAGAGGGTCTGGTAAGGGTGGACAGAAACGTAACAAGACTGAGAGTGCAGTTCATTGTAAGCATCCCCCTTCCAATGCCCTTGGGTATTCTGATGAGACCAGATCACAACACAAGAACAAACGGATTGCCTTTGAGAAATGTATTGCCACAAAGGAATTCAAGGCATGGCATAAAATAGAGATTGCAAAACACATGGGCACACACCAGATAATGGTGGATAAGGTTGAGGATATGATTCGACCTAAGAATCTAAAAGTGGAGATTTTCAAAGATGGAAGATGGAACAGTGAAGAGTCCCTATTATCTATATCGGATAGTGAAGAGCAGAACACCGGAAATTTATAATGTGTATCGTAGGGTGCTTGAGGCTTCTGATGATAGTTGGGAACTGGTTGGTAAGCCTCTTGGGTATTATGGTGAGCTTGAAGCTGAACACGGTGTTGCAGGATTGATCCAAGAAGATTTGGCTCTGGAACAGAAACTCAAGAAAACGGATGAGTGGATGGCTGAAGGTGATACATTCAGAGTTGTTCCACCATACCGACACCTTATTCAGGAAAATGCTTGACTTTGTAAAAAAAGTCCCTAAATACATGTGAAACGATGGGGTGCTAGTGCTAACGGGAACACATTTGGTTTGCAACCAGATATTCGGGGTTCGATTCCCCGGCACTCCACCATAAATAAAATAGGAAAATGAAAATGAAAGTTTATGCCCTTCTAGCCCTGCTTGCAGTGGCAGTTACTGGAACTGTTCTAACCGGTTGTGGACCTGCTGGTCCAGTTGGCACTGAAGACCCAGTAAAATAAAAAACCTATCTAGGTATGGGAAAGCATGGTAATCCGTCTGGTTTGGGACCAGAAGACCGGGGGTTCGAATCCCTCTACCTAGACCAATTATTGACATGAAAGAAACAGAATGATAAATCTTGATCAAATGCCTTCGAAAGAAGAAATGGATGAATTTCAGAATATCGAACTTCGTCTGGAATGTCTGAAGATTGTTGGTGGAACAGAAGCTGTTGGTGTGCCACGTGAGGCCATACAGAAGGCTCAAAGACTTTTCAATTATGTCAGACATGGAACTGTAGAATAAAACGAATAATGCAGGTATAGCATAGTGGCAATGTACTAGCCTTCCAAGCTAAGTAGTGGAGTTCGATTCTCCATACCTGCTCCAATTTTTAAGAGAGACATACAAATGCAACGTAAAATGAAACCAATTATTATAGTTGGATCACCTTGGTTTATCAAAACCGGGACCGGTGCCTTTGTGTGTGCAGGAATAGACGGGACAGCATTGTAAGCATCCCAACTTCCAGATACAGAAGCCCCGGTTGAGAAAATCTCACTGGGGCTTTTTTTATGCTTGACACAGTTTCCCAATCTGCTATTATGGGGTCATAGAGAAAGGGAAAAAACGATGTACACATTTGATGAGAACATTTTCAGTGACATGTACAAGGAAGCTTTTGGAAGCCGTCCACGTAGTCACCGGTTCTATGACCCAGAAACGTCTGCTGATGAAAAGCAGATCATTTGGGATCAGGTTGCAGAAAGTGCACAGGATAGCATTAACGAAGAAGAGTGCTTCCACTATGCTCGTGGGATCGACTTCGAAAACCGGATCACCAAGACCATTGCTCTGGGTGCAAAGGATCGTGAAGATGCCATCCGGTGGATACTTGATGGGGAAGACCTTGATGAGATGGACTTCCGGTATGGTGGTGGTTACATCTGCTTCCACTTCGGTCTGTCGTATGCAGACTATGAAGCTGAACTGAAGCAGGTTGTTGAGAAGTTTTTCGTCTGAGAAAGGATTGATGATGGATAATGAATTTGAAGCATACAAAAAGCAGATGCTCCAAGACCAGTTTGAACGTGGTCAACTGGATCGTCTGACCGGTCTCAATGCACACTACGGGTGTCATTTTGGGATGAGGTCTGAGAAGGAAGAATGTGTGAAGGAATATATGAGGGGTTATGAAAATCCCCCAGAGGTGGATGATGAAGGTTAAGGATATTGCAAATCGGTATCACTTGGTATCAACACCAGCACCCGGTGATGGAACAGTCACCATTGCTGATCTTGCCAAGTACACCAAGATGGAAGGTCACCTTGGACAGCACCATTCAGGTGCATTCCATGCCATCATTGATGAATGGAAGTATGAACTGGTTGAAGCCCATAACGATTTTTATGATGGTTTCACCATCGATTTCAAGGATGGGTCCAACCTGTCGTATTATGTCTGAGAGGTAGATAATGAAGATTAAGCTTGAGTTGTGCCCTGTAGGTCTTGCAGAGGGTCTGATGACCAAAGCCCGTGAGTGGGTTGCACAGTCTCAGATGAAGGATGCAGCCATACCTGCTGTGATTGCAGAGTATGAAGCCAACAAACTTGGTTTCACGTTATTTGATTGGAAGGTAGATAATGAAGATTAAGCTTGAGTTAGCACCCAAAGGTGTTGCAGTGGGTATGATGGAAAAAGGTCTTAAATGGTCTGGTCAATCCAAATGGGGTAATACTGGTGGACATATAAATCTGATTATTGCAGAATATGAAGCCAACAAACTTGGTTTTACTATGTTTGAGGAAAAGGTTGGTTACGATTATGAAACGTAAGGATTGTATAGTCCAGAGAGAACCGAAAAAAGAACTTGACAATCGTTGTATTGCATGTAATGGTTCTGGAAAATACGATCATAATGGGTCACCTAAGTGTGATGCCTGTAATGGAACTGGAAGGAAGATGATCATGACGTTGGATGAAGATACTGTTGCAGATGTTGCAGAATTTCTGGAAACACTTCGACGTAGTGGTGAAACTAATATGATGGGAGCAGGTCCATATCTCAAGGAAGAGTTTGGATTTGACAAATACGAAGCCCGTGATTATCTGTTGAATTGGATGACGAATTACGGGAAGTAAAATATACACCGGTAGCTCAGTGGTAGAGCAGGAGTCTCTTAAACTCAAGGCCGTGGGTTCGACCCCCACCCGGTGTACCAAAGAATTAATGGGTCGGTAGCTCAGAGGCAGAGCAGGAGTCTTTTAAACTCTTGGCCGGGATTTCGAAATTCCCTCGACCCACCAAGTTTATGTGAGGGTATAGTGTAGTGGTAACACATCTGCTTCCAAACCAGATGACCGGAGTTCGATTCTTCGTACCCTTGCCAAACTATCAGGATGATAAAAATGCTTGACAATGTAATGATGTTTGTGGTATACAGGAAGGACCCTTTTGTGGTCTACAGCATACATCGTACCTTTGCCGGTGCAAGTGATGTCAAGCAACAGAAGGTATCTGAGGGTGAAGACCCATTGAATGTTGAGACATATGGTCTATATGTAAGAAATTAAGAATGCTTCTCTGGTGTAGTCGGTCTGCACGTCTGTTTGAAGAGCAGAAAGTCACAGTTCGATTCTGTGGGGAAGCACCAAAAAAGGTTTTTGTTTTATGCTGGTTACGGTGACAACAGAAGTGAGACGATGTTATGATTGTCCTCATTTCATTAACCATCCACAAGAAGCCAGTTGTGGATTGGTGCCAAATGGTGGATGGGATTATGTGATCAGTCACAGAGTTGCCGAAAAGGAAATTTGGGAAGGTTGTCCCTTGAATAAAGAGGTTGATCATGTCGATGGTAGTTTAAAAATAGCAAAGTAGCCTGTTGATAATCGAGTGCACGGACAGTAGGGTGAAAGCTTAAGGTAGAACGTCAGATAAGCTCTGGAAATATGGGTTCGATTCCCATCCAAAGACACAACCAAGGAAGTTGATCATGAAGTATAAAGAACGTGAATATCGGATAGTGCCGTCTGAAACCAAAATTAATTGTTATTGGGTTCAGTACAGAGACAAATCACGTTTCATTCCAAATTTTTGGAAAACTGATGTTGATTATGAGGGTGACGGTCTGTACATACATTGTGTGAAAATCAACTATCCGGATGGAAAATCTGCTGAGAAAAGAATTAGGGAGAAGATGGAAGATCACTCACGTTTCTTCAATAGACAAATTAATGATGAGATAAAAGCTTCTATGTTACGTGCATGGGCCGGTTCCATTGAGCCACGTAAAGTTCCACCGTTTCTCTTTGATGAAGATGAAAAAGAATAATGGTCCCATCGTCTAAGGGTAAGGCAGTCACCTGATTAGTGACATATCGGAGTTCGAATCTCTGTGGGACTACCAAAGACATTTAATGCTCCTGTAGCTCAATGGTAGAGCCGTCTGCTCATAACAGACTGGTTGTTGGTTCGAATCCAGTCGGGAGCACCATTTTTGAAAGGTTATGATTATGGAAATTATCATGGGTATTGCTGTGTTTGGATTAATTGTTGGAATCGTTGGGTTGTTATCTAATGAGTTGACATCAAAAGATAGGAAAATAATTATCAAATCGATTTTTCGTAGACCCAATACAGTGGGATACCGTCCCGATGCCTTGGAATTGTGTGATAAATTCGAAAAGGTCTCTTATGACAAACACTTGTTTTACCGGATGGTTTTCCTTAATCCGATGAAACTCTATGATGATGAAATCATAGAAGCCGTGAAGGAACACGAAAATGTTGTATGATCTAACAGTGTGGGGGTGGGTTATCTTGGTGGTCACACATCTCTATGCTATCAGTGTTGGTTTTGTCTGGGCCATATTTTCTGCCGTTGGTGGCAATCCGTTCAAAGATTTCATCATAGCAACCTTCTGGCCAGTGTGGTTATTTTTTGATTGGTTGAGTGGATGATGTCTGATTATGTATTGAATATGTTGAATGATGACACTAAATAGAATAGAACATGATGCCGGTTGGAAGGTAATGGTGATCTTACATCCCTCATAAGGATGCTAACGTGGTTCGATTCCACGATCCGGCACCAAACAGTATTGCAGGGTAGAGCAGAAGCAGCTTGCTTGACTCATAATCAAGAGGTCGGTGGTGCAAGTCCATCCCCTGCAACCAATTTTACAGACTGGATAGACCGGTCTTAACACATAACGAAGGGATTCTTCGATGTCTTATGAATATGATTATTTGGTCTTCATTGGCCGATTCCAACCTTTCCATGATGGTCACAAAGCAGTTGTTGACCGGGCACTGGAACTCTCCGAAAAAGTAATAATTGTCCTTGGCTCACACAACCAGCCAAGATCATTCCGTAACCCGTGGACATCACAGGAACGTCGAGAGATGATTCAATCCTGTTATGCTTTTACAGGTGAACATCGTCTGGAGTTTGTGTTCCAAGAAGATTACACATATAATCTGGACAAGTGGCTGGCCTCTATTCAGGGTCAGGTAAACCACATCATCCATAAGAAATGGAAAGCTGGTCCAGTCAATATTGGTCTCATTGGTCACTCCAAGGACTCATCCTCATTCTATCTCAACCTGTTCCCAAGCTGGGGGTCCGTCAATGTCAAGCAAGACATTGTGATGGATGCAACGTATATCCGTAAGGATATTTTCAATCCCCGTGTCAGAGGTCTGTTCCCATCCCCGAAAATCTCCATGCCAAAATCCATTGTAACGTGGATAGAGTTGTGGATGGATGATTGTACTGAGTCGTTTGAGTTCATTCAGGATGAATACCAGCACCTGATCGATTATAACCAGCAGTGGTCCCATTCCCCATATCCACCAACATTCGTCACGGTTGATGCCATCGTGGTGCAATCTGGTCATATCCTGTTGGTCAAGAGGGGTGCTATGCCCGGTAAAGGTCAGTGGGCATTGCCCGGTGGGTTCGTCAACCAGTATGAGAAGCTGAAAGATGCTTCCATCAGGGAGTTGAGAGAAGAAACCAAGCTGAAGGTGCCTGTACCGGTCCTGATAGGGTCACTGGTGGACAGAAAGACCTTTGATGACCCATACAGGTCACAACGTGGTAGAACCATCACAACAGCCTTTTATTTCCATTTGAGAGATGAACCGAAACTGCCAAAGGTTAAGGGGTCTGATGATGCCGTCCATGCTGAGTGGGTTCCTCTTGGTGAGCTTGATCGTTCTCAAATGTATGAGGATCATTTTGATATGATAGATGACATGGTGAAACTATAGGGGATAGACCCCGACAACAAACCGTAATAGGAGATATTACAATGCTTATAAACAATCCGGAACACAGAGTTCCATCAAATTTTATCATGGCAGCAGACAGTTATAAACACAGTCATGGCCAACTGATTGATCCGAAAATCAAGTACATGAATTCATACGTGGAAGGCCGAAAGTCTGATACGTTTGATGACATGGTTTATTTCGGTCTCCAAGCATATCTGAAGGCATATTTGTCCAAACCAATTACCAAGATTGATGTGGACTATGTAGAGCAAAGATTAAAGATGCATGGTGTGCCGTTTGACCGGAAGCCGTGGGATGTCATTGTCAATGAATACAAAGGTCATCTCCCACTGATCATTGAAGCAATTGATGAGGGTTCAGTTGTGCCGTTAGGGACTCCACTGGTACAGGTCCGGAACACTGATAAAAGATTCCCATGGTTGCCAGCCTTTATTGAAACAGCCCTACATCGTGCAATCTGGTATCCATCCACGGTTGCCACGGTATCACGTGAGGTCAAGAAGATCATCTATAAGGGACTTCAGGATACATCTGATGATCCGGATGGGCAGATTGCTTTCAAGCTCCATGACTTCGGTGGACGTGGTGCATCATCTGGTGAGAGTGCTATGCTGGGTGGTATGGCCCACCTGATCAACTTCATGGGTACAGACACTGTTGAGGCTGTTGAAGGTGCATATGCATTTTATGAAGAAGAAATGGCCGGGTTCTCAATCCCTGCTTCTGAACACTCAACCGTGACATGCTGGGGTAGGGACCGTGAGTATGAGATGTTTGAACATTTCCTTGATACCTATGCCGGTCCCGGAAAGCTTTATGCTTGTGTGTCAGATAGCTATAATATCTGGGATGCTATCAAGGAAGGGTGGGGTGGCAAGCTGAAAGATAAGGTCAGGTCTGCTGGTGGTACACTGGTGATCCGTCCAGACTCTGGTGATATTGCACAAGGTATGTTGAAAGTATCTGAAGAGATTATGGGAGCTTTTGATCAGTACACCGTGAATAGTAAAGGGTACAAAGTGTTTGAGCCGTGTGTTCGTGCCATCTGGGGTGATGGTTGCACACTTGAGACCGTTAGATATGCAGTTGCATTCATGAAACTGAACAAGATCAGTCTTGATAACTGGGCTTTTGGTATGGGTGGTGGCCTGCTCCAGAAGGTCAACCGTGACGATCTGTCATTTGCAATGAAGACCAATGCAGCATCATATAATGGCAAACAGTGGTTTGATGTTGTGAAAGACCCTGTGACCGATCACTCTAAAGCCTCAAAGGGTGGTATCCAACCGGGTCCATTCACCACGAGATATGAAAACGGTAAGATGATGAACACCACAACATTTGCAGAAGTAAGGGAAAGAGCCAAATTATGAAGATATTGATAACAGGTGCTGGTGGATACATAGGTAATCAGCTTGCATATTACCTGTCACGTCCGATGAATCATTCTATTGAACTATATGGATATGATAAACACCCAGAAAATGTGATACATAGAAATCTATTCAACATGGTATGGAATACTGATTGTAGGTCACATAAATTGATGAAAGCCGTCAGGTACGATTATATATTTCATCTTGCAGGGTCTTCATCAGTGCCGGTTTTCAATGTGGACCCACATCTTGCTTATCTCAACACGGTTCAGGTTAATGAATTGGTTGGGGGTTTGAGTTGTGATCATTTTGTGATGGTATCTTCTGCCAGTGTGGATGTATCAGATAGTCATTATGCAATCAGTAAATTGATGAGTGAGGAATATTTTGACAGAAAATGGGATGACAGATACACATACACGTATAGATTGCATAATGTTGCTGGTCATATACCATTATGCAATGCTGTTGAGGATCATGAGCCAGAGACACACCTGATTCCAAATCTGGTTTCAAATAAACCTTTGACAATCAATGGTGATCCTGATATTGTGAGAGATTATGTTCATGTGTATGACGTGTGTAGGGCATTGGCTGCTGTGATTCACGGTAGATTTCCCAGACTTGGGGAGCCGTGGTATATCGGAACAGGGGTTGGTAGCTCAATCCATGATGTCCTGAAATCATATCACAGGGTGACCGGAGAGAAGAAGAAGATTTTGATGGGTGATCTTAGGGTGGGTGACCCGTCATTTCAGGTTAATGATGAGGCATCACTGCCATATATGAAGAACCTTGATGATATCATCATGGACACGATAGAGGGTTATAAGAGAAATCATTGCATATCACCCTTGACAGTGGCATAAATCATACTATATCATATTGTGTCCATAAATATGGATAGGACAGTAATGCCCGGTTAACTCAGTTGGTAGAGTGCCTGTTTTACATGCAGGATGCCGTTGGTTCGATTCCGACACCGGGCACCATTTTCATAATATGAGGTTGTTAATGACTAAAGTATTGATAACAGATAACAGAGAACGAGTCTTCCACCCCACGTCGAAAAATCGTGGCAAGGTTTATCTGGCAGGTTGCAAGTTCTACGGAACTAAGCAGGGTGCCACTTTCAAACCAGATTGTGGTAGGAGATTTCGTGCAGCACTGAGTGCAATGAAGTATTGAATGAAACTGACAATGGGGGCATAGTGTAGTGGTAACATGCCTGATTGTCTATCAGACGTTGGGGGTTCGATTCCCCCTGTCCCTGCCAGTTTCCCTAAATACTAATGAAACCGACTACTAACAAAAAGGAATGAATACAATGGGTGATACACCTAAAGAAGAAGAAGACGTTTCCGGCCCAGCAGTTAACCCATCTACCTCAGAAGGTGATGATGTCAAAGGTGATGGTGGTCCAACCCCTACACTAGACAAGAAGACCAACATCACTGGTGGTGGTCATGATTGGGATAAAGAGCCAAAGGGTGGCCGTTAATCCAATCACATAAAGAGCCAAGTTTGGCACTTTAAGTCTTGCAAGTTTAGTTAGGGTGGCATTTTTGTCACCCTAATTTCGTTTACAAACAATGCATCTGTATACCCTCTGGCTACGAACCAGTCGAAAGGTTAACCGGAAACATGTAGGTTCGAATCCTATCAGGTGCTCCATTTTTTTCTGGAGATGAGTCCAATGACAAAACTACACCTTAAAGATGCAGTGGGCAACGTCCTTCTGACAATCAATGTAGCCCGTGAGAATCGTATACTAACCGTCTCACCAAGAATTCATCTTGACGAAATCAAGAACAGTAATTTCATCCTGCAATGGTCATCAGGACTGTTGGGTGATATTGATTTCAATGACGTTAAGAATATCGATATTGAACGTTAGGATTCGTCGTCTTCTTCTTCAATGACCTGAAGGTGAAGAGTTCCATATCCTTTTTTACCCCAGTACATATTTTTCAGATTGGTTCCGGATATCTCTAATACACCGGCAACCGATCTGTCTTCATTGAAGATGCTGATCTTATTGTCTTTGTACGTCACAGTGACTTTTTGATTTTTTTTGTCTATTTGCATAGTGGCCCACCTTTCCGTATATTTAGGTATTGACACGGCTCGAAAAGTCTGATAGCTATATTCACATGCAAAAATTAAAACAACGTCCCGACACCAAACGATCCCAGACACAATTACGTTCCAAGGAAGCCCTTGCACGTATGATGTCCTCTGATGGTCGTTTGACCATTGTCCAGTCCAAGACTGCCAAAACAGCATCCATTGATCTTGCCAGAAGGGTTATCACAATTCCCAGTTGGGATGTGAGTCCTGAGATATTGGATTTGTTTATAAGTCATGAGGTCTCCCATGCCATTAACACAGACCCAAAGAAATGGGTTGAATATCAGAAAGAGATAGTCAAAAAAACCAAGGTTAGTTCTTTGGTGGTAAACGACTATTTCCAGATATTGGAAGATGTTCGAATCAACAATTTCATCAAGAGAATGTATCCCGGTACGAAGAAGGATTTCAATATCGGTGGTGCTGAATTGATGAGTTTGGAATTCTTTTCTGCCCGTGTTGGATTTTCATACAACACCAAGAAGAAGCTGTTGATTGAACTGATCTTGTTCAAGGATAAGATTGGTGAGAAAAACATCCGTCTTGAGTTTTCAGACGAAGAACTAGATATCGTTAATCGTGTTTGGAAAATGAGGACCATGGAAGATGTGAGGGATCGTGCTATTGAAATGATCCTTCGTGAGAAGAAGTTGACCAAGAAACGGAAGAAACAAAATCCTCTTCCATCATTACCATCTGAAAAATTTGATGGTGAGAGCACTGAGCCTGAGAGCACTGAGCCTGATTTTCCATCTGATGGTGCAGGTCCAAGTGACACTGAAGAAGATGATGAAGAGCCTGAGAGCACTGAGCCTGATAGCACTGAGCCTGATCTTCCATCTATGTCAGAACCATCTGATGGTGCAGGTCCAAGTGACACTGAAGAAGATGAAGAAGATGATGAAGATGTTGAACTGGACCGACCAGAAGAGATGTCCATCTTTAATGATCAGTTGGAATCAACAATCAATCAATCATCGACACAGAATAGAAAATTTTATAGGGTTCCATCCATCAAATCTGATTGGGAAAAATGTATTGTTGATGATGGTTTCATGGAGCATGTTAATGGTTGCCCGGAATTGTCAAACTCTAAAAGTGCTGTTTTCGAGAAATGGAAGAAAACAGAGACCCATATTGTAAACTACATGGTCAAGGAATTTACAGCCAAACAAGCTGCCCGGTCGTGGGTCAATTCCAAAATCTCCCAGAAGGGGACTCTGAACACCAAAAAGTTGCACAACTACAAGCACAGTGATAAGATTTTCAATACCAAGAGGGTTTTCAAGAAGGGTAAAAATCACGGGTTTGTGATGATCCTAGACTGGTCTTCATCCATGAGTAGTATCCTGAAATCGGTTCTTGAGAAATCAATATCTCTTGCAATGTTCTGCCGTCAACTCAGGATACCGTTTGAGATTTACACCTTCAATAGTAAAAGAGGTGGTTACCCGTTTTCCGAAAAAGAAGCTGATGATATGTTCAATATTGATCAAGGTGCCAAATTCCAGTTGTGGAAAATATTGTCGAGTGATATGAAAATTGAGGATTTCAACAAAGCCTGTGAGGTTGTTTACACCATGGGTGCAAACAGTGCATATAGACACACAAAGTTGTCTTCTACTCCATTGTTGGGTTCTACGTTAATCTCCCAGAATATTATGCAACGGTTTCAGAATAGGAACAGCACTGAGGTGAATAACCTGATATTCATAACCGATGGTTGTGCAACAGACAGTTTGAGGAATTCAGAGGGTGCCGTGTTGAAGAATTTTGTTACATATGATCCAGAGACCAATTATATGTTGAATAACAAATCGATCAGAACTGAAAATGATCTGATTTTGCTTCATCTGAAAGAGAGACTGAAAAATGTCAATCTTATTCATATCGATTTGGTGAAAGACCTGAACTATCTGCCTATTGAAAAAAAAGCTCTTGCAACTGAGGATTTCATAGTTCTCGACTCCGTGGGATATGACATTGAGTTTGTGGTCTCTCCACGTATCCACATCACATCACATAGTGATAAGATTTTTGATAAGCTGAAGAAGGAACGGATTTTCATCCGACAATATGTTGATTATATCTCCGATTTGATTTGACAAACATAAGGACAATGTGCTATGACACAAACCATGAGAAAAGAAAACACAGTTGAAAAAATGAGTGCCATGATCGTAGATAAACCAGTCGTTACTATTGGTGAATTCGAAAAGGGGTCATTGATCCCAGTCAAGGTGAATGAATATGTGCCGTTTGGTCACTTTCGTGATATTCGGACAATTCTGGAAAGTGGACAGTTCTCACCAATTTTCATATCAGGTGATTCCGGTAATGGGAAAACCATGATGTGTGAACAGGTTTGTGCACAACTGAATCGTGAGTGTATCGTCACATCATTCGATGAGGAAACCGGTGAAGAAGATTTGATCGGTGGGTTCCGGTTGATTGACGGTAGCACGGTGTGGGAAGATGGTGCTGCTGTTGTAGCCATGAAACGGGGTGCCGTACTGGTCCTTGATGAGGTTGACATGGGTATGATGAAAATCATGTGCCTGCAACAGATGCTGGATGGTCGTCCTATCTACATCAAGAAAATCGGTCAGGTTGTCCAACCTGCTGATGGGTTCATGGTGATTGCCACTGCTAATACAAAGGGTCGTGGTTCCACTGATAACCGGTATGTTGGGAACAACTATATGAATGAAGCTTTCCTTGAACGGTTTGCTTTCTCATTCGAACAGGACTATCCTAAACGGGTTATTGAACACCAGATCGTCATGAACATGATGGAGAAGTTGAAGTTTGTTGATGAGGAATTTGCCACAAACCTCACCATGTGGTCTGAGAAAACCAGAAACGATTTTAATGATGGTATCGTTAGTGACCTGATATCGACTCGTAGGTTGGTGCATATTGTCAAAGCATTCACTATTTTCCGTAACAGACGGAAAGCCATAACAATTGGTATCAACCGGTTTGATGAGATTACTAAAAACTCATTCATTGAACTGTACTCCAAAATGGATGAACGGATTGATATGAATTACAATAAACCATCTCCAGATGCTAAACCGGGTGTGGTGGAATATGTTAACACGGTTCAGGAAATCGAGCCTGAGACAACAGAAAGTAATTTCATATTGGGTGATCCACAAGATTTCAAATTTGTTGAATGGAATTAATCACCCTCTTCCTGTGATGTGCCCATAAATAGATGAGACAAGCCATGTTGGTCTGTCTCATTTATTTTATTAACTGGTGGATCATAATGGAAGACAAAAAGACTCAATCCCTAAAACCAAAGATGCCTCTCAAGGCTGAAATCCCAAGCACCACTACCAACCTTAACCTACCACCCCTAAAGGCTCCCGGTGGCTCTCCCAAGCCCGTACAACAGCCACAAGGATTCAAGTTAGAAGTTCCAATAGAAGAACTTCGTAAACGTAAACTCTTTGTGGCCACTCCGATGTATGGTGGGATGTGCCATGGCCCTTACATGAAAGCATGTCTGGACCTACAGGGACTCTGTATGGCTAATGGTATTGAAATCAGGTTCAGTTTCCTTTTTAACGAGAGTCTGATTACACGTGCACGTAATTATGTGGTGGATGAATTTCTCCGGTCTGGTATGACACACATGATATTCATCGACTCTGATGTCCACTTCGATCCAAAGAATGTGTTAGAGTTGCTGGCTATGGATCGTGAGATTATAGGTGCTCCATATCCAAAGAAGTCGATCAACTGGAATAACGTTGCTGCTGCATTTGCTGCTGCTGAAAAGAATGGTCATGATGCACCAAACCCAGCAATGTTGGAAACACTCGTTGGTGATTACGTGTTCAACCCGGTCCCCGGCACTAAGTCGTTTTCCGTTGTTGAACCATTGGAAGTTCTTGAAATTGGAACTGGTTACATGATGATAAAACGTGAGGTGTTCTTGAAATTCAAGGATGCATACCCACATTTGAGATACAAGCCAGATCATAAGGGACAGGCAAATTTTGATGGCTCACGATATATCCATGCATATTTCGACACAGTTATTGATCCGGTGAGTCATAGGTATCTCAGTGAAGACTATATGTTCTGTCAATACTGGAGAAATATCGGTGGTGCCATCTGGCTATGTCCTTGGATGAAAACCCAGCATATTGGAACATATGCATTCACTGGTGATATGAAATCTATTGCAGCAATGACCGGAAGGTTGTAGCAATAAAAAAGAGAGAGAGATGATGAAAAATGATTATTGGTATCATAGGATTTATTGGTTCCGGTAAGGGAACTGTGGGTGATATTCTCGTTGAACAGCACGGTTTTGAAAAGATAGCATTTGCAGATACATTGAAAGATGCTACTGCTGCTATCTTTGGCTGGCCACGTGAAATGCTGGAAGGGGATACATCCCAATCCAGAGAGTGGAGAGAAGAGGTTGATGAGTTCTGGCAAAAAGAGCTTGATCTCCCGATTTATAAAGATCATGTGCCGGATTTCACTCCACGGCTTGCCCTACAACTAATGGGTACTGAAGCCGGTCGAAACATTTTCGGCCAGTCATTATGGACTTCGGCAACATTGTCACGGATGAAGAGAAATCCAAAACAGAAGGATTTCGTAATTACTGATGTACGATTCCCAAATGAAATAAACTGTATCAAGGAATGGGGTGGCCAGTGTTATAGGGTGAAACGTGGTGATGATCCAGAATGGTACAGAACTGCTGAAATCCAGAACACATCTACACTGAATAATGTTAACGTTAAAGTTGGCAAGACCATGGAAAATCTCTATCCGGATATCCATATATCTGAATGGGCATGGATTGGTCATGAATACACAGGGACCATCTATAATGATGGTACTGTTGATGATCTGAAACATGTTGTAGACGGTGTGATTCGTAATTATTGTGAGACAAGTGAATGATATTATCTAAACGAACAATATCCCTACTGAAAAATTTCCAATCAATTCAACCAAGCATCCTGCTGATGCCGGGTAACTATATAACCACCCAGTCCGTACAGGGTGACACTGGTGATATAATTGCTTGGGCAGAAGTTGAGGAAAACTTCCCTATAGAGTTTGGGATACATGATCTATCATCGTTCATTTCCACCATCTCATTGTTTGAAGGTGATCCGGAATTGACGTTTGAAGATAACTATGTGGAAATCTCTAAAGGAAGAATGAAGTTCAAATTCCACCGTACACCATCCAGCCTGATAAGTTCACCTAAAGATAAACGGGTGAGACTGGAAGGTGAATATTCGTTCTCCATAACGAATGAGGACCTGAAACAGGCTGTTAGAATTTCGTCAACAAATAGCTTGCCGTTTCTGAAAATATTGGGGAAGGGTGGTAAGGTCTATATGGAATCAACATCAGAGTTTACCGATAATTCACTGTCCAGTGAATATGGTGAATATACTGGAGATGGTGATTTTACAACAGCATTGAGGTGGGAGAACGTTAGAATACTTCCTATGTCTTATGAGGTGGATATCATCCCATCAAAGTTTGTCAGGTTTCAGACACCAGACCAAAAATTGAACTACGTGATTTCTGTTGATGATATTGGAGATGATTATGAGTAAATATATCTGGTCTGAAGAGAACCGGCCAACCACCATAGAGGATTGTATCCTACCGGCAAGATTGAAAAAGTCGTTTGAAGAACACGTAGCATCCGGTAATATCCCAAACATGATCCTGACCGGCTCACCCGGTATTGGTAAGACAACAGTTGCACAAGCTATGTGCAAGGAATTGAATTTGCCGTTCCTGAAGCTGAATTCGTCAAAGGATCGGGGTATTGATATGACTCGTACCAAGATTCCCCAGTATGCATCCACTGTTCCATTACAGGGTGGTTACAAGGTCATCATCATGGATGAGGCTGATGGTATAACACCAGAGGCACAAGATTCACTCAGGGGTGTGATGGAAGAGTTTCCAAATAACTGCCGATTCATTTTCACATGTAATAACCCAAAGAGAATTATTGAGGCTCTTCATTCCAGATGCACACTGGTTGATTTTCGTCTCCAGAACGATGAGAAGCCAGAGATGGCCAAGCAGTTTTTCAAGCTGTGTGGGGGGCTGTTGGGTAAAAATGAGATAACGTATGATAAACAGGTTCTGGCTAGGGTCATAAAGAAATACTTCCCAGACTTCAGAAGGACCCTTAATGAGCTTCAGGCCATCACCAAAGGGGGTTCTTTGGATGTAGAGGCATACAAGCACCTTAAAGAAGTAAGGGACTTCACCGGGCTTGTAGAAGCCATGAAGAACAAGGATTTTCAGAGTATCAGAAGTTGGGCTGTTGACAATTCAGACATAGAAACCAAAGTTGTGTATCGAAAGATTTACGATGAATTGTCAAAGAACATGCCAGAGGATTCGATCCCCACTGCTGTTATCATCCTAGCCCGGTATCAGTATCAGGATGCCTTTGTGGCTGATTCAGAAATGAACCTTGTAGCCTGCTTAACTGAGTTGATGATGGATTGTTCAATTGGGAAAAGTTAAGAAGGAATATTTCAAGGCCCAGCAGTATGCAACCTACAAAGATGATGATTCACGTGTGAATTTCCTGAAGTTTGCCCATAAGCATTCTGACTTCAGGAAATATCTTGCTGATGTTTTTAATCTTCATGGGAAGAATATAAGAATTATAGATGGTGTGGAGTTTGATGTGGATATGTATGTCGTGGACCCGGTTAATAATAGTCTGTATGGGTTGATTGAACTTGAGATGAAACGGCACTGGAAGAAGAGGTGGACGGAACATGAGTCATATATTCACCACCTTCCACGTAAGCTGAAATATCTCAGGGATGATACTCCATATTTGCAGGTTGTGTCTAACTTGACATATGACAAAGTGTTTACATATACGGGTGATGTAGTTAGAAAATACTGTGATGAGGATATAGGGCCTATTGAGAAGAGGAACAGGGATGGTGTTTATGACAGCTACTATGAAATCCCATTGAAAGAGCTTAAGATTTTTGGCAACTGGGATGATTTGGATATCATGTATTTTAGGAGTCTGTGATGGACCTGTTCAAGGACATAATTTATAGCATAACCACAAGTGGTGAAAACCTTCTCACATCAGAGAATGAGAAGGAATATAAATCCTATGTAGTGAACATGGCTATGTCTATGCAACCAGACTGCCTTCTCTTCGGTAATGAGATGAATATCAACCATCACATTGATAATAAACTACAATATGATTATCTTCTAAATACTATTCGTAAATACAAGAGACCACACTTTTGGGCTAAACGTAAAAAGAATGACACCAAGGATAATATTGATGTCATCATTGAATACTATGAGTGTGGTAAAGATCAAGCTAAAGACATACTCAACCTATTAACAGATGACCAGCTTGAAGATATAATAAGAACAATACAAAAAGGTGGATTGAATAATGGATAATAACAATGATCTGGTGAACACTTTCATTGAAGTAAGACTACCGAAACCAGATGATTTTTTGAAGGTTAGAGAGACTCTTACACGTATCGGTATCTCATCACATGATGAAAAAACCCTATGGCAATCTTGTCACATCCTGAGTAAATATCAAAGAACGAAATATTACATAGTTCACTTCAAGGAACTTTTCATGTTGGATGGGAAACCAACCAATTTCTCTGAAGATGATGTGGCTAGAAGGAACACCATTGCCAACATCTTGGCAGAGTGGGGTCTTGTCGAACTTGTTGATCCGGATAAGTCGAAAGAACCGGTTGTAACCTTGAAGGACCTGAAAATTATCCCACATAGGGATAAAGCCACTTGGAGTCTCGTTCCAAAGTACAATATAGGAAATGGTAATGACCATGGCAAAAAAGTTTCAAGTGCAGAAGATTTCCGTACCTTCACAGACCAAATCCAAGAAGATAAAGACGGGAATAGGTAGTGAGCTTTCACCGGAAACGGTAGAGGCACTGAAAGAAGTTGATAGGATGATTGAAAACGGGTGGAAGCTTCTTCATCCCGGCCAAATTTTATTGAAATAACATTGAGGATATTATGGAAAAAAATGCAAATCTCCCCAAATTGGGAATATATAAGCTTGACCAGTCTTTTGAAGGACCTAAAAAGTCTACACTGGGGGCTGCATGTTTCGACGTGGCATTCCAGACAACAGATGGTGTAATACAGTATTACGATAAGCATAACTCACCCATGGAACGGGAACTTAGGGGTAATACCTTGAGGTTCATGCCCGGTGATCGAATTCTAGTGCCCACTGGTCTGATTTTTGATATCCCAGAAGGTTACCATCTCAAAGTACATGTCAGGTCCTCTACGGGGATCAAGAAGGGGTTGTGTCTAGCACACAGCACGGGGATTATTGACTGGGACTATACCGGCCAACTCTACATGCCACTGATGATGAATAGCTCAGATGATGTATCTGGTGTTGACATTGAACGTGGTGAACGGTTGTGTCAGATAGAACTGGTCAAGAGTGAAGATTATAAACTCAAACATTTGAAAGAACCACCGGGTCAGAAGACTGATCGTGTGTTGGGTGATGCTGGTGGATTAGGATCAACAGGAGATAAATGATCATGACAACAGGTAAAAAGACATTGATTGCAATTGGAGTTGGTCTGTTAATAGCCATTTGGAGTGTATACTACTTGGCAACCCTTGGGGGTGGACCAGATACTGAAGTTTCCAGCACAGCTATTCCAGCACCAGTAACAGAGCCGGTTGTACCCGGTCCTGAAGCCACACCAGAGCCGGTTCCAGTAGAACCTACACCAGCACCAGAGCCGGTTGTTGAAGGTGACTGGAAGGTAGAGAACTATTATGGAACATGTGTGCTCTTCCACAAGAACAACACAAAGGTGACCATCAAGAATGGTAAGTTTGTTGTTGACATTATGGGTCACCCCGATCTTGACAGTGGTTGGTTGGTATTCCGGAAGGGTGATAAACAGGTTGTCATCTTTCTTAATTTGCAGGAAGGTCTCAGAAACTTGGTAGCTGATGCTACAGATGAACGTATCAGCCTTTTCAGAAATGCCGATGAACTGGAAGTTGAAGCTTGGGAATCCACCATCCCGTTTCTGGGTGCTACTAAACTCATGTGGAAGCTTCGGATGGATGGATCAGCAGATGCATGGGACAGATACCAAGTATGTCTGGATAATAAATGAGTAGCCCGGTATTGGTGATAACCCCTACGGTTGTGGGGGATCACTTTGAGGATTGTAGACGGTCGGTCAGAGAGCAGTCATATGGTCATGTGCACCATCTGATGGTTGTTGATGGTCAAGAGCATGTTGCCCGGTACAACAAACGAGCACTGGCACAGGGTTTTACCAATATGGATCATCTTCTCATGCTTCCATGGAATGTCGGTAAAGATGATGGAAACTGGTATGGTCATAGAGTGTATGCAGCAGTTCCAAAGTTGATACCCACATCACGATTCAAGTATGTGTTTTTTCTTGATGAGGATAATGAGTATGCACCGGACCATGTAGAAGAATGTGTCAAGGCTCTTGAGGCTGAACCTGATGCATGGATGTCACACTCCAAAAGACAGATCATTGATGAAGATGGTGATGAGGTTATTCTGGACTTATGTGAATCCATATATCCAGAACCAATCTATGGTGATAAGAAAAACGGTTATCTGATCGATACATCATCATATTGTTTCAGGGTTGATTATATTCGTAGGTTCTCATATCTATGGGATGCTGAATGGGGTGGTGATCGGGAATTCTTACGGAACACTCTTGATCATAAGAGGGTTGCAACCAATCTACACACATTAAGATATAGATTAGCTGGCAATCAAAATTCCGTGACAAAGAAATTCTTTGAAGTTGGAAATAGGATTATGAATCTTGGAGAAAATTTGACATGAAAAATCTAGTAATTGGAGCAATACATGGATACGAGTGGAAGGATGTCGAGCCTTTTGTCGTATCATTGGAGAATACAGGGTTTGATGGCCACAAGTGCATGATAATCTATACAGCCAAGCAGGCTTTGATTGACAAGCTTGAAGACCGGGGGTGGACCCTGTTTGGTCACCAGAAGGCTGAAGATGGTGATGGGGTGACCTATCAGAACGTAGACACCTTTAACATCTGTGTTGACCGTTTCTATCACTATTGGGCATTCCTGAAGGATATTCCTGTTGCAAACATTCTGGCATGTGATGTCAAGGATGTTGTATTCCAGTCTGATCCATTTGAACGAGCCAAGGAAATATATAACGATCCGGATGGTTTGCCGAAAGATACTAAAATCCTATCATCTGGTGAGGGTTTGTTGTATAAGGATGAGCCGTGGGGTTGGAATAATATCACACAATCATTTGGTCCACCCATTGCCGATAAATTTTCCAACAAGGAAATTATCAATGCTGGTGTGATCTATGGTGACGGTAGGACAATGTTGGACTTGTTCCTTCATATCTTCCTAACATCTCGTGGTGCACCATATCATGTGCCGGGTGGGGGTGGCCCAGATCAGGCTGCTTATAACATTGTAGCACCACTGTTCAATAACTATATCGTTGCTGATGAGAATGCTTGGGCATGTCAGGCTGGAACAACGGCTGATCCATCCAAGATTGAAGAATTCAGAGATAATCTTGTGTCTACTGAACCTGTGTGGGATGGTGAGCAGGTCATGAATACACAAGGCAAGCCATATGCAATCGTACACCAATATGATCGGGTGCCGGAATGGAACAAGGTCATGGATAAAAAATACAGGGAAACTGAGTAATGAAAGAACTGGGTCAGGCATGGGTGTATATCGAAAGACAGAAGAAGCCCGTATTTAAGGTTCATAAGGATATTCTGAAACCGTATAAGCTGAAGAAGTTGAAGAAGCTTGAGGTCCAGCCTGATGTTGTTGGAGACCCTACAATATTGATCTGGAAGGGTGATCTGATGGATGAGGATTTCTCTGTTGAGTATGATCTGCTTCAACCGGGTGGGATGGTGTTTCTCTATGATGTAAACCATGAGAAAGTTTTTCAATGGAGAATGGAGAATTCACACACACCTCTGGTCCACACACTTGAGGGTGATATCTGGTTCTGGTACAAGCCAACCGATGATATGAATTTCGTTGATGAGGATATTGCCATGCAGATGGAAGAAGCCCAGAAAAGAACCTATGAAAAAATCCCTGAACCTACTCCAGATTCATGTCATATCACTGTTGGTATGTTGAAAGAATATGGCAGGGGTGATATTTTCATTGAGACTGGAACGTATTTCGGCCTTGGGATAAAGGTTGCCGTGGCTTCAGAAATGTTCAAGGAAATATACTCAATAGAACTGGATGATGATCTGGCTGAACGTGCAGCAATCATGTTCGAAAGAGAGGCTATGGTCTATTGTGGTGACAGTCCAAAGTGGATTAAAGAGATTGCTATATCTATGCCGGAAGATAATCCAAAGCCATTAGCCACGTTCTGGCTTGATGCACATGCATCTGGACCCCTGCCCGGTGGTGAGGATGGTGGGACACCTATTCTATCAGAACTTCGTGCCATTAAAGAGCATTATGATCCAAACAGTACAATAATAATAGATGACAGAAGACTGTTTGGTTCTGCTGAATGGAACGGAGTCACGGAAGAACAGGCTCTTACCATCCTCAAGGAAATCAATCCGAATTTCACCTATGAGACAGTTGATGGTGAAATAAGTGCTGATATTCTGGTGGCTTATGTTAAGTAATGATCGAACACCAAGGGGTTATATGATAAACCTCTATATTCTATTACTGTACTATTTCGGCTTTATCTATCAAGGATATTACAAGGTAAGTAAGTTTTCCAAGAAAATCTGGTTGAAATACTTCTACAAACATGATAAACGAGTGCTTGAATATTCAAAACATATGGATAGAAAATGAAACTATGAAAAAACTTAGACTTGGATTTTCGTCAACATTCGGCACGGCTGAAAAATTCTTCACTGGTGTGTTGGGTGAGAGATATCATGTTGAAGTAGTCAAACCCGAAGAGTGTGACTATCTGATTTTCGGTGATCCGAATTTTGGTGAAGAACACTACAAGTATCAGAACTGTGTCCGTATCCTGTACACGGGTGAGAATTTCCGTCCAAATTACTGGACCTATGACAGGGCCATAACGTTTGACCATGAGAACTCACCAAAGCATTACAGACTGCCTCTATACGTACCAGAGATGCATATGTACAAGGCAGAGGGTGTTACGAGTGATGTTCTACACCTGAATAGTTTGTTGAGCAAAACTGATGCTGATGTGCCGTCCGGGTTCTGTACGTTTGTCCAGTCCAACCCAAACCAGCCTATCCGGAATCATTTTGTTGAGACATTGAGTAAATACAAACAGGTTGATTGTGGTGGACCCTTGTTCAATAATATTGGATATGTCCTGCCACGTGATGACCCACGTCACAAGATGGATTTCGTAAAGCAACGTAAATTCAATATAGCATTTGAGAATGGTACATATCCCGGTTATGTCACTGAGAAGATTCTGGATGCTCTATATGCAGGGGTGATTCCAATTTATTTCGGTAGCTCGTTTGTCCACCGTGACTTCAATCCAGACAGATTTATCAATGTCCATGACTACACCAATTTCAATGAGGTTGTTGAGGTGGTCAAGGAAATTGATTCCGATAGAAGCAAGTGGTTGAAGATGGTAAATCAACCCGTGTGGAAAAATAACGTCCCACCAGCTTGTGTGAATACCGATAACTTCCTAGATTGGTGGGAGACGTTTGTGCATTATGGATGAGGATATGAAAATGGTTACCAAAGCAGAATTCGTTGATATGTGGCTTGATGATCTTCTAGTAGAGAAGGTCATATCCGTGTCACGGTTTATGACAGATGATGGTCGGGAGAAAATCCGTGAGGTTTACCTGATTAGAGGTCTGTTCTATGTTATGGAATGGACCAGTAGTGGTGTGCCGTCTGTGATGTCTGATCTTGTGAATCAGGGTGAGTTTACCTTTGCCCGTGTTGTTCCATACACAAAAACAACAACAGATTACAGGATGGTGGAGATTATCAATGACTGAATTTCAGCTTGATCTTGTGGATTACATAAAAGCACTGCCTGATGAGGATAATGATTGTCCAAATCCATCTGAGAAATCCACTGTTCTCTTCCGGGTTCTTCATGAGGATCATAGGGATAGACCAACTGTCGATATCTATGCATATGAAGGTGGTGGTGCTGATTATGAAGATAATTATGGGCCGGGGCTTGACTATACAGTCGAAGGTGTGTTAGAAGACGGAATCAAGGAAGGCTTCTATGTGATAGAAGGTCTTTATATGGTCTACTCAACCGATTATTGTGGTGATGTGGATGCCGACACAGAATTTGACAATATGAGACCGGCTGAACAGAAAGACTGGTATCATTTTGGTGTAAAACCAGAGGATGGTGGATATGAGCTATAGAGAAACTGTTTCAGAAGCCCGTGAATTTTGGGGTGATGAGTTTGATAGCATGTTTATGACTATTGAAGATTTCACAGATGCATGTGAAGAAGGTGCTTTCGTTGATTATGATGGACATGGACAGTGGGTAATTGGTGATCAATTGGTAGGTATGTCTGATGTCATCCATGGTGCTGCCATGCCGTCGAAGGTCCTGACTGGACAGATTCCAGAGGGTACAACCCATGTGATGTGGTACAATAAATGAACACTCCAAAAAATATCCTGTTTGTAGTCCACCGGTATGCTCCATTTCCGGGTGGTTCTGAATATTACACACAACAAATGGCTGAAGAAGCTCTGGCACGTGGCCACACGGTTACAGTGCTCACAGGAGAGCATAGGGCCGTTCAGGGTAAGCATAATGGTGTGTGGGTGGTGGATAACCCTACTGAGACGTTAAACCGTCAGTGGGACCTTATTGTGGTCCATGGTGGTGATGTCCATATGCAGAACATTGTCCACCAACACTCATTCAACATCCGGTCACCAATCCTGTACATGATCATCAAGCCGTCAAACTCTGATATATGTATGCATGGGATGAGGTTTTCAGATTTCCTTGGATACTCCACCGTGGCTGATCTGAATCATATTGCCAATGCCGGGTATCTCGACAAGGCAAGAAGAGTCAGACATGGTATCAAAATGGGTGATGCTATATCAGCACCTGAAGCTTATATGAATCGTGATTTTGTGAAAGAGGATGTGCCATACTTCGTTTCGGCTGGTGGTTTTTATCCACACAAGGCTATGACGGAATTAGCTGATGCTTGGAACTTTTCTCCTATTGATGCTAAACTGGTACTCTATGGATATGGTATGCCTGAGAATGCACCACAACAAACTGATCAAGTACGGGTGATCACGGATGCAGAATTTGATGAAGTTCAGTGGGCCATCCACAAATCCAATGGTTATATACTAAATTCCTATGAAGAAGGGTTTGGGTTGGTTCTGCTTGAGGCTATGTATCATAGTGTGCCATGGTTTGCTCGTAAAACACCGGGTGCTCTCAAACTTCAGAAGCATGGATTCGTGTATGACTCAGAACCTGAGTTGATGGAATTTATTGAGTATGTATATCAGGATGATGACAGAGACTGGTGGAACTGTGTGGGTATGGATAATTATTTCAACGAATATGAAGGTTATCGGTATGTGGTTCAGAACCATTCGATAGGTTGCACGGTTGATGATATCGAAGATGTCCTGATCGAACTTGACAAGAGGAAGTGGTGATATGTTTATTGGAATTTGTGCAGGTCCGACAACGGACATAGAGACACTTGATAAATGTATCGGGTCGGCTATTAGTCAATTTGATATGCCTCATGGTATGGTGGCTGTGATTGGTTATAGGGAACTGATCGATCAATCGAAGCATATGGGTTCGTTCTATCCATATTATTATGATGAACCACGAAAGGGTTGGATCACACAGAAGAAGAATCTTCTGGTCAACGTGGCCCATGAGTATGGATTTGACAAAGTGTGTCTGGTCCATGACTATTATGAATTTCAACCGGATTGGGTTGATAAGATATTAAAATGGTGGGATGATAACGATCACATCCAAGTCGTGGTCAATCCAATATACACCATGGAAGGTGAGAGACATTCAGACTGGTTGTTGGATCAGAGATTCGTTACGGCTATGTTGGAACGTCAACCACAACTGAGAAACCTTTTCATGCAGGTTGCACCCAATGAAAATGATCCAAAGTATGTCTGTGGTGTGCCGTATGAAGTTCAAGACATGACAAACATGCAATACATCTCCGGTGGGATGATCACTGCAAACATAGAAGTTCTTCAAGCAATTCCATTGGATGAATCCAGATGTTGGGGTGATGAAGAGGATATCGAGTGGTCCCAGAGACTTCGTGGTGCCCGGATCAAGATAGGGTTGTGTATGGACACATACACGAAGTTGTTGAAACCCAATAAGTGGCACTTGTATGAAATGCCACAAGAAGGGTTGAATGCAATGAGGGATATGTTTATATGCATACCAGTTCCAGAAGGTAAAAAATACTCATGAAAATATTTGCTATAGGTGACATACACGGAATGTTTAACGTGTATATGAAAGCACGTGAATGGATAGAGACACAGATGGAGCCTGAAGACCATGTGGTGTTTCTGGGTGATCTGATTGATCGTGGTCCGGAATCTGCATTGGTTGTAAAGTCGGTACGTGAGTGGGAGCCGGTGGGAACCAAGCATGTCGTGATGGGTAATCATGAAATGTTCATGTGGGATAGTGGGTTGGAAGACTCATGGATGATGAATGGGGGTAGGGAAACTCTATTCTCATATCAGCAATTGTATACAGATTCTAAAGCTGAGAGGGAAGCTTTCCTATCGGATGTTGTATGGATGAAAAACCTTCCATACTATGTCACGTTTGGTGACAACCATGAAGTGATCTGTGTTCATTCCAATTTCCTGCCAGTGTATCTTGAGGGTGAAAATACACCAGAACAGAAGGATACAATGCTGTGGTCCAGAAACTACATGAATGTGCCGGTTCCGGGTGCTGTTGTTGTCCATGGTCACACACCGATCAGCAAGGAGCCGTATCATCGTGTGATTATACAAACGTTTTTATCAAAGGATGGTGAGTTGAGGGTTGATGAGGGTCGTCTTAATATTGATGGGGGTGCTGTGTTTGGTGGTAAGCTTTGTGTTGCAGTTTTTGATGATCTGAGATGTGTAGAGGTGAAAACATTTGATTAACACATACAACAAGCTTATCATATTCGATCTTGATGGGGTGTTGATAGACTCACGTGAAATCCACTACGAAACCCTGAACATGGCTCTAGCTGAGATAGCTGATGACTTTGTTATTACTCGTGAAGAGCATCTATCACGTTATGACGGTTTATCCACATCCAGAAAACTGAAGATGTTGACAGATGAGAAGAATCTGCCAGAACATTATCATGGTCATATATGGAGAAGTAAACAACATTACACCAAGGAATTTCTACTGAACAAGACCAAGAAGAACCTGTATCTGATCGGGTTGTGTAGCTGGATAAAGCTGAACGGCTACAAACTGGCATGTGCTTCAAATGCAATCCGTGAAACGGTTGAAACTTCCCTGAAGTCTCTTGGAATTCTGGAATACTTTGACTATATGGTATCTAATCAGGATGTGGAAAGATCGAAGCCATATCCTGACATGTACTGGAAGTGTATGATAGAATGTAATGCAATTCCAGCATCTACAATTATCGTTGAGGATTCTCATATCGGTCGTGAAGGTGCAGTGGCTTCCGGTGCACATCTTCTGGAAGTTGAGGACCCACGTGATTTGACACGTGAGAAAATCATGAGTCAGATGGAATGGCTCGACATGAAGCAGAGTGGACAGATCAAAATGAAATGGAATGACAATAAGCTGAACGTGTTGATCCCCATGGCCGGAGCCGGTTCCAGATTTGCTGATGCCGGTTACACGTTTCCAAAGCCATTGATTGAGGTCAAAGGTAAACCAATGATCCAGTTGGTTGTGGAGAACCTTAACATTGAGGCCAATTTTATCTACATTGTCCAGAAGGAACACTACAAGAAATACAATCTCAAATACATGTTGGAATTGATCACACCGGGTTGTGAGATAATTCAGGTTGATGGGGTGACTGAGGGTGCTGCCTGCACGACTCTGTTGGCCAAGAACCTGATCAACAACTCAAATCCACTATTGATCTGTAACTCAGACCAGTATATAGAGTGGGATTCCAATGAATGTATGTATGCATTCAAGGCTGATGGGATTGATGCCGGGATACTGACATTCAAATCAACACATCCAAAATGGTCATATGCCAAGGTGGGTGATGATGGATTCGTATCAGAGGTGGCTGAGAAGCAACCAATATCTGACAATGCAACAGTTGGTTTGTATTATTGGTCACATGGTAAGGACTATGTGAAGTTTGCTGAACAGATGATTGAGAAGGATATCCGGACCAATGGTGAGTTCTATGTGTGCCCTGTCTTTAATCAAGCCATAGAAGCCGGTAAGAAGGTCCGTGTCAAGCAGATAGACCGTATGTGGGGGATTGGTACTCCGGAAGACCTAAACACGTTCTTGAGGGATAATTAGATGATGAAGCTATGATTGACGAAAACCCGGCCCACCTTTATGTATAGGATTGAACATGACTGAAAAATTTGTAACACCAGAACCACTACCAACACCATATGAACGTGAGCTTCTAACCATCCTTATTGAAGAAGCTGCTGAAGTGCAGCAACGTGCTACCAAGATGTTGAGATTTGGTATACACGAAGTTCAACCCGGCCAACCACATACGAACCGGGAACGTCTGTCTATTGAATTGGGTGATTTGATGGCTGTTATCACAATGTCTCTGGAACCGGATGTGGATTTGATAAATGCAGCAATAGTAGAAAATCAGATTGAAAAGAAAATTATAAAGCTTGAGAAGTTTATGCAATCAAGTAAGCCAGAGGATGTCGTGGATGACTAAAAACATATTCGAGATTGGTGTTAACACCGGCTCAGACACACAGCCGTTACTGGACAAATACCCGACACACACATATTACGGATTTGAACCCACACGGGAATTGGTATCCCAAGCATTGTGGCCCAAATTCAATGACCCACGAGTCAATATCATCCCAATGGCTGTTGATATTGAGGATGGTTTCAAGACGTTCAATATTGCCGGTCAGGGTGACTGGGGCTGTTCTAGTCTTTATGAGTTTGATGAGAAAATCCACGAGAAGTGGGAAAACCGGTCAGACTTCAAGATGACTCATTCCTATCCTGTACCGTGTATGAGATTGGAGACGTTCATTGAAGTGTTCAAAATAGAGGGTGATATTGACTACATGTGGATTGATGCACAAGGTAATGATTACAATGTGCTGCTATCTATGGGCCATTACATAAACGATCTAAAAGCCGGTCGGCTGGAATGTGCTTACACGGTTGAACTGTATCAGGGTACGGGCAACAATCTGTCTAATGTTACGAAATACTTGGACTTCTGTGGGTTCAAGTATGATGTAAAACCGGATGACGTGGGTAAGGAATGTAATGTGGAGTTTTATAGATGAAGATATACAGCCATCGTGGAAATCTGGATGGGTCAAACAGACAATGGGAAAATCATCCAAGCCAAATCAACAAAGCAATATCTGCTCAATTTAATGTAGAGATTGATTTTTGGTATGTAGAGGGTGAATGTTGGCTTGGCCATGACTTTCCGGAACATAAGGTTTCTTGGGATTTCCTTGCCCAGATCAAGTATCAGGTGATTCTACATGCCAAGAATGTTGAAGCATTGGGTTTCCTCTCAAACAAAGATGCCCACTATTTTTGGCATGATACTGATGATTACACCCTAACATCATGGGGTTGGGTATGGATGCATCCACTTGCCCATTCTACGGGGAAGGGTTACACAAATATGACGATATTAGCACTGCCTGAAAACTCAGCTTCTGACTTTGATCAGGATTTTTACACAAATATTGGTGGTGTGTGCACAGATTACCCTGAACGTTGGAGAGAAAAAAGATTATGATTGTATCTATAATTGGGGCTGGTGGTCATGTGGGGATTCCGTTCTCACTGGTGTGCTCACGTCCAGATAACATTGTGTATGGAATAGACCTGTCTCAGGAACGGGTCAGTCAGTTGAACCGGGGTGAGATGCCTTTCATTGAAGAAGGTGGTCAGGAACAGCTTAAAAAGTATGTTGGAAGCAACCTGTTCTTCACAACCGAATACGACTCTCTCAAAAAGTCTGATATTATTGCTATCATGATCGGTACACCGGTTGATGATGAAGGTAACCCACGTATTGATGACATCATGGAGTTGGCCGACACAATTGGAACAGCCATTGCCGAAAACATCAAGTCTGGTGGGACCAAGGCCATAATACTAAGATCGACAGTTGCACCCGGCACTACACGTCTTTTCAAAAAACGGCTGTTCAATAAGATCAACTACTATGGTGGTGTGCCAATGTTACAGATCAAAAACCGGGTAGACGTTTACTTCATCCCAGAACGTGTTGCACAGGGTAAGGGGTTGGTGGAGACTACCAAACACCATTGGATGATTGGGGTCGATCCTGATGAAGAGGGTGTGGGTGTTCATGCCAAACTTTGGGAGTTCATCAAAACTCTTGGGGTTGTGTATAAATTCATGCCATATGAAGCTGCTGAAATCGGCAAGCTGATGACCAATATGTACCGTTATGTGAATTTTGCATTTGCCAACGAAATGTACATGGTGTGTAAGCAATATGACGTTGATGCATTTGAGATGATTGAGGACTTCAATGAGGGGTATGAAAGACTTGATGTTCCCAAGCCGGGACCAAACGTGGGTGGGCCGTGCCTATTCAAGGATGGTAAATTCCTTACTACAAAATTTGCTTTCCCTGAACTGATAAGCACAGCTTTCCATATCAATGAGAGTATGCCGGAATTTGTTTATGATCAGATGATGATCAAGGCTGCACGTGTTGGAAAAACTATTGACCGGGTTTTGATTCTTGGTGCTGCTTTCAAGGCTGAGTCTGATGATATTCGAAACTCACTATCATACAAATTCAAGAAGATTTGTAAGAGGCACGGCTTGAAAGTGACCATGTATGACCCATATGTTGAAGGAATGATCCAAGCTCGTACACATCTTCTGGTGAGTGGTGTGGATGCTGTTGTGGTTATGACACCACACAAGGTATTCGATAAAGAATGGTTCCAGTGGCACTTGCCGATGATGTCACCCGGTGTGATTACATACAATCCATGGAAAGAATAGACATGAAAAAAATTATAGTGTGTGGCTCTGATGGCAGTTTGATGAGTCACATCATCAAAACCCTTGGATGGTTCAAGACAGACTACCATATCATGGGGATCGACAATCTGTCCCGGCACGGTAGACGTAATCAGAACCTGACAGATGATGACTGTTTGTTCATGGAAGCAGACCTGACAAATCGTAGAGTCGTTATGGACCTGTTCACAGCATACCAGCCGGATGTTATCATTCAGGGTGCTGCAACCATTTACGGTGTTGGGGGCTTCAATAGATTTGCTGCTGATATTTTGGGTCGTGACACAGCTATCAATGCAAACTGTTTGGAAGCTGCTGCCACATGCACAGATGTTGAGAACTTCGTTTTCATCTCATCGTCTATGGTTTATGAGAGTGTATCTATTGGACTCATTCCTTCACATGAATCCCACATGTATGATTACAAGGGCAGTAACATACATCCACCCATTCCAAAGACTGATTATGGTTTGAGTAAGGTGGTGAACGAAAGAATGGTCAGGGCATACAATAAGCAATATGCTTTACCGTATTCTATCTGGAGACCATTCAATATCATAACACCATATGAAACTGCTGGGGAATCATTGGGTGATTCCCACGTGTTTGCTGATTTCTTTAACACGATCTTGATGAATAGAGAGCACCGTCTTGACATTATAGGTGATGGAAATCAAGTCCGGTGCTTCACATGGATTGATGATGTGATTGAACCAATTATCGATACTCTGGAGCATCCTACAAACACGGCCATGAATATTGGTAACCAAGAGCCAATCACCATGAGAGAATTGGCTATGATTATTCGTGAGGTTGGAATGGAGAAGGGTTATCTACCACCTAGTTTTCCACCACTAGAATTCAATACTTCAAAGTCCTATCCGGATGATGTTAAATACAGAGTACCGGCTGTTGAGAATATCAAACATAAGCTTGGTTGGAAAGCCAAGGTGAAGGTTCGGGAATCTATAAGTAGATGTGCCGACTATTTGATAAGTACATTACCCTTATATGAAGATAACTCACTGGGTATAGGAATAAGAGAAGTGGAATAATAAAGATGACAAAATCTACAATATTCTTTGTATTGTTCAGTATTTCCAATCTTCTAGCAATCTTCTGGTTAGGTTATTTTGACATATACTCATGGATAGCTTCCAAAGACATCACTTATATTTCATTCCTTATCGGGGTTGTCTATATGGCAACCCTTCTATCTTTCTTTTTTGAGATTAGATCAGGGAAAAATAGTGATGATGTCTTTGAGTTGCAGATGTTCATTGCAAACCATCTACCAGCACTTGGGTTGTTGGGGACGGTGATTGGGTTGATGATATCAGTGGAGTCCATATCCACAATCAAGATCGATCCAAATGAGCAGACAGAGATTATTGAGATGATGCAGAATATCTTCCTAGCACTATCAACGGCTCTTCTGACAACTATTGTTGGGTTGATAACCAGTCTGTTACTCAAGGGGCAATTGGTAGTAATGAACATGGTGCATTCCCATGAAGTTGAGTAAAGAGACTGGGGCCAGCAACATATTTTCAGACATGTTGTTCACTGTCCTGTTCATGGTCATTGTATCGTTCGTTCTGGCTATTCTGTTGATCAATCCAATATCCAAAGATGAGGGCAACATCATCAAACGTGCTGAGTATTTCATTGAGATGGAATGGCCGGATGATATCGATTGTGATGTTGACTTATGGGTGCAGGGTCCCGACAAAGGGAAGCCGATCCATTTCCTGTACCTCAACAACAAATACATGCATCTGGAACGGGATGATCAGGGAATCAGAACTGATACGTTTAGTCCATCTGGAAGTAAAAGAAAAATTCAAGGTGAAGAAAATCGTGAGGTGTGGACACTGAGAGGGATGGTCCCCGGTGAATACATTGTTAATGGACATCTGTATAAATGTAACGGATCAAATGCCTATCAAACTGGTGTACCGATTACCGTGCCGGTTAAACTGAGAGTGGTTAAAATAAACCGGTATAGGATTGTCCATATGGTTAAAAAGGTTTTCGAGATGACATGGCAGGAAAAAACCTTTGTCAGGTTCAGGTTGGATAATGACGGATTCTTTGTCAATCAGGGTGATGATTTCATACCAATAGTGAAGCTTGGAGCCGGGGAGACATTACGATGATCGATTTTTTGATGGTGATATTCTTCTCGTTCATAGCCTTGTTCATTCTTTGGATGATCATGGTGGGTAGGATGTCAACCCATGTTATCATGCTGGGTGTGCTGCTTATTGTGGCTGCTACGGGGAATTACTGGTCACTGATGACATACAGGGGTTTCCCCACAACAGCCGTGATGGGTAAAGACAATTCAATGATATGGGCTTCTATCAAGGACCCTACACCCAAAAACCCGGATGGGTTGATTTATGTGTGGGTCTATGATCCAGATCGTGAAACCACACGTGTAGAAGAACTGTTGCACCTGAATTTCAACAGTAAGCCACGGGCTTATGAAATCCCATATACGAAAGAAAGTGCCAAGGAACTTAGGGAAGCCATGAAGAAGAAGATGAAGGGTTTTGGTGTCCTGTTGGGTTTGGAACTGGATGGGACGGGTGATAAAATACCGAAGCTGAAGATACAGACTATCGATCCCTATGAAATTTTGCCTAAATAGTTCTTGACAAACATGTTGTGTCTCTATATATAGATGAATAACAATGCTCGTGTAGCCCAATGGCAGAGGCACTGGTTTTAGGAACCAGTCAGTGTGAGTTCGACTCTCTCCACGAGCACCAATTATTTGGTTTGCATCTAGTTAACCGGTATTACTGAAAGATATCCCTAGAGGGTTGATCTGTTTTAACTGAGTTGGTGTTGACCAAATTATGCTACTGTCGTCTAACTGGAATAGGATACTTGCCTTTCAAGCAGGGGAATGCCGGTTCGAATCCGGTCGGTAGTACCAATTTATAGGATATATTATGAAAACAGAATATGAAAAAAAATTAGCTATCATAGAAGATAGTTTTACTTCTGGATTTCATGGCACAGTGCCTTATGCTTCTGAGCTTCAAGCTTTATGGAAAGAATTTCCAGAAGAAGCCAAGAAAGGTCTTGCTCAAGTCACTGGAAAGGTAAAGTTCCCTAAATAACTGTATAACAGACAGTTAGGGTTAAATATGTTTGAAAGTAGTGTAAACACAAAAAAACAAGGTGATGTTGGTCTGGGTTATGCAATATCATATTTCAGTAGACTTGGTTGGGCTGTTTCCATACCATTAACAGATAGTCAAGATTATGACTTGGTTGTAGATGATCCTGATAGGGGGTTGAGAAGAGTGTCTATAAAAACAACAAGTCAGAGAAAATCAACCGGTGGTTATGAAGTTGGTTTAAGAGTTTTAGGTGGAAATAGTAAAAAAAACTATGTACATAAAACTGCTGATCTTGTACAATATGATGATTTATTCGTTTTAACTGAAGAAGGAACGATGTATTTCTTACCAAAACCAAATGTTAAAAGCAGTATTGTTGTTGGTAAGAAATATGAAAAATACAACATTGGGAACTGCAAGTAAGAGTGGATGGTCCACTGACCGGCTGTAAACCGGTTCCTTAAGGCAAGAGGTTCGATTCCGTCCAGTTCCCACCAAATTCTGTCCCCATCGTCTAGTGGTCAGGATGTCGGCTTCTCAAGCCGGTGACAGGGGTTCAAATCCCCTTGGGGATACCAAGTTTAGATGGGTCTTGAGGGGCTAGTTGCATGGCAAATTCGAACAAAGTGCAACCCTCTGTGTAATAGTGATCATACAGGAAAGACAGAGAGAGGCCCGTCTAATTTAATTAGGCCGATATAGCTCAATGGTAGAGTGCTGCTGTGGTATTGCAGAAATCTGGGTTCAATTCCCTGTGTCGGCACCATGAAAAAAGGAAAAATGGTAATGGATAACGAAGTGCTTATAGAACAGTTGGATGATATTATTGAACAGACTCTCGTGGATTTGTTCTCCAGTATGGTTGTGAAACAGATGATGGAGAGGTGTGATGACAAGGACGTGGCCTTGCAGCAAATTGCTGAGTGGAAATCCAATACTGATATTGATGATACTGAACTGAATAAACGGGTTAATGCATTGAAACAGGAAGTTGTGGACCTGTTGGAGAAGAATTCAAGACTGATTTCGGATATGTTTCGGGATAATTTGCAGTGATTTAGTGCTTGACACTCACTCACATTAAACCTATATACGGGATTACAAGATGCTTAACATATTCGTTCTATCGGCAATCGTGCTGGTATCAAATTCAGGTTGGGTAAGGGGTGAGAAAATTCACCCAAAGCTTACACCAGTGGTTTTTAACTCGTATCAGGAGTGTAGACTCGAAAGACGTAAAGCCCGTGCCTTGTATCGTGAGCACAAAGAATATCTGAAAGAGAATTACGGGGTTATCAGAATCTCGTTGAAGTGTACAAAAAAGACTAAATAGATGTAGAAGAATTATTGGACTGTACTCAACTGGTAAGAGAGCAAGCTGTTAACTTGTTATATGTAGGTTCGAATCCTATCAGTCCAGCCAATTCATGCAAGCATAGTGTAGTGGGTAACACATCAGTTTGTGGAACTGATATCACAGGTTCAAACCCTGTTGCTTGTACCAATTTATTATGAACATGTGAGATATTCAAATGCCCGTCAGTTACTGGGACATCAAAGAAAATATCATAAAACGTATACATGATAGAATTCGTCGGTTGACTTATGTTCCAAATCCAGATATTATGGGTCGTGCAACCTATCTCAAGAAGATAGCTCTTGAAAACTTCAATCTTCAATCTGATGTCAAAAATCTTATTGAAGCTGAAAACGTGTATTATGAAAAGGTGAAAGATTATGGACAAGAAGTGGTTGAAGAAATCCCTCAAAATCATTCCTGAATTGAACTTGCCGGTGGAATTCACTGGTGAGGACCTACGGTTTTTGATCAAAGCCCTTGTTGGTGATGCAGATCACCCAAACAACTGGGGTACGATGATCAGCCTAGCCAAGAATGATGGTCTGATCCAACCTCTGAACGAGTGGGTTCCAATGAAATCCTACCGGTCACATAACCGGAAAACCCCAAAATATATCCGTCTTGTTGAGAGATGATTGATCCACCATGCAGACTCATTGTGGTTGTTGGGATGCCGTCCGGTGGTACTAGCTGTGTTGCCGGGACTCTCACACACAATGGGTTCTATAACAGGGATACGGGTCCACGGGGGTCCTATCAGTCACCACTGCCATTATCATACTGTCAGGGTCTTTGGGGTCTCCCATCAAAAGCTCTGGATGAGGATGATATGGTAGTGGTTGGCCAATGGGCATTGGATCACAAACTAGAGGCTCTTGAACGTGGGTTTGATAAAGCCGTCCAAAAAATGCCGGGTCCACCAATATGGATGCCTGAGATGTTTGGTCCGAATCCTCTTGGCATTAAGATTGAACCCCTGCTGGTATTCAGGGAGCCACGAGAGAATGCCGAATCCATAAAGAATGCTCCACATTTCCATTATGTGAGGGATGCTGAAAAACATGCAGCCCGTGGTCAGATCGAAATTCTGAAATTGCACGAAAAATACAACTGGCCTATTTGGAAATTCGGTAAGGATTCTGATATCATAGAATTGGAACGGTTGTTGAATGTACCCTTACCAAACAAGATTTTTAATCCAGACAGAATAAAAACTGGTTGACACAGATTCTCTCTATGCTATTATGTAGACATAGAGAGAAAGGAAAGTCATGCAAAACGACAAGAAATTCAAGAAAGCATTGTCAATCTTCTGTAATGAACAGATTGACAATATGCTGCAATTCATGAATGACAAGATGGGTGCTGGTGGTTTTCTGCCGGTCTATCGTAGTGATGATGGTGAGAAGATCACCTACCACCTTGTTGAGTCCTATCCCAAGGGATATAGCCGGTCACCTTCACGTGCCGGTGTCCACTTTTCCAAAACCAAGGGAAAGCATCTCTGGATTCGGATGAACCTGAACCAGTTCTTGAGGAACATGAAGAAAGAGTTTGATACCGGTGAGTATGTGGAAACCTTTTTCACGGAATATGAGCACATCAGAACTGATCCGGTAATCGGTCACTTCAATGGTCACTGGACCAAGGACCTGATGGGAACCCTAGCACATGAGGTTGCCCACATGGTTGAGCACGGGATCGTGCCATGGGGTGAGTGGTACAAAAAGGGTGTTTCCGAAAACTCATTCACTGAGAATTTCAACTGGGTCCCCGAAGAGCATATCAAAAACCATAATCCGAAGGTTGGTAAGAAAACCATTAAGGGTCATGGAATTGCCTTCCAGACGATCTATGCAATTCTCCGTGAAGAGTTCGTCAACGGACACGAATCATTCCAGATGCCTGCCCTTGAAGAGGTGAAGGTCCGGAAGTCAAAGTGGACAGTCAACAGACGTGGTGCTCTTGCCCGGTATTACCTGAATATGAAAGATGGTTCAGTGATCCATGCCGGTCATATCCGGACACACAGGACCGGTTACAGTGTATACTCACGGGATGGTGAATTCATTGAAAATCAGGATACCATCAGTGGTGCACGGTTGATCCTTGAAGAGGATATCCGGTACAAGCTCTCCATCCGGAAAGAGCAGACTTACGAAACTAAGATTTTCTAAAATTAGGGGTTGACTTCGGTCAGCCCTTTTTGCATTATGTGGATATAGAGAAAAGCAGAAAAGGAACGAGAAATGAATGACTATGGTGTAAAGACTTTCATGAATAAACTTTGGAGTAAAGCTGCTGGTAAAAAGATTACCGGACAGACTATTGGGGGTGAGTGGTTTACCGGTACAGTTACAAATGTCCGGACCATGTACGGTATTGATCTTCAGATTCAGGTTGAGAAGGATGATGGTGATATTGAACTGGTCTCTGGTCTGGATGCTGCCAAGGGTGAACGGTTCCTGACAATTGAGGGGTTGTAAAAATACCTGTTGACTCTCACCCATGATCTGCTATTATGTAGATATAGAGAGAAGGAAAAAAACATGAACATCACAACACTGATCAACATTGCCGTAGCAACCCACACAACCCGGTTTGCTGCACAGAAGGGTATTTTCATTGATAATATGGAACAGCTTGTTACCATGTTGACGGATGCCGGTCACAAGCTCCAGCAGAATTACGGTGACAGGGTTCTTGTGGACCACTCAGCATGGGTGACGAAACATGGGGTCATCTACCCGGTTTCCGGATGTAACCTCTAAGAGAGAAAGGATTTTTGATGCCACGTAAGACTTATGAAGTTGAGAAGCTGGTTAGTTATGTCAATGGGTTCTGTGCTGCCAAAGGTGGATCACAGGATGCTCGTCAAGCCCTGATGGGGATGTTGGAAGATGTTCTTCGGTCCACTGGTAATTATGGTGGGTTCCGGTATCTGGTTCAGGAAGAACTGAGTGAGATTGACCTACCGGGTATTCACTGGGATGGTAACAATCCAGATTTCGTGAACACAGATGGGACACGGGTCCGGTATCTGGGTTTTGCCCAAAATTGAAAATAAGGAGTTGACTCTCACCCATGATCTGCTATTATGTAGACATAGAGAGAGAGGAAAGACATGAAGTTCGAAGTTGGAGAAAAAATTCGGGTGACCGTGTATGAGAATGGTTACTACAAAAGGTCTGGTTATGGTATTGTAACCAAGATCAACGAAGAGACTCGTAGGGTTTCTGTTGACTCCAAGGAATTTGGGGGACGTATCCGGTCGTTCTATGAGTGGTCACTCAGTTTGAACAAGGTTACAAGAAAGCCTCTGCCACACTATTAAATCAACCCTTTGAGAAAGGAATTGCTATGAAAGAGTTTGAAAACATTTTTGAAGCTGCTGATACAGCCGGTCGGGAAGCCGTGAGCAAACTGGATGTCCGTCCGATGGTGGTTGGTCATGCTGGGGTCTTCGACTCCAAGATCGATCAGACCAAGCCGGTCTACTATGTTGCTGATGGGGTGTGTGGGTTTGCATGGGTGAACATCAAGCCCGGTAACTCCAAGTTTGCCAACTGGTTGAAGAAGAAGGGTCTTGCCCGTTCAGACAGTTACTACGGTGGTGTCACGATCTGGGTGAGTGAGTTCAATCAGTCCATGCAGAAGAAGGAAGCTTATGCATATGCCTTTGCCAAGGTTGTTGACGAAGCCGGGGTTGTGAAGCAAGCATATGCATCCAGCCGGATGGACTAACAAGTGTGGGGACTCCGGTCCCCATGGCCATAGAAAGGAATTTGAATATGAGCAAAGTTGATCAAATAGCCCAAGACATTTATGTTGCTGCCATTTCACTGGGAACTGGACTTGCAGACGTTTCTGATGATGAGCTTCAAGAGCTTTTGAATGCTTGTGCTGAAATGTGCTACAAGTCTGCTGAAGCTTTCGTGAAATATCAAGATAAGAGAAGGTATAGTGATGCAGAAGATTCTTGAAATTGCCGTGAAGGAACGTCTCAAAACCCTGATCACTGAACAGTCTATGGGTGAGTGGGATGATAAAACCATTGAAAAGGATGTGGAGTTCTTTTTTGAAGGTCTGAAAGATTTCTTTCCAACATGAAATAAGGGGTTGACTTCGGTCAGCCCTTCTGGCATTATAAGGACATAAAGAGAAAACAGAGAAAGGAAACGAGTTATGGGAATGTATATGTACAAAGTGACTGGTAAGAAAGTCCTGCTCTCCGATGGTCGTTATGCCCATGTTGCCAAAGCTGCTTACAAACCATTCTTCTACAGCTACAGTGATGATTCTGAAAAGAAGAACACGAAAATGTACTACAAGACCGGGTGCTACTATGCCGATAAACGTGCCAAGGAAGGTCACATGACCGGTTTGGTCACAGTTGGTACGGATGCCGGTGATGCAGTGTTTGAGTGGTCTGAGGGGTCCTTCCACGAAGGTATGCTCAACAATGAAGACCGGATGGTCAAGGGTGTGACAGTTGCCGGGAAAAAGAGGGAATTTACTTGGTTCGACGTTAAGGTCGAGCACGAAGGTAAAACTTTCTACGAACAGATGCTGGGTCGGAATGCTGATGAAGCCTGCTCTGAAGTCAAGAAGTACCTCTCACGTGAGTTGATGGATGGTGTTGATTGGACCGGGGTTGAGTTCACTGCCCAGCCGATGGGAGCCTGATGAAAAACACAGCCAAGGAATTGTTAAGGTATGCCATCTGGGTGATCAGAAATCCAGATGGACACACCAAAGACGAAGTAACCGATGCTGCATGTTCATATCTGGATGATATGTATGAGACATACGGTATCCTGAATTATCCGGGAGATGACTGATGAGGATCAAGTATGGGATTGAAACCAATGTGGGTAATCACCATCTGATGTTGACTAACAGAGGTTGGAGTCGAAAAACCGATGGGTTGTTTTTGACAAGGTTCAAATGGATTGCCGAAAACATCCACAAGAACATGTCCAAAAAGGTTTCATGTGAATTGAAGATCATGGAGATTATTGAAAATGAATGAAGCTAAATTCGACACCTATCATATGCTGGAACTGAGAGAGAAATTTGCCGGGAAGGTCTGGTGCTTTGTTCCGGTAATCAGTTCAAAATATGCAATATGTCATCTTGGAATTGCCATTGCAAATGAGCCGGGATATTCCCCGGTTCCGATAAGTTGGTGTAACTCAGAGGATTATGTAGAGGTCTCTGAGATTGCTGATGACCTGAACAAGGTCCAGCTTCGTTTGGGTGAGGATGAAGCCATGAGGATTGAAGTTTCAACCCATGTAGCTCAACGGGAAAAGAATGAAGCTGCTTAAGACAGATTGGATGTATTATCCAGCAAAGAGTTTCAGGGGTGGAAAATACAAAATCCACCTCTTGGAAAAGCAACCGGGTGTTTGGAAGCAACGGTTTGAATATGGCTCCGGTCATGTGACAGAGTGGTGTGCTTCCGGTAAGCCCAATGAAAATAGAATGGAGTTCATATAATGGTTAAATCACGATTTCTGAAAAGCTTTGCCATTGGTCTGGGTTTGTTGATGACCACTTTTGCCAGTGTCGGTGCAGAAGGTGTGCCAACATTTCACAACGAGAGCCATGGTGCTTTTGATGTTGTTGGTTACTGGGGTACTACAACCAAACAGCCAACATGCCAGATCAATACACACTATGCTGATAAGAGCTATGTGAGTTTCGTCAAGAACGTTATTGATGCTGAGTTCTGGATTGAAATCAATAACAAGGAATGGGATTTCACTGGTGGTGGTATTGGGTTTGAGTTTACAACCGATGTTGAATTCTACAACTATGACAAGACGTTGGTTCACACAATCCAGAGTGCTCCGTCTATCATAGCCACAAAAGATACTGTGCAACTCCGGAAGATGAATGATTGGAACGAAAAAGCACAGGACACTTTCGTAAACTTGTTCCAGTCATCATTTTACCTGAATTTCCGGGATGGTGAGAATGTCTTTATGAAGGGTATGAACTTGAAAGGTTCTCGAAAAGCTGCATCCAGCTTGTGGGATTGTTTGAAAAAATCAACAGATATTATTTTCCCATACCAGACTGGGAATATGTAAAGTCACTAAATATAGACATGGAAGATTAATCCGGACGGCTCCGGGCACTGCCTTGAAAACAGATGGCACCTTTGTAGGGTGTGGGGTTCGACACCTCAGTCTTCCACCAAGTTTTGGAGAGTAAACTACCAAGGTTGGTAGGCTGACCTGCTAAGTCAAGTGCACCGAAAGGTGTGGGCTTCGATTGCTCTGCTCTCCACCATTATCATGAGGATTAGATTATGATAGCAAAACACTACACAGTTGAACACATGGTATGGGAACATTGGTGGGAAGAAACAGTGGTTACTGGACTCTGCCATATTGAAGTTTTTTATCACGGTGGTGGAAGTTTGAAGCATATTGCTGAAGGTACTTTCACATTTTCTGATGATGGTAGAAATAAATTTCATACAGTGTTTGGTGAGATATCATGTGATACATCAGGTGTGAGTGGTATTCATTTGCTTCGTGTTGGGAGTTTTGCTAATGACCAAGAAGCTTAAGACATTTGGGTGGGGTGATGGTCGGAAAGAGTGGATAGTTGCAGCCACTACAAAGAAGAGTGCTGCCGAATCCTTCGGGATAACGATGCATGAGTTTCGGAACTATGCCAGTGAAACTGGTAATGATGCTGAAATTGAGTTAGCCACGTCTGAGCCGGGTAAGGTTTTCAGATCACCAATTTGCCTATTCAAAGGTAAAGAATACAACTCACGATTCGATAAAGAATAAGGTCAAGGAAAAATGCTCCCTTTCAAAAAATGGAATTCTCTACAAGAGGCCCGTGCCTCTGATGATGTTCTATATCATGCTACCAGTGAGTATGTTGTAATCCAGATACTAAAATCGAATTCGTTCAAGCTAGTTCCAGACATTGCAGTTGGTGCAGATGCTGGGCTTGGTAATAGCTCCAAACGTAAAATCTGGTATCTAAGCACAACACGTCATAAGCTTGGGGGTTACCACAAAGATAATACATGGGGGGTCATGCTGAATCTTGATGGCAACAGAATATCACATAACAACAAGATTGTGGCTGTTGATTATTGGGGGGCCAGTTTTGCAGCCGTGGACAGGTCAAAAATGGAAGCAGAAGATAGAGTGCTTTCAGCCAAACCAGAATTAAAACCGGCAACAAAATTCATCAGGTCTATACATGTCTTGCCTAAATCGAACTGGGTTTCTGATGATCATGAGAAGCAGAGACTCCGTGACATTATGATGTTAGCAAAGAAAAAAGGTATTCCTCTTTTTCATTATGACGACAGAGAAAATTGGTTGGTACAAAAAAATCCAATTAAGTTGGATATGAACGATTTGAAAAAGCAAGATAAATCGATTAATACCTCTACTAGACTTGGAAGAAAAGATAAGGGTATTGGTGGCTTGATGGAATTGTTAGTTGCACCTAAGACCACTAAGAACTTTTCTGACTATGCTAAAAAATGGTTGGATAGAATGAAATATTATGCACATGATTACGAGACTCAGATGTCTGCCGATTTTCATAATGCAAAAACGTCTGATGAACTGAAAAGACTCATTCAGGTAATGCACAAAAAGAAGCTGTATTCCCAAAAAGACCTACAAGATTATCTGAAAAAAAAGTGGACGTAAAATAAGGAAGGTAAACCAGCCGGGGTGCTGGCACTGCTTGGAAAGCAGTTGGTACGGGTAACCGTATGTGGATCGGGACCACTGCCTTCCACCAAAAATAATGCTTGACTCCATCCCCTAATCTGCTATTATCTGTATATAGAGAGAAAACAGAGAAAGGAAATCAGTCATGAAAGCCACAGTTTATTTCATCCAGTTGTCGGATGCACAGGTTGCCAAGATCAACGGTCCAGTTGGTTGTGGTGGTGGTTGGGGTGGTGCAGTTGGTCGGACATATTGGAAAGCCCAGAACAAGGGTGAGTATAAGAATGCAGCCCTTCTGGGGATGATCCAGCCAGCAGCCAAGCTGGAAGCATACGATGCAGAAAATGTGTTTCACATGATCCAGAACCATCAAACTCCATGGACTGCTTCAGAGCACGTTGAAGTTCTCACAGACAAGCCACGGTCGATGATGGTTGGTGACGTGATCGTCTGGGAAGACGGAACTACTGAGGTTGTTGCCAGATTCGGGTTTGAGAAGTACGAAGGTGACTTCAAAAAGATGCTGAAGGAACAGTCGGAACTGGGTGCTTACTTCTTCCAGACAACTCTGGATAAAGCCCTTGAATATGTTGAGAAGGAAACTGCTTAACCCTTGACTCTCCCCATGAATGTGATAATATGTTCATGGGGGTTGGCAAAGGAGAGAAAAAATGATGAACAATATTCTGCATGGATTTCTGTTGAGTGGTATGCCCATCAGCCAGTATTTCCCAGAGACGATGATGTACTGGGGTGTGACCTTTATTGTCATGATGATGGGAACCATGATCTACAATGCCCTGCCAGAGCCTGCACCTGAGTTTATCCGGATAGAGCCGTATATGGAGTTTTAAAAGTTTGGGTTCGTCTAATGAATTCTGGGAATGATCACCTAGAATAGGATACCGGTAGTTTTCCGGAGATGGTAGTACCGATTAGAATTTCTAGATAATTCGAAAGGTTAGCCTTGTGCAGCCACCCAAAACCAATTATGGAGTTTTGATCGTGAGAAAAATAACAGCAAAGTGTATGGGAGACTTGTTAGCAAAAGTCTATGAAAAAAACGGCTGGGTTCGTACCGTGGGTGAGAGTCGTACAAAACGAGTTCTGGAATATTACGATCTTGCCATGGATCAGAAGAAGAATGTATTTACTGCTATTGAGAAGGGAAGTTGATTATGACACACCTTTACCTTGAACTGGATTCATACACTGAGGTAACACGGGAACGTGATTACTCTGATGATTATTCCGGTGAAGATACATACACAGATTGGACAATTCAGGGTATCTACTTGGGTAAACCACTGGGTACATCTGGAAGACAGATACCATATGATTTTGATGTCAGTGTGGGTGACACGGTTTACCTGCTATATTCAATCAATTCCGAAGGTGATAGCTTCTCCCGGAACGATGGAGAGCATTTTGAAGACATTCTGGTGTTCAAGACCCTTGAAAAAGCCCAAGCTGCCAAGAAGGTTCTTGAGGGGTTTGATAAATCCGGTAATGATCAGATGATAAATCTGACCACCGAATCGGGTGAGACATACAAGTTTTATCCACCATGGTGGGGGTATTTTGAACGACTCGATACTCTTGATATTGAAACCATGAGTGTGAAATAGTATATAACCTATCAACAATGAAAAAGTGAACAGGAATTAAAAAATGAAGAAAATTTTGCTATGCTCCGTTATTGCTACATCTGTATCAATTTTTTCAATGACTGCTATTGCTGGTAATTTCAGTGATGGTGTTGATTGCAATCTCAGCCAATCTGTAGAAGATCGTTATTGTAATCCAAGAACAGGAGCCAATTACGATCTTGGTGGTGGTAATTCCGGTGGGAATGGTAATTCCGGTGGGAATGGTAATTCCGGTGGGAATGGTAATTCCGGTGGGAATGGTAACGGAAACGGTAACGGAAACGGTAACGGAAACGGTAATTCCGGTGGGAATGGTAATTCCGGTAATTCCGGTGGTTCAGGTCCCGGTAACGGAAACGGTAATGCCGGAAATTCTGGAAACGGTGGTGGAAATAACGGTGGTTCAGGTCCCGGTACTGGAAACGGTGGTGGAAACAATGGACAGGGTGCCGGAGCCGGAAACGGTAACGGTGGTTCTGGAAACGGTGGTGGAAACGGTAACGGTCGTAAGTAAATAAACAACAAAGTCCCTATAGCCCAATGGCAGAGGCCACAGCTTTAAACCCTGTTCAGTGTCGGTTCGAATCCGACTAGGGACACCACAAACATGAGAGTATGAGTTATGAGCAAATTTCGAATTAAGTCTGAATGGGATTTTGGTTGGGAAGATATGATCTTTGATAGCAAGGAAGCTGCCTTGGAACATATGAAACAGGATGAAAATCTCAAGGAATTGTGTGATGATTATCAGATGTCTGTTGATGAAATTATGGCCAAAAATCTGATCAGCTTTGTTGAATTGAAAGAGATGTAATGAAGATAGCTATCATAGCAGACCTTCACTGTGAATTCAGTGAGTGGGTCTGGCCAGATGAAACTGAGTGTGATGTGATCATTAATGCCGGTGATACCCATCCATGGCCACTCCAGAGAGACCTGAAACGGAAGTCTTTTCCAGACAAACCTTACATTGAGGTTTTGGGAAACCATGACTATTATGGGCAACAGGAACTGGCCTATTGTTCTTCTGCATACCGGGTTGATGATACCAAGTTTTTCGGAACAACCCTCTGGACAGATTTGGACCTTGCCCAGTTTGAACTGGTTAAAAATTCTCTGGCAGATAGCAGACAGATTGTGAACTACACATATGAGAAGATGGGTGAACTATTCACCAGAGGGTTGGATGACATATTGAAATCCAATGCTGATGTTATTGTCACTCACCACGGCCCTTCATTCAAATCATGTAGCATAAAATATCAGGGATCACCTTTGAATTGTGGATTTTATTCCTCTCTGGATGATTTTATTCTTGACATGGAGAAACCACCCGTGTTATGGGTCCACGGACATACACATGATTCTTCTGATTACATGATTGGTAAGACAAGAGTCGTGTGTCACCCAAGGGGATATCCCCATGAGGTCAATCACAGAAACTACAAACCGAAAGTGATAGAGATATGAAAACATTTATGTTGGTTGGGTTGCTTACTGTATCCTTGATACTATATCTTGGTTTGAAGTGGTTATGGGATAATATCGAAGTGAAGGGTGATGACCCCAAACCACCAATTGGAAAGGAAGATCGTGATAGCTGATTTCACATATCTTCAATGGATATTTGTTACCGTGGGTATTTACGGTGCATATATAGCAATTCGGCAAATAATTTGGAAACTGGAAAAGAAGGAATATGATAATGAATCCGATTAAAACAGCACTAGGTGGTATTGTGGGGATGTTTGCATTCCTTGCCGTCATTACCGTGGTCTTTGGATCGTGGTATACGATTGATGAAACTGAACGGGGAGTCGTTCTCCGAAATGGAGCATTCCAGACAATTGCAGAACCGGGTCTAGGTTTCAAGACTCCGTGGATTGAGGATGTGAACGTTATTTCACTCCAGACACTTTCACGAGAGTGGGAGAAGATGCAAGCATACAGCCGGGATCAACAGCCTGCTGATCTTGTTGTATCCGTCACATACAGGGTTCCACCCGGTGATGTCGAAGAGTTGTATCGTCAGTTCATCAGCATTGATGGGATGACATCACGTTTGCTGGATCGTAAGATACCGGAAGTTGTGAAGACCGTGTTTGGTCAGTACACAGCAGTATCAGCCGTCCAGAACCGTGAAGCCATGGGTGCCCGTATTACGGAGCAAGCAAATGCACGTATTAAGGGTCCGATTGAAATTGTGTCAATCCAGATTGAGAATATTGATTTCTCTGATGCATACGAAGAATCCATCGAGTCACGTATGAAGGAAGAGGTTGAGGTTGAACGGGTTCGTCAAACAGCAGAACGTCAGAAGATTGAAGCCGAAATCACGGTGATCAAAGCTGATGCTGAAGCCAAAGCTGTTATTGCCCGTGCCACTGCTGAAGCCGATGCTATCAGACTCCGTGGTGTTGCCGAAGCATCTGCCATTGATGCAAAAGGTAAAGCTATCCAACAGAACCCACAAATCGTGGAACTGACAAAAGCTGAAAAGTGGAATGGTGTTACACCAACAACAGTCCTTCCGAATGGTACAATCCCATTCTTGGATGTTGCCAAGCCACGTGCTGATGTTATGACACTGGACCGTTTGCTGAAGCAGTAAAATATCTACATGTCAACAAAGGGTGGGATTTCGGTCCCACCTTTTTTTATTGCCTATAAATACAGGAAGGGAGTGGTTAGATGTCGGACATAGAGGGTTTTAAGGGGTACTGGGACGTGTTTGAGGCTTCTGAGACACTGGGAGACCCATATCCCCAGTTAACGGCTGCACAGTGGGCCTTAGAGAGTTCTTGGGGTAAGAGAATGTCAGGGAATAACAACCCGTTTGGCCAGAAGGGCCGGGTTGGTGAGGATGATGTCACGTTCAGGATGACATGGGAGATTATCGACGGTGAACGGGTTGAACGGGAAGAGCCGTTCATGAACTACCCATCTTTGTATGATGCCATGCTTGACCGGTACAATAGGTGGATAGTTTTATATAGCCGTGCAGAAAGTGTTGAAGAAGCTATTGACATACTTCTGGAAAACTGGTATGCAACAGATACAGATTACAAAGAGAAGATTCTTGCAGTGATTGAGACTGCCAAGAAAAACACAGGACCATGAACCAATGAATCATTACCACGAGCTTGACAACCTGTAAGTACAATTCCGTACTTATAGGAGACAGAAATGTCTAAAACATATCGTCGAATGGGTAACTGTGACAGGTGGTATAACCGTCCGTTTACTTATGGTGGTCTTGTCAGAGAAGACCCGGAATTTGATGAAAAGCAGAAACGGGAATTCCATAACGACAAGTTGACTCATTCCAGTGGGAACAAGACTTACAAAGCTCTTTGCAAAAAGACTCGTCGTAGCCGGTGGAGATATGATGCAGCCATGATCATGAAAGATGTGGACCATGACTGGATCGAAACAAAGAAGCTTGAGAAGAAACATATCTGGTCTGTCTGGTGAGTGAGGAATGAATGTGAACCCTTTTGATTTGAAAACATTGGTGTTGAATGCAAACTACCAGCCGGTAGACTTGTTTCCACTGATGGTGATACCAGTACAGGATGCCGTGGGTAGATGCTACTCCGGTGAGCCGACATGCCGGGTTGAGGTTGAGTATCCAATAGAGATTGCCAACCGGAATGCACGGTGGAGCCTTAAGTGGCCGTCCATCATTGTCCGATTTAATACCAACATCTATCATAAAGATCACGTTCATATGAACCACACGACTCTGTTCTACAGGGACATGGGGTTATGTGCATATTGTTCAAACCATGTTCCCATCCGGAAGGGTACGATTGATCACGTTCAGCCTATCTCAAAGGGTGGTAAGAACGTCTGGACAAACGTTGTCTGGTCGTGTGGGACTTGTAATGCCAAGAAAGATAACCATCTTCCAAAGGGTGAGTGGACACCACGAAACAGGTTGTGGGTGCCCACATACTGGGACTTGGTGAGACATTGTAAGAAGTTTCCACTAACGGTTTATGACATTAGGTGGATGGATTATCTTCCGGATTGGGAAGGTGAAATTAGATTATGGGAGAATTATGATGTCAGAGGTTGATCGTAGAGGTTTCCTTGGTTTGCTGAGTGCTGTTGGTCTTGCACCGGAAGCCCTGAAAAATATTGTTGCAGAGAATAGTGTCAAGACCTTTGGCAACACAGTTGCTGGTGGTGCTTCTGGTCTTATTCGATCTATGAGTAGCCAAGAAAAAAACAGATTCAATCTCCGGAATCTCATCAGAAACAGCAAGGAACAGAATAGTGGGTATGAATTTGATGATAGTTACATACATGATCAAGCAGAGAAGATAGTGATTGCACAAAACCCCGGATTATATGAGAAAACATTTGACAAGTACAAAGATAGTGATATGGACTCTATGAAATCATTCTCATCTTCTGTGAAAGACCATTACAATAGACAAAAAATATTGGAATCCTCAGAGAAGTTTGAAAGAATGAAGATCACGAAGATGATTGAAATTCTGACTAAAAATGTTAAAAATATCCCATTTCTGAATTTTGACAATCACTCAGCCTATAGTATTATCAATTGCTATTATTGTATCAGGGCCAGAAGGCCGGATATTTTTGATGAGGTGGTAGCAGGTAATAAGACACTGCAATTCATCTCAGATTTGAGATACATGGATGAAAAGATGTATGACGATAGTAAAGGTGATTTTTGATAATGAGGAAATATCATAAAGATGGATCATTACCAGAGAGTGGTGAGATTTGGGTCTTTGGGTCTAATCTTGCTGGTATTCACGGTGCTGGTGCTGCTAAAGTAGCCCGGTTCAAATTCGATGCCAAGATGCACATGGGTGTGGGTCTGACAGGCCATTCATATGCAATCCCCACCAAAGATCAGACGGTGATGCATACGTTGCCATCGAATGTTATTGAGGGTTATGTCAATCAGTTCTGCCAATTCACACAATTGGTTTCTGATGTTACATTGGTTCGGGGGTTCGAACGTTTTTTCGTAACCCGTGTGGGTTGTGGTCTTGCAGGGTTGCCGGATTATGTTATTGCCCCTATGTTTAAAGAAGCAATGAATTGTTCATTTGCAGAAGAATGGAGAGAATACCTTGAGTAAAATTATGGATGGACTTGTGAAAATTTCTATTGGTACACACTCACGTGATTGCCATGATGTCGGGTTTGAGTTCAATGATCAAATGCAGAATTTTGATCATTCAGGGTATGCACCGGATATCTGTGGTGTGTCTGAGTATGGTGATGATATGATTTTTTTGGTTGATGTGGAGACTGGTAAGATTCTCAACTGGGATACCAAAAAGATCAAAGAATCACTCCAGAACTGGTATGAAGATAATATAGATGGAGATTATGAGGATGAATAAGCAGGTAAAAATGTTTCTGGAATTTGTTCTGGACCTTGGTTTCGGGCTGGGTTGGTTTCTTGCAATCCTGTTTTCCGTGATCTGGGGTGAAACTTCTGGTGTGATGAGTATTCTGACCATAATTTACAGTGTTCTTTGGGTTGTCATTGTACCAGATATTTACGTATTAGCACGAAAAAAGCTTGACACATAAGCAATAGTGGTATATATGTTGTGTCACTAAATAAATAGAAACAATGCCAGTGTGGCCGAATGGTAAGGCAACACCTTTGTAACGTGAAGATTAGGGGTTCGATTCCTCTCACTGGCACCACAAACATGAAAGTATGAGTTATGGGTGAACAAGTATCAATGAAGAATATGAAGCCGTACCGGACCAAGAAGCAGAAGCTGGAAGCCAAGAAGAATGCAACCAAGTCCAAGGATGGGACGTTTCGGTCATTCTCTGCTGTTTCTTATCATACGGATAAGTGTGGTCCACACCTCTGTGTGTGCCCACGGTAAAACAATAACGGTCACGTAGCTCAACTGGACAGAGCAAAAAGCTTCTACCTTTTAGGTTGAGGGTTCGAATCCTTCCGTGATCACCAATAACGTTGCCGTGCCCGGAATGGTTACGGGCCTGTCTGCAAAGCAGGGATATGTCGGTTCGATTCCGACCGGCAACTCCAATCATTATAATGATCAGGTGAAATCAATGAAATTTGAAGTTTTCCTAACACCAGACCAAGCCGATGAGGTGACACGTGATAATCTCATGTCAACTATAACATCATCCATATCTCTTCTTGGTCATTTTAGTGATGAAGATGATGCAGAGTCCCGTGAATTTGTCTATTATTTCATCAAAACACTTGAGTTTTTCACAACCGAATCAGAATGGAATGAGTTCGTTGAGGAAAACAAGGTGAAGGAATATCTTGGTGAGGGGTATAAGCTGTGAAAAAGGTGATTAACAGTGACCTACCAGTACCATTGGGTCAGGATATATACATCAAGCTGTTGGTGATTGCAAAACATCAGGGTGTCTCACCAGAAGAGCTTGCCAGAGCCGTTCTCACGGATTATGTCCTTGATTATGAAAGACTGTCTTATGAAGTTTGATTTTACAGTGGAGTTGAAAGATGTCTCACAATAGACCAGAGCACCCAATGAGTTTCGATGGTAACACAACATATTGGGATAAGTTCAAGAAAACAGCAGACCCCACCAAACCCATTAAACACAGATACATCATCCACGTGAACCGGCAACACATTGCCAAGAATGCCAAGGATGGTGGAAACCGTCCAGTGTACACCATCAAGGAGCACATCTCCCCATCCAATATCAAGGTCAGGTATGCCCGTGAGATTGAGATAGATGGTTTCACAAGGTTGGTATATGATGGGACCCAGTTGAAATGTGGTGCCCGTGCATGGATCGAAACCTCTGGTTCATTAACTCTGATAGATGAGATGACATTCCAAGAAGCCAAAAATAGTCCTTGACTCCAGTCTCCTGTGTGCTATTATCTAGCCATAGGAACTGAGAAAGAAAGGAAAATTTGATATGGCTCTCGTGAAAAAAGACGGAACTTTGGAGTTCGTTGGTCGGGTAGTGACCATTTATGGTAATTCCCCTCAGATTATGTCAGACATTTGGGGTAGTGGAATGGTTGCCGAAGTTGTAACAGACTCTGGACACATCAACAAGGTCCAGTTGGTGACTTGGGACATGGGTTCTGAGTATGCCGACTACGACTATAAAGCCTGTGTTGCTGATCTGGATGAGGATGCAATCACCATCTACCGGAACAAGATCACGGAAGACAAGACTGCTGATGTCCGGTGGAAGATCGAAACCTCTGCCAAGGAAATCCGGAAGGGTGACCGGGTTGAGGTTGCACGGGGTCGGACTTCCAAGGGTGCAATTGGTGTGGTCTTCTGGATTGGTGATGGGACCTACGGTTCAGGGTACTACAACTCAAGAACTGAACCAAAGTACGGGATTGCCCTCTCTCCTGAGAAAAAGACCATTGAAAAGAATGGTCGGACTTTCGAGACCTATGCAGACGTAGCTTGGGTGTGGGGTCGGAATGTTGACAAGCTGGACTGGGAGAGTGAAATCGATTACTCCACGGTTGAGCAGACGGTCAAGGACCATGCAGACTACATGGAAGAGAACATCCGGGAACGGTATGCTGATCATGTCTCATACACTGAAAAGCAAAATGCCCGTAAGGTAGCATGAAAGAAAAGGGTTGACTCCGGTCAGCCCTTCTGGCATTATGTATGTGTATAGAGAAAGGAACTCCATGTACTACATCAAGCAAATTGCAAAAATTCTCAACGTCAATGAAATGGTTGCCCGTAAGGTTTTCGAGAGGATGGTCCTTGATTTCTCCGAAGCAAGTCAGGAAGCATTTGAACGTGAAGCCCGGTTCATATATAATCGTTATTTTACCTTCGACAGTCGGTAAAAAAAGGGTTGACTCCGGTCAGCCCTTCTGGCATTATGTATGTGTAGAGAGAAAACAGAGAAAAGGAAATCAGACATGGCCTATATTAGCCAAGACAAAAAGAAAGAGCTTGCCCCCAATATCAAAGCCGTACTCAAGAAGTACAACATGAAGGGTTCAATTCGGATTGAACATCATTCCGTCTTGCATGTGAATATCAAGTCCGGTGATCTGGATGTTATCGGTAACTACCGGAACACCCTTGCTAACCGGGGACATTCTTGGGATGATCATCACCGGAACCGGTGGATCACCAACCCCGATACTTATCATCAGGGGGTTCATTACCACCTCAATGAGAACTATTCGGGTGAGGTCCTGAACTTCATGGAAGAACTGCTTGCAGCCATGATGGAAGGTAACCACGACAACTCAGACAGCATGACCGATTATTTTGATGTGGGTTGGTATGCCTACATAAATGTGGGAAATTGGGAAAAGCCATACATCCTGACCGGTGAGCCGGAAGCCAAGAGTGAACGGTTGCTGGACCTTGAAGCCCGGTTTTCTGAGAAAGTTGTTGCATAGGTTGATAAACCCTAGAGGTGACACTAAATAATGTTGGTGCAGTCCTAAACAGATTGCACCAATTATATTATTCACCTGTGGTGCAACGGTAGCATCTTTGACTCTGAATCAAAAGATATAGGTTCGAATCCTATCGGGTGATCCAAACATGGAATTGATTATGGACTATCTAACAGAGAGTTTTCACAGCCTGAAAGACCGTGGCTTTTTCCATGCACTTGTATGTGTGAGAAAACTGAACAATGAGCAAATACAGGTCATGCATATTTGTGGATATTCCACCAAACCGTCTGAGATAGATCGGGCTGCACTGATTGAAGAATTGTCAGAAGACAAAGAGCTTGATATGGTTGGTGAGGTTTATGGTCTTGATTATTACATGGTTGAGTTTGATATAATGGAAGAACTGAACAATTCCCTTGTCGTCTAATGGTAGGATAATAGCCTTTGACTCTATAGATGTTGGTTCGAATCCAGCCGGGGGAGCCATTCTGGATAATATGATGAAATTCTATAAAAAATATATACCATTCACACCATTTCAACTCTTGGTTGTTATCGGTGGTCTGTACGGTTATTATGTGTTTTTCACACAATGATTGCATAGGACCCTTAAGGATCGTTCAGCTTGATCCGGATGTTGATATGTTTATTGTGGAATGGTTGCACACAAGCAAGGACCCCATATTCAGTGGATCGAAGTCAGAGGTTTGTGCTTGGTTAAGGATGACAAGAAGATGAAATGGAATCTCCAATCAAACTTCACCAAGACGGAATTGAAAACAGAGTACAGGAGACTTTGTAAGGTTCATCATCCGGATCAGGGTGGAACTTCTGAGAATTTCAGACTGGTGCAGGAAGAATATCAAAGATTGAAACCAAAAGCCAAGGCTGGTGAACGTACCCAGCCGGGAACAGACAATAAAATTTACAGGGTCACAGAAGGTAAACCAGATGGTGATGTGACACTATATGTGCCGGGTGTGTTTCTTGAAGAAGGTGGAGTCATCATGCATACATTCACAGAATTTTTTTATGTGGGTATTGATGAAACTGTACAGAGACTTTCTATACCAAAGGGTGCTGTATCGGGCTGTAGGGCTGCTGTGACGTTCAAAGACAACTCGACGGTAGTCTTTACCATCAGAGAAGAAATGGCCCCTCAAGGGCCTTACTAGAGGATATGTGAGATGTTGCTATTGAAGAAAAATGAGTGGGTGTGTTTCGAACCACATGAGCTTGCAACTGTGTGTCTGGCTCTCAAGACATTGATTGGAGATACGAGTGATGAAGCAACAAGAGATGTGAGTAATAATATATGGAAAGCCCTAAGTCCCTTGTTGACGGATGATTATGCACAGTTTGGAGTTGAGTGAAAATCATTTGACTCCAACCATTTTTTGTGATACAGGTGAGTAGATGACAGATATTATTTACATACATGGATTCGGTTCCAGCCCAAAGTCAAAGAAAGTTGCCATATTGAAGGATCATTTCAATGTAGCAACCCCTACTCTGGGTGTTGAATACGATAAGGTAATGAGAGCCTTAGAGACTTTCATACTGGATTATATCTATACATATGAAGTTGAACCCATACTCGTTGGAACAAGTATGGGTGGTACTCTTGCCACTATTATGGGTCGTAGACATGGACTGAGTTTTGTTGCATTAAATCCTTCGACACAACCTAGCATCACATTGCAACGTCCTGTGTTCAAGACGTTTGTTCCCGGTTGGACGGATGAAAAAGCAATGAAGTGGAAACCGTTGGAAGATCAGCTATCCGATGCACTATCTAAACCAGTCGAGTATCCAAGCTGTGTGATGGTCGAGAAGGGTGATGAGGAATTGGATTACAGTCTTGCAGTTGCTAAATATAAGGATGCATGTGAAGTTGTTGTGTTGGAAGGTGGTTCACACCGTTTTAATGATGTTGAAGCAGTAATCAATAAAATCAAAGAAATAGAGAACACGATAGTGCTATGAAAACATTCAAAGAACATCTTATAACAGAACGTTATGTTAATCTGATAGCCAAAGATAAGAGAAAAGAGGAATATGCCGATCAGATTTATGATCTGTTACAAAAGGCATATGCCAAGATTGGTGGTATACACGGCAACGGCTTCAAAAGTCGTGAAGATATGATTAAAAATATTCCTTTCTGGAAATTTGAAGTCAAAGACAACAAAATTCTAGCCGTTATTATGTACAAGGATAAAGGTGGCCGTAAAAGTGTTGCAGTAGCTACCAACGGCACACCAGCAGGCAAGGTCAGTTTGGCTCGTATGATGAGAGATGATGTGATGCAAGGTAGATCATATTCAGAAAAATCTGGTGCAGCATTAGGTTTTATTAAGAAAAACCTCAGTCCGGACGTATTTGATGCTACTGTCATGTCATATAAGGATGCACAAAAAATACTTGATGATCCTATCCGGCCAGCACCAAAGGATGATGAAGAGTATAAACGGCACCCTGAGTTGAGAGGCCGTCTATATCAGAGAGAAATTGGTGGTGCTTGGCATACGAAAGCATTGTTAGGTGAAGTTGGCAAGAGCATAAAATAGTGAAATGCCCGTGTAGCCCAATTGGCAGAGGCAACAGATTCAAACCCTGTTCAGTGTTGGTTCAAGTCCAACCACGGGCACCATTTTTATAGGATGATTAAGTGATGACGGATGAAATTGAAAAAGTATGTGTGACTTGTAAATATTTCAAACCCACTTATTATGACCCAATATGTACTAATTACCGAACCAAGAGAATAACCTATGATAAGGTGTATGGAACCAAACATATAGAACGAACAGTGGGTGAAGCTGTTAAGTTGTGTGATCACTGGCATTGGGAGCCGAAGACTTTTTACCAAAATCATTCACACCATATAAGTCCAATCATTACTACTGTTGCTTTTCTTCTGCTGTTTGCTTGGTTTATTTGTGTATAAAGATGTTGATCGAAACTCTAAGATGGAAATGAAATATAATGACACGTCAGATATGGTTGATAAGTGACACACATCTTGGTCATGAAAATGTCCTGAACTTCGAAGATGAATCCGGTGTGAAAATCCGTACAGGGTTCGATCATCTGGATCACATGAACGAAAAGATCATGGACAATCTCAATGACAATGTGAAAACCGGTGATATCCTCTATCACCTTGGGGATGTGTACTTCTCCAAGATTCGTGCCCAGAAAGCTCTGGGTCACTTCAAAGCACTCCCATTCAAGAAGAGACTCATTCTGGGTAACCATGATGATGCCCTTGATCCTAATCTCCATGATATTTTTGGGAAGATCATGCTCTGGAGAATTTTCAAAGAGTTCAACTGTGTGTGCTCACACATCCCACTTCGTGAGGAATCGTTCCGGAAGGTGGAATATAATGTCCATGGTCACATCCATGAGAAGGAATCTCCAAGTCCGTTTCATATCAACGTGTGTGTGGAGAGGACAAACTACATGCCGGTGCCGATTGAAGAGGTTATGAAGGGAAAATTCTGATGGACAAGCAAACTCTTCTGGACCTGTTTATAAAGACCAGAGAGTGGAGACTTCATTATAGACAGTCTCGTAAGACAGATATTGAAACAGCCTACTGTGCTTGCCGGGAAGCTGCCATAAAGGATTGTATGCTTGCACTGGGTATGTTAACCCAAGATGAATCATTGGAAATGGAGAAGCTAAAATGGACGTGGACGGACAAAGTGAAACAGATATGGTAACCCATGGATACCTCAAAGGTGAGTGGTGCCCGAAACCCGGTTATACGGAATTCAAACCTGAACAGGTGTTTAAGCATCTCAAGCAGTGGGCAGACTCCAGTCATCCATATGGAATGGTGGGAGTCCATGATGCTTCCGGATCACTTTCTCTTGAGAGGATTGCTGTTGCATATTCGAATGTCACCTTCAAGGATGATGTGGTGTATTTTGATGTTAGGATTCTGGATACAGCAGAGGGTAATATATTGACACACATGCTGAAATTTCATTCGGTGTTGAAATTTGACTATCTCGTGTCTGCTATCGGTACGGTAGAGGATGATGGGACTCGTAATATTCACACATTCAGGGGTATGAACATTATGCCAAGATTGGATAACTGAATGAAGATGAAACTGATAGTGGCAGGTTCCAGAGTGTTGGATGATATGCTACCCATATTCAGTGATCCAATAGTTGAATGGCTTGATAACAACATCAAACCGGATACTGTTGAGTGTCTGGTGTCTGGCCATGCCAAAGGTCCCGACAGGATTGGTGAGATATGGGCAAGAAAACACAGCATCCAGATAGTTGAGTTCATCCCGGATTGGGATAAGCACGGCAACAAGGCTGGACCATTACGTAACAAGCTGATGGGTGATTATGCAACCCATGGTGTGGTGTTCTGGGATGGTGTGTCCAGAGGCTCACAGCATATGCATACGTACATGTTAAGCCTGAAGAAGCCATGTATCATAAAACGGGTAAGTGTGGTTGTTGATGCATGATAAAATACACAACCATAGGGGGATGGGTCCACATGTTATCATACCTGAACCAGAGTATGAGTATCTGAAGATGTGTTCAAGTAAAGAAATGTTCAAACATAAAACACTTGAACCCTTTTTGAAGGAAGCTGTGTCAGTATGGGCAGGTTACAATAATCTCCCGGAACGTGATAGTTTTAAGGTTGGGTTGAATAAGAAGAGTGATGATGTTTTTTGGCAATTAACTATGAGAGTTGAAATCAATTCTAACAGGGTATATTTACCGGATGATAACCTATATAGAAGTTCAGAAAAACTTCGTACACTTGCCGAAGAGCAAGCAACACCTGATAGTGTTTTTGATCCACCACCCACAAAGCCGGATAATGTGTTTGATGTTTCCATAAACACTGGTGTGAAGTTGTGATGCCCTAAATATATAAAACGTATATATTTCAGGGTAATTGAAAATGCTACACAGTTTCAAGACATATAATTTCCTCAGAAAACTTGAAGAGGCCGTTGAATCTCCAGCATTAAAGAGTTTGAAGGGTAGTAAAGACCCATCAAAACTGGAAAAAGCATACAATGATATGATTCCGTTCTTCAAAAAGATTGAAGGTTTGCTGAAAAAGGCAATCAAAGGGTCTGTCCCAAAAAGAAAACTTGGCAACATAAGAGTGTATACCAACATCAAGCCATTGGAATCATTCAAAGATAAAGTTCTGAACCGTGGTAAAAATCCTGCTGAGATTGGTGATTTGGTCCGTGGTGCCGTGCTGTTTGATGATCAATCTGATGCTGAAGAGTTTGTTAAACGTCTGACCCGTCGAGAAGGTTCGAAGGTGGTTGAAGTTGACAGGAAAACAAAAGCCGGTAAGGACCCTGTGTATGGTTATTATGGTGGAATACATATAGACATGCAGTTTGATGGTCTCACAACAGAGCTTCAGGTCATGACCAAACGTCTGTGGAAATTCAAGGCCGTGGCTCATAAAATTTACACAGCTACTCGTAGTAATAAGGGTGGTCCTGATGTTTCAACTCAAATGCAATCACAAAACGTATTCAAACATGGCAACAAGCCAAGCTATAAAGGTGGCCATAGAAGCAGACAGTATGAAGGGTATATTGTCGAAGATAACAGCCTGACTGACGGTTGTGTCATCGTAGAGGGTATTTCGTTTGCCATAGAAGAGCTTGAAGATTTTGGAAACTGGAAAGAGGTTGATATATTTGCTTAAAATACCATATTGTCATTGACAGAGGTTTGTTAGTATGCTATGAAATATGTAGAGATGAGAAAAGAGTTTGACATAGAAGGTGTTGGTTTTGAGGTTAATATCTCAAACACTGGAGATGTAAATTTCCATCCAATCTCTGGTATGACGGAGAAGGGAAGCTTGCCTTTCCATTTCCTGTTTGAGGATGATCCAATCTTCTCAGACATAAATCTGTTCAGGAATCCAATAAAGATATTTCTCAAGGTTGGTGATATCATTCTGGATTGGGTTAAGATCAACAAGCCATATACCTTTGCCTTCAACAGTTCAACGAATAGGAAGAATAAGGTTTACGGTTATTTTGCTAAGAAGCTGGGGAAGAAGCTGCCAAACTACAACATGGTAGAGCATCCAGTCGGTACGTTCAGGTTTTACAGGATAAATGACTGATGACAAATCAAACAAGTCCGGATCAGAGTAAAGCTTTCATCATGTGTGTTGGATTACCCGGTACTGGTAAGACCACATTCTGTATGAATATGGTGGAAAAGTTCAAAATAGACATGCAGCCGTGTGTCTATGCATCATCAGATCATTATATCGAAAAGTTCACCAAGAGGTTTAACCAACCCTATGTGGACGTGTATCCAAAATTCATAAAGGATGCAGAGAATTTCATGATGGGGGATATCAGGTGTGCCGTTATAGGTGGTATTCCAATCATCCATGATGGTTTGAATATCACGGTAGAACGAAGAAGAGATATTCTTGATGCCATTCCGGCAGGTTATCATAAAATTGCACTACTGTTCGATGTTCCATTTGATCAAACCGATCAGTGGGCACACAGAGTGGTGAATCATAAGTTTAAACCTCTTAGTCAAAAGACTCTGGGTGAACTGCAATCTATGTATGTGGAGCCGGTTGTCGAAGAGGGTTTTGATCACGTTGTTGATGTTGCACATTCAGTTAGGATTATGAAATGAGATTATATGTAGTGAAAAAGGGGACCACTGGTATATTGTTGACACATAATGGTGAGAGAGTGTTGATAAATACCTGTGAGTTCAATAATGAGCAGGTTCTGGATGAGACGGATGTTCTCGACAGTCCGTCCATGGAACAGCTTGGAACCTCAAAAGAGATTGACGATCCAGACTTCTCCATTGTTCGTGAATTTGCCAAGCATGGTTATTATGTGTTTCAAAAGTGGGCTGGTGATGGCTCAAAGAAGAACGTAAACAGGATGGTTGTTGTGGTGCTGCAAAACGATGTGAAGACCGTCATGGAAGATAGCATAGAGGAAGATGACCATAATGCCTAACAGTAACACTAATAATATGCTCACACTTGAAAAACCGTTTCCAGTGAACGATATGAAAGAATTAATCATCATAAACAACTCAAAGGTTTATGATGGGTTCACCGTGCAAGGTCCAAATTCTGCCTATGGAAAGATCGTGATGGAGATGAAAGTCTTCAATGATGAGCATCTGATTCCAGTTGTTTTGTATCAGGAGAAGACTTCTTCTGTTATTGTGACCTCACAGGAATATATGAATAACAGGTTCAATTGACATGTCCTTCATCAGAAATTTTCACAAGCATAGAAAAATGTACCATAACCAGACCTTGGGTGAAGCTTTCTGTAACTATCACTGGCATGGGCCACTCCATCCAACACAGCAAAAACTATTTGATGAAAAAGATGATGACAAGGCTCGTAAACTGATCATAAAATACTATATTGAAATGGACCGTGAATTTGATGGAGAAGTCTATGACTAAGCTTTTAAAACATGAGCATCTTTTGATATCTGCTCATGTTAATCGACCACCGGTTGATGGCCAACAGGAAGAATTGAAAAACTGGATTATCGGTCTTGTTAATCTTATAGGCATGAACATTCTGGCTGGACCAATTGTAGCATATGTTGACAAAGCCGGGAACCGTGGTCTCACGGCAGTTACAATCATTGAAACATCACACATAGCAATACATATATGGGATGAGCCTGAACCGGCTCTGATACAGCTTGATGTTTATTCATGTGATGAGCTTGACCCATCACTGGTTATTGAACATCTTGCATTGTTTGATATTGTTGATATTGAGTTTAAATTCCTAGACAGGGAAAATGGTTTTGTGGAGAAGAAACTGAAATGACAAAAATACTTGAGACTGAATTTAAGCAGAGGGCTTATGATGGCAAATGGGAACGGATCAGCAAGATCATGGACCATGACAACTCATATTCGTATGAGACCGACTCAGGACAGAAAATCACTCTGATCCCTGAGAAGTGGGTCACTACTGGGGTATTCGATTTCCTTTGTGAAGCCAAAGGTTACTGAAATTAAGAAAATCAAAACCATGAAGGATAATGAAAAATGGAACTGAGTAAATCATTTACAAATAAGAACGTCAAGCTCGTTAAGCTTAATTATGGTGAGGAAGTGATTGGCTTCACGGATGGGGTGGCAGAGGATGGCTCTATAACCCTTGAGAAGATCATCAGGGTGGTAGTCATGCCCGGTAACCGTGCAACTGGTGCACAGCCTTCTATTGGCTTTGCAGACTTTGTTCCATGGGTGAAGGAAGAACGTATGACCTTCAAGGAAAAAGATATCATGCTTCTGCTCACTCCGAAGGATGAGATTGTGAAGGAATACAAGGCTATGTTCTCTGGTATTATCACACCAGATTCCCAAACAATTAAGTTGCCCGGTCTTGGCTCCTAGCCTATATACCACACATGACCAAAAACTTTTACACCAATGTACGTCAGTACAAGGGACACATTCTTTATAGGGGTGTCCACTTTGATGAGAATGGTAAGCCAAAACGGGTCGTGAAAAGATCAAATATGAGCCTACCATATATTTGAAGAGTAAAGAAGTGACCGGCTTGACCAATATTGATGGCAAGCCGGTTATACCTGTCAAGCCCGGTGATATATGGGACGTTTGGAAATACATCAAACAGTACAAGGACGTTGAGGGTTTTGACGTATATGGAAACCTGAAACATGAATATTCTTATATCTATGAGAATTACCCTGACATGGTGCCATATGACAAGAAGTTCATTCTTGTTGTAAACCTTGACATTGAGGTCATGTCTGAAAATGGATTTCCAGACCCATGGGAGTGCACGGAAGAAATGACGGCAATCTCCATGACGTTTAATGATGACAAGATCATCGTGTTAGGTCATGACAAGTTTGGACTGATGCCGGATGGTTACAAGACAGACCGTAAAAATCTCAAATACATAGAATGTGAATCTGAAGAGCATCTGTTGAGGATGTTCCTTGAAATCTGGATCAAGAACTGGCCAGATGTTATCACCGGCTGGAATTCACTGATGTTCGATATGCCATATATCGTCAACCGGATCGGTAAGATTCTTGGTGAGTCCTACATAGACATGTTGTCACCTTGGGGTGTTGTGGAGTATCAGGAACGTGTGAACGTGGAATGGAATACCCGTGATAAGTTCTATAGCATTTATGGGGTTGACCAGATCGATTACATGCTGGCATATAAGAAGTTTGCACCAAGCTCCAAACAGCAGGAAAATCTAAAGCTGGACACGGTTGGGTTCAATGAGTTGGGGATGTCGAAGCTGGACTATTCAGAAGTCAAGAATCTCCACTCATTGTACAAGATAGATTACCAGAAATATCTTGACTACAACGTAAGAGATATTGATATCGTATCTGGTCTTGACCGGAAGCTGAGTCTGTTTGACCTGATGTTTGCACTGGCATATACGGCCAAGGTAAACTATGAAGATGTGTTTGCACAGGTTAGGATGTGGGATGCCATTATGACCAATCACCTTATGTCAAAGGGTGTTGTGGTTAATCCCATGAAAGATAGTTCAAAGGATTCACGTTACAAGGGTGCCTATGTGAAGCCGGTTCTGGTTGGTATGCATGATTATGTTGCATCATTTGACTTGGACGGCCTGTATCCCCATTTGATGATGGGTTATAATATTTCACCTGAGACGTTCATTCCTGTTGAAAATTATAATGACCAGATGAAAGAGTTTTCACGTGAGAACCCGATCATAACACCAGACAAATTAGTGAATAGGGAATTCGATCTGTCAACACTATATCCATGGAAGGTTAACCTGACCCCAAATGGTGAGTTTTTCAGCACCAACAATGAAAGCTTTCTTGGTGAGGTGATGAGAATTCTCTATGATGATCGGAAGAAATATAAGAGTATGATGATCGAAGAATTGAAGATGCTTGAGAGTATCAAGGCTGAGAAGGTCAGAAGAGGGTTGGAATGAATCTCGAATCCCTTAGTGATGCTGAGTTGTTGAAGCTTGAAGAGACCACAAACAATCTGGCAACCACATACAACAATCTCCAATTAGCCAAGAAGGTTACATTGAATAGTGCATACGGTGCTCTGGGTAACCGGTTCTATAGGTGGTTTGATGTACGTCTGGCTTCTGCTATTACTGGTGCTGGTGAACTGGCCATCAAGTGGATCATCAAGGATATGAACAAGTTCATGAATGATTATGTGGGCACAAAGGATGAGGATTACATTATTGCAGCAGACACGGACTCCATGTATATCCATCTGGAAAAAGTGTTGAAGAAGGACCTACAGGATATAACAGACAAAAATGTTCTTCTGGACCATATGAACAAATTCTGTGACGAAACGATTCAACCGGTTATCAACAAGTCGTTTGAAAACCTGTCGAAATATATGAATTCATTCGAACAGAAGATGGTGATGAAACGTGAGGTTCTGGCTGATCGTGGGATATGGACAGCCAAGAAGAACTATGTTCTGAACGTCATGGATGATGAGGGTGTCAGACTTAACGAACCAAAGATCAAGATCAAGGGTTTGGCTGTTATCAAATCGTCAACGGCTCCAGCCTGTAAGGATAGCATCAAGGAAGCCATCAGGTTGATGATGACGGCTGATAATGATGCCATGATACGGTTCATCAAGAAATTCAAAAAAGAGTATGATCAGAGACCCTATGATGAACTGGCAGACATATCATCAGTGAACGGCCTTGAGAAATACCATGATAATAGGACCATATGGGGTAAGAAGTGTCCGAAACACACAAAGGGTGCACTGATCTATAACCACCTATTGAAAAAGCATGGCCTTGAGAACACATATGAAGCCATAAAGGATGGTGAGAAGATCAAGTACATCCACTTGAAGGAACCGAATCCATATGGATTTGAGATTATTTCATTCCATGACCGGATACCTGAAGAGTTTGGGTTGGAAGAATATGTGGATTACACTCTCCAATTTCACAAAACATTCTTGAAAAAACTCAAGATCATCACGGATGCAATAGGGTGGCAACATGAAAAATCGTCTGATATTAAAAGCTTATTGGAGTAATTATGGGTAAACGATCTGATTTCAAGAGGAATGCACGGGACAAGTATGACACACCATATTCATGTGTTGTGCCACTCATACCACATCTGAAATATACCAACTATATTGAGCCGTGTGCCGGTAAGGGTTGGCTTATGGACCATCTTGAAAAGCATGGTATGAACTGTGTGATGGCCAGTGATATTGAGCCGGAACGTGATGACATTTATGAGGCTGATTATCTGGCATATACATTATGTGCTTCCCATTCATATGGGGCCGACTGTTTCATCACCAACCCACCATGGGACCGGAAGATTCTTCATCCAATGATCTTGGCTCTTTCAGAAATCAAACCCACATGGTTGTTGTTTGATACAGACTGGATGCACACCAAGCAGGCTATTCCATACTTGGAGTATTGTGAGAAGATCGTGTCGGTTGGCCGGGTGTGTTGGATGCCGGAAACGAAACAGACTGGTAAAGACAATGTGGCTTGGTATCTTTTCCAGAAGAACACATCAGGCCCAACAAAATTCTTTGGAAGGACTTGATACAATGGAACCGACAAAAACACGGTGGGGTTACTGGCAGGAGCTTCTTGTTGAAGAAGGCTTCAGGGTCAAGAAGCTGGTTATCAATTCAGAGAAGCACATATCTCTCCAGTACCACAACCACCGGGCAGAGTGCTGGTCCATTATATCAGGCTCTGGTGAACTAAAGATAATTGAGGATGGTGCTGAATATATGATGTTCGTCACAGAACTGGACGTTGTGACGATCCACCGTGGGTGTATTCACAAAGTCACATGTGTGTCTGAGGAACCTCTAGTAATTATTGAAACACAGGTCGGACATATATGTACAGAAGAGGATATTGTCAGGCTTGAATCAATTGAAGAATAAGCTTGACAAGACACATAAATTGTGAGATTGTAGATAGATACAACACTTGAATAGAGACAGGTAACATGAAAAATAAAGACCTTTTGGCAAAACTCAAGAAGAACAGCACCATCAAGGATACGGCTATTCTTTCAGATTCAAAAATCTATGGCAAGAAAGATATGATTGCCACAATGTGTCCTATGATCAATCTGGCATTGTCTGCACGGCTTGACGGGGGTTTGACACCCGGCCACACAATGATTGCCGGTCCTTCCAAACACTTCAAGAGCATGTTTGCTCTTATGATGGCTGGTGCATATCTGGATAAGTATGAAGATGCCATCCTGCTATTTTACGACTCAGAATTTGGAACACCGGAAGAGTATTTCAAGATATTCAACATTGACACATCTCGTGTCATCCACACACCAATTACTGACATTGAAATGCTGAGAACCGATATGGCCAATCAGCTTCACACACTTGAACGTGGTGATAAAGTGGTTATTGTCATTGACTCAATCGGCAATCTTGCTTCTGGCAAGGAAGTTGCTGATGCTTTGTCGGGTTCTGATAAAGCCGATATGACACGGGCCAAGGTGATGAAGTCATTGTTCCGGATCGTAACACCACACCTGACCATCAAAGACATTCCTCTGATCACAGTCAACCACTCATACAAAACCATGGAAATGTTCTCCAAGGATGTTGTAGCTGGTGGTACTGGTGCATACTATTCTGCTGATAATGTATGGATCATTGGTCGTAGACAGAACAAGAATAAAGCATCCGATAAAGAAATTGCCGGTTGGGATTTCGTGATCGTTGTGGATAAGTCTCGTTATGTTCGTGAGAAGGCCAAAATTCCCATCACCGTGACGTTTGAACGGGGTATCAACAAATACTCAGGGTTGTTCGATCTTGGTCTGGAAATGGGGGTTGTTCAGAAAGCTGAGAAACGAATCAACAAACAGGATGCTTTTGAGTTTATCGATTCAGATGGGGTTGTGATATCTGAACCCATGAATATGATTGAAGCTCGTGAATCTGATGTATGGGAAAAGCTTCTGGCAGATAAAAATTTCAAAAGCCTTGTCGAAGAGATGTATTCTATTGGATCGAAGGAACAGATACTGTTTCTTGATGAGGATGTTGATTTGTCAAATGAGGTGATTGAAAATGAAGACATATGATGAGGAAACCCTCTCAATAGCCATCTCTGAAACAGCACACTCATGGAAGCAACGTTGTTACAACATATGTGCTGCCATAGGTGTTGATATTGGGGAGTATGAGCTAAGTGATGAGCTTGGTGATTACAAGGATGCACTGGCAAACTTCTATGCTGATCCGGAAGTTTATGACAAGGTGAGTGATGCAATATCACCAGCCCAAGTGGATCGTGGTAATATAGCAAAAAACGTTCTTGAAAAACATATGGATAAATCGGAGTCATAAGATGAAATGTTATTGTGTAGAATGTCGGAAGGCACGGCTAGAAGCATTTGGTTTTGCAAAAGCAAGTGTAGAAGAAGAGGTTGAAGAGCTTAGAACATATCTGGATTCTGATACCAAGATTCAAAGACCACCTTCCCCATATCTGGAGAAAGCATTAAAGAAAATGTATTTTCCAGACCCAATCCAGTCTGAGCATTTTCAAGAGTGGGATGAGTATTACATGGCCATGGCCTATATGACGGCTATGAGGTCCAAGGACAACTCAACATGGATTGGAGCCGTGATAGTGGGTCCTGATGGAGAAATCCGTTCCACGGGCTACAATGGCTTTCCTAGAGGGGTTAAATACACGGAAGAACGTCTTCAAAGACCAGTGAAGTATGACTTCACAGAACATGGAGAAAGAAATGCTATCTATAATGCAGCACGGGCTGGTGTCTCAACGAATGGTTGTACTCTATACACACATGGCCTTCCTTGTTTTGATTGTGCTAGAGCAGTTATTCAATCAGGCATAAAGCAGGTTGTTGGCACCAAACACGGCCTTGTAGAATCATATAGTGAGAGTGAAGCCGGAAGAAAGGCTATGCTTGATGAAGCTGGAATTGTGTTCAGGGAAATGGATTACAACCCATCCGGTAAGAAAATTGTGTCAAAAGTCAGTGGAGAGTATCACGGTAATGATTAAATATACATGTTTTGAAGTGCCAATTGTTGGTGAGGTTGCCACATTTTATGAATTCAAAGAGAGTCCATGGTATGGAATCAAGTTTTATTTCACCAACATTAAACCTGAAAACCCTGACGATATGAAAAATCTGAAAGGTAGTGTCAAGTTGAAATTCTCATATGTCGTTCTGGATGATCAGGGTAGGGGTGATCTGGAAAACAATGAAGAACTGGACAGACAGGTTGGTGTTGTTCTGCAAGATTTGATGACTATAGATGAAGATTGACCCAGACCTTATCAATGCCTTCTTTGAATTTGGTGGGTCCATCGTCATAGTTATGTCAATCCTACAAGTGTATAGGGATAAGATGGTCCGTGGTGTTTCATGGGTCATGCTGGCATTCTTCACCACATGGGGTGGGTGGAACCTGTATTTCTATCCACATGTGGGTGCAATATGGTCATTCTATGCTGGGATATTGTTATTCATCACAAACTTCATATATGTGTCACTCATAGTATTTTACATCCGGAAAGAGAAGTATGAGAATCGAGCAGAAAATACTCCAAGGTCTGATACATGATAATGATTTCACCACCAAGGCTATCCCCCATCTGAAACCAGAATACTTTTCCGAAAATACAGACCAGCTTCTCTTCACTCTAGTATCCGGATTCATCGACAAATACGATGAATTACCTAAGATAGACAGTCTGAGAGTCGAGCTAGGTCAGTTGGCTGGAATAAGTAATGACGATGAGCATGAAATCCAGCAGACCATAGACGAAATAGAAAAGCTTTCAACCGATTTCAACAGGGATTGGTTGATCGATTCCACTGAGTCTTTCTGTAAGGAACGGGCACTATATCTGGCCATGACCAAATCAATCTCCGTCATGAACGGGGATGAGAAGGATGTGGGGACCGGTTCCATCCCAGATATCCTCTCTGAGGCTCTGGCCATCACGTTTGATGATCGTATCGGTTTGGACTATCTGGAAGACTGGGAAGACCGGTTTGACTATTACCACCAGACATTCAACAAGATTCCATTCGACCTTGAGATGTTCAACAAGATCACAAAGAATGGTGTGATCAAGAAAACTATGAATCTGGTCATGGGTCCGTCCGGTGGTGGTAAGTCTATCCTGTTCTGTCATCTGGCTGCTGCATACATGAACATGGGTCACAATGTCCTGTACATATCCATGGAAATGTCTGGTGAGGAAATCCAGAGACGTATCGATGCCAATCTGTTCAATGTGGATATAGGCAAGGTTGAGAATATATCCAAAGAGGTGTTTGCCAAGAAGGTGGACACACTCAAGAGCAAGATCAAGGGAAAGCTGATCGTCGAACAGTTTCCAACATCTGAAGCCAATGTGAATCACTTCAAGGCTCTGATGAAGGACCTCAAACTGAAACGTGGGTTCGTGCCTGATGTGGTGATCATTGACTATCTCAACATCTGTTCATCTGCCCGTATCAAGATGGGTGGTTCGATCAATTCATATACCTATGTGTTGAAGATTGCCGAAGAGGTACGATCACTGGCACAAAAAGAAGATGTTATCATGTGGACAGGAACACAGACAAACCGTGAGGGGTATAAGTCTACTGATCCGGGTGCTGAGAACGTGGCTGAATCATTTGGCTTGATGTACACAACGGATTTCTTCATTGCACTGGTGCCCACTGAAGAGCTTGAAGAGCTTGGGCAGATCATGGTCAAACAGATCAAGAACCGATATAATGCCGTTGACAACCCCAGACGATTCTGTATTGGGCTTGACAAGGCCAAGATGAGGTTTTATGATCTGGAAGATTCAGCACAGGAAGATATCATTGATAATGAAACTGGTGAAATAACAAGGGGTCCAGCAAACAGACCGGTAAAAGCATTACGTGATGATGATAAACCCATCATGGATGACAGGTTTGGGGACTTCATGTTTTAAAGAAGGTTCTTTTATCATACTCTTTTTTGAGTATACCACGATTTGGTATTCTGTTCATGTCTGGAACATTATCAGAAAACTGTCCAACTTTGAATTTTGTTTCAGGACTCTGAACTTCACGTGGCACACCAAGGCAACTGTATTTTACCACCTTCCAGACATATATGGTATCACCCACGGATGCTTCAGTTGGTATTGTATGAATGATCTGAAATCTTTTTGGGTCTGCCGATTTGTTATACCCAAATGGTTCGGGTTGAGGAATGATCTGAATAACCAAACCGTCAGTGGTTCTTACCCTACCTTCCATTCTTGCACCGGTTGCCTTACAGAAGAGAAGAGAGGTCCATGGTTTAATTGATCTGCTTTCAAGCACGAATGGTGAGTTTATGGGAACAATATCTCTGGGAACGGTCAGAGAACGTATTATGAGAGGGTCTGCAACAGCAACAACATGAAACCACAATGCAGCAATTCCTATAATACTCCATTTTATAATAGATTCGAGATATGGGACAGTTCTAACTGTTGCCTGAATATCTTTAAGCACACATACTAGGCATATATGATTTTCTCTTAGTTTTCCATGACCTTCGGTGCATATGTATTTCAATTTCCCGTTACCTTTTTGACAGTTTCAGATATGACCCTCACCCACAATTCATATATTCCATACAGTGTAGCAGACACGGCAAGGAATAATGTTGCTGTGTCTCGTGCACTTTTTTTCAACCATATGTAATTACGTTCTTTTTGGGCCATTTCACTGATAAGGTCCAAATCATTCAACAATTTGAAGATTTCATCCTCATACTCTATCAATGTGATGAATTTTAACAACTTTTCATCACTATCGAGTGAATTGGCAAGTCGTCTTACAGTGTCATACTGTTTTTCTGTAAGTTTTGGGGATGCCATGTGATTTGTCTCTTGACTCTACTGATGGGTGCAGGTATATTTAGGTCATAGAGTGATTAGAGAGAAAAGGAAATAAGACATGACAGCTTATGTGGTTTACAACTTGGAAACAACCTACTTGGTCAAAGCCAAGTCCGGAAGAACACACTTTGAAAGTAAGGGTGCTGCTACCCGTGCCAAGAACGAAGCAGAACGGAAAGAGCCTGAGTATGGGTTTGGTATTACTGATGTGAAGAACTTCTACAACAACATTGAACTGACCGTGACCCGTTACAATGCCCTGACCGGTGCTCCCTTCGAAGAGACGGTAAACACCCCATACTACTGCTCACCATCGTCAGAACATTACCACTGCTCGTAACAGGGGTGGGGACTCCGGTCCCCATGGCTTTTAAGAAAGAGAAACATAGATGGATAACAGAGTCATTTTAACAGACTGTGACGGGGTACTCCTGAACTGGGAGTATTCCTTCTATATCTGGATGGAACGTTTTGGATTCAAACCGGTGGTTGATGATCCGGGAATGTTCTATGATGCCGGTCATGTGCTTGGTATCGAAAAGCCTGATCTGATCAAGTACATCAGACAGTTTAACGAGTCTGCTGCAATAGGGTTTCTTCCACCATTCAGGGATGCCATGGAGTACGTCAAAAAGCTCCATAGAGAGCATGGTTACGTGTTTCATGTGATAACATCCCTCTCAACAGATAAAGCTGCTGGTGAGCTTCGTAAGAGGAACCTGTGTAAGTTATTTGGTGATACAGTGTTCGATGATTACATCTTTCTGGACACTGGAGCCGATAAACATGAGGCATTAGCTAAATACCAAGACAAGGACTATTATTTCATTGAAGATAAGCCGGAAAATGCATTGCTTGCATACGACTATGGTCTGAAGGGTGTTCTGGTGGAGCATGGACACAACATGCATATCACAGACATTCCAGTATTCAAGAACTGGAAGAGCATCTATAAACATATAACGAAAGATAATGAATATGGATAATTTTGTAATAATTGCTATCATAATATCTGGTGGTGCACTACTTTACTGGTTGGGTTATAATAGAGCAATTCAAACAAGAACCGATGATATGGAAAAATTTCTGGATGGTATGATCGATGATGGTATCGTTGAACGAGAAGAAGTGATTAAACACTTGCAAAAAGTTAGGGAAGCACTTGAACAAGAAGACTCCACGGAAGCAAAATCCTAGAGACTATGATAAAGCTGCTGAAGAAGCTATAAAAAAGATGCTCGACAGAAGATCACAGATTTTCTTGGAAGAGGCCGTTGGTATGGCTCTTGACCAACTGGGGGGATCAGAAACCAAGAAAATTCTCCTGAGTTATGTCGAACTCGTTGAAGAGTTTAGATAATACACCCTAAAAGCCAAAGACTTCTAAATACTGGATATAGTGATAATATCCAGTAGGGAAGAGGTCAAAATGGCTAAAAAACTTTCATATTTTACAAAACCACCATTGGTGGAAGAAGTCCGTATTGAAGAAACCTTCGATATGGATGATTTCCTGTTGTATGAAAAGTCAATGTTCCCAAATATGATCAGGGATATAAAGGATAAGGTTATGGGTCGTAGAGGCCCAGAGGTTATGTCAAAGGCCCTGTTTGATTATGTCAAGCTGATCGACAAGACATCAAAAGGTCCAGCAACAAGCAGAACATCAAACGGTTCTATCAAGGTTAACACCAAGAGCAGACATGCCGTTTCCATAGCCAACCTTTATCACCTTCCCCCACGTAAATTCATAGAATTCCTCAACAAATCCCTGAAACAGCAGGGGTTTACAGATTACATCGTGGAATCTCTTGATGAAGATATCTTCATGATGAACGAAGCTGTAGCTCCAATGGTCAACGATGCCAAGAGAGTTTTCTGCACAACCAACATCAAAGAGAAGCAGGCACTTGTCTCCACCATGGTCGATGAGTATGCCGAAGAGCATATGAAAGGCTCTCTCAAGGCCCATGTGGAGAATATGGCAGACCCTGAGACCCTGAACAAGGTTGCATATAACCTGATGTTCAGAAGCAATGAACCACTGATAAATTGTGGTCTGGCTGAAGAAATCCTTTACGAAATGCCGACTGTTTCAGACAGTGATATGAGAGAAGTCCTGACAGACCTGTCCAGAAAATGGGCTGCTAAAGGTGTCAATTTCGACTTCTCCAAACACTTCAAGGAACGTGTGAATGATGCAAGAAATTCAAACCAGCCTATCTCAGTGGATGATCTGAAGACATTTTTCGACAAGATTTATGAAAAGATGGGTACGAAGATCGGTAAAATCCGTATGAGACCCGGTGAAGACATGGAAGGTGTGTTCAGTTTCCGTGCCAAGAGTCTCCATGTTCCATTTGTTATCCGTTATGAGAAAGACAACGGTAAGGGTCTTGTACTGCTTGCCCAGTCTATCATCCGGAAGAAGAAGTTTGCACTTGGTAGAATGGGTGGAAAGCACTTTGTCGTGGAAGATTTCGACAACGGTATCACAATGCAGCTTGGCAACACCGACAAGATCACAGAAGACCATGGTGCCGGGTTCATGGGGACATCTGACCTGACCAAGAAATACATGAATGCCACACCGGGACAGGATGAGAACGGGGAATGGAAGATTGCCTATAATGATTATGAGGAAGAATGGGCTGAGTTTGATGGTAATCCGGGTGTTCACACAGACAACAAAGAAAAGAAGAAGATGACCATGAAGACACTCAAGCAGAAGATCACCGAAGCTAACGTCAGGGGTAGATCACCACGTAGTGTTGGTTTGAAGGTTGGTGCTGATGGAGTGTTAGATGGTGGAACAGTCAGACCTGTGAGTAAGACCAGAACCCGTGGCAACATGGGTCGGAAGAATGATCCTGCACGTTCAAAGAAGGTTGATGATGGCTCCACAAGAACACAGGTTAATAGGGCTGCAAAATCCAATCCAAGGCAACCACGGGTGAACTCGACTGCAAAAGGTGGCCAGCCAACTGATAGTGTCCAGTCTCGTACATCAAGATCAAACAACACAACCGTAGCCAAGGCCCGTGAGAGAATTGCAAGACGGCAGGAGAGACAGGCTGCTTCAAAAGCTCGTTCTGCTGGTGTTAAGCTAAAACCAACAACAGGTGGTAGAGACAGTCCGGAAACCAACAATACTGCAACTAAACCACAGGCAGGACCGGCAAGGAATCCAAGGTTCAGACAGGTTGGCCAGAAAACCAATCCACGGGCTGCTACAGCACCAAGCACTGTTAGAACACGTGGCAATATAGGTCGGAAGACTGACCCGGCTCGTGCTGTTGGTAAGCCAACAACTGGCAGAGACAGTCCTGAGACCAATAACACTGCAACTAAACCTAAAGTCTCAAGACAGCAGGCCCAGAAGAGAAATGGTGCTACAGCTAAAACCACAACAAAATTGGCTCAAGCAACAAGTGTGGGATCAAATTCGAAGAGACCGGATCGTGCTAGACCCGGTGCTACAGCTAAAACTACAACAAAATTGGCTCAAGCAACCATGGTTGGCTCAAATTCAAGAAGAACAGGTGCCCAAGGGCAGGGAAATCAGGTAAATAGAGCTAGGAAGGCTGGGGATCAACATCCACCGTCTGTTGGGGTGGCTAAAAAGCCGGGTGATCAACATCCAGTCAACAAGCCAAGCATTGCTAATGCACCAAAGCCAAGAAGCAAGCCAGCAGTGCCGAAGCCAGCAGTGGCAAAGAGAACAACAACCATCTCCAAGCAGAAGCCTAAGTCTGGTGGGCAGACCACATACAAAGCCAATTACAAAGGTGGACAAGGCCAAAAGGCTGTTTCACTGAGTCGAATTAACCAAAACACAAGAACCAGAGCACCAAAGGACAGAGTACGATGAGAAATCATTACAACCAATTCAGAACAGATGACAAACTGACTGAGGCAACACGTAAAATCTATAATGGAACACGTGATGATCAGACAGATCAGTTTACCATGACTGAGGAAGCTCTCACAGAGATGTCCGGTAAGGTCAAGGGTGATTTCACACCGGCTATGCTAAAACAGCTTAAGAGTGGCTTTGCAGCTATCAAGAGCCTGAAGCCGGGTACAGAGCACCACAAGAAGCTTGTAGGGATGCTGAACACACTTGACAAGAAGCAGATGGCTGCACTGGCTGATGCTGAAATCAAGTGGGTGTCTGATATTGCCGGTGCTCGTTTGAATGAAAATGCAGACAGTCTCGTGTCCAGAGCATCTGCTGCCATGACTTCAATGACCAAGGTTGGATTCGGGAGCACTGCACCTAAAGTATCCGGAATGTCCCCATCAGGGCCGTTTGGAATGATCAGTGAAGGTAAGAAAGATTCGTGGAAAAACATGGATATGTCACACATGTCACCTAAAGCTGGTAAGAAAGCTTGGGCTAAAACTGAGAAAAAGGGACTTAAACGTGATCAGCAGGATGAAGCATATAATAAGGATGCTGTTGATAAAGAAATCAAGAAAGATACACGTATCAAAGGTAAAGAAGCCAAGAAAATTCATGGTCTTTTGAAGGGTTGGAGAGGTTCCAAGAAATCTGTTGATGAAGGTAAGGGTGATGAGCCACGTTCAGATTACAAGTCCGGTTCTGATGACAAACAGAGCAACAGTGCCCGTTGGAGAGCAGAACAACGTCTGAAGAGACGTGACCAGCAGGATGAAGAAGAGCAGATTGATGAAAAATGGGATGCTGATCGTGTCCGTGATGAATTCGACAGTAACATGAATCTGACTGTTGCACAGCTTGCCAGAATGGCTGGTATGTCAACACAAGAAGTCAAAAAGATTCTGATGTCAGAGTCTGATCTTTATGAAATGAAGATGACCCATAATGATGCTAAAAAACTCTATAAACAGGGTAAAATTGATGCTGCTTGGAAAAAGGCCCAAGAAGATGAAGGTCTTGATAAGAACATGACCAAAGAAAAATGGTTGAAGTGGATGGGTAGTCTGAATGAATCCAAGTCTGCATCCGGCTATGAAATCTACCACAAAGATTATTCCACTGCCGTCCAACATGCTATCAAACAGGCTGAGAAGCAGGGTTATGAAGTTGATATGGAAGATGTTTCAGACAAGATTGCATCCGGACCACGTAAGCCATCTGAGGGGAAGACAAACTCTTTCCACATCAAGGTGACCAAGAATGGTAAGCCAGTCAACAAGACTCTGAACATGCAGGTATTCAACACTGGCAGAAAGTATGAACTCAATATGTATGTTGAGGAAGCTGGCCAGATTGATGAAAGTGATGACAGAGCAACAGTGCTTTGGAATAAAGTTTTTGATGATTTAGACTCAAAATTTAAGACCTTTGATGGTAAAAAAATGCAACATCATCAAAAAATTTCTAAGTACCTACAACAACAAAGAATTCCTCAAAATGTAGCCACATCTGTTGTTTTGGATTATTCAGATTATCGTATGAATATTAAGAGTAAGGATGAGGCAATTAAAACTATTGTACAAAACCATCCACCTAAAAAAGTGAACGAAGAGCAGATTGCTGAGATTGCACCACTGGTTGCTGCTGGTGCCCGTGCACTGACACGTTATGCAGTCACAAAGGCTGTTGAAAAGGGTGCTGAGAAGATCAAGTCCAAGATGCAGTCTGAGGAAGATGATGACGAAAAGGTTAAGAAGTCAAAGTCCGACAAGGATGTCGTGGACGTTTCCGATGATGATGTTGTTGATACATCACCAGTGGACAAAGACGACAAGACCAAGAAGAAGAGTGAAGTCAACGAACTGTCATCAGCTAAACTTAGAGCATATAAAGACGAAGCTGATAAAAGCAGTGATCATAAGAGATATAAAGGTTCTGAATTAGCCCGTAAGAAGCTTGGTAAGGGTAAAAAAGCAATTGAGCCAGAAAAAGTCAGAGTATATGCTAAAGAAGAAAATGAAAGTTTTGCAGATCGTTTTACTGCTAAATACTATAATAGAACCGTAAAGGGAGAAGAATAATGCCACTCTGGGGTAACATAGACAGGGCTAATAATAGTCCTAAACAGGTAGTTATGCAAGTAAATCAAGCATATACGGCCAATAATTATGCTGGACTTTACAACAACGTCACAACTGGTGCCAGTATAGCTGGTGCTAATGTTGGTGTGTTTGGTGTGTCAGCAACAGAAGTTGCCAACACATCTTCAGAATCGGTTGCACATGCAGGCTGGACTTTGAGAACAGAAGGAACTGGTGGTCGTGCCGGTCGTGTTCATCATGAAGTTCTGGTAGCTATGTCATCCATGACTGGTGATGCAGCAGGCAATACGGATAATACAGTATTCCCCGGAGTCTAATCCATGAATACGTTTAAGCAATATCTTGCTGAAATCAAGATTGCCCGACACAATATGCCACAGGTTAATACCGGTGATATAGAAGATATGCTGAAATGGGTTGCAGCTAAAGGGATCGTTATTTCCAAAGGGAGTATCGATCCCAAAAAGCTGATTCCAATTCAGGATATCCACAAAAAAGCTGTTAAGGCAATCGTCAAATCTAAAGCACCGGCTGCAATGAACAAACCATTGTTGATTTCCGGTGATAATCATCTGTTGGATGGACATCACCGGTATGCTGCTGCCATTGAACTAAACCGGAAGGTGAAGTTTATCCGGATCAACCTGCCTGTTTTGAAGGCACTTGATGCTTTGAAAAAGTTTCCGAAGACAGAATTCCGTGCAAAGGGAGCTATCTCCGGTGCAAAACATTATAAGGAACTTCAATAATGAAATCATTCAGACAGTACATAAAAGAAGATGTTGATCTTATGCCAGCATCCACCACGGATGACCTGCAACCGGATAATGTTGGGCAGATTGCTAACATAAACATCATGCTCAAGAGAGTTTCAAACGACATATACAAGAACCCGTATGAGGCTCTTCAACGTCTGAGACAACAGCTTGCATATTACTCAATCCATCTCCCAAAATTCATATTCACCAATCCAACATCAGGTGAAACAGCCTTTGAGGTCCAGCAATTCGGTGGACCCATTGGTATGGATACCACTGGTCGTGTCAAGACAGAGGCCGATCCAGCCAGCATGTTCATTTACTTCTCATGGAATGTAAACGATGAGGGTATGTATGAGATTGATGCTGAGTTGATGGATGAAGACAATCTTGAAGGTATTCTGGGTGGTCAGGAAGAAGATGCAGACGATGCCAATGCACTTGCATACCGTCAGGCAGACAACATCATGGGTGAGGAAACTCTTGATGAAGAACAGATTGATGAAATCTCAAAAAAGAAACGTGATGAGTATGGTGAGAAGGCCGGAAAGTCTTGGCAGAAAGCACAGGATGACTATCATGGTAATCAGACCGGTGGATATCTGAAGAAGAAGGCTGGACAGACTCTCAACAAGAGAGAACGTGGTTTTGCATCACTCAAAAAACGTCTTCAAAAAGAAGAAGACCTAGACGAAGGTCTGTTTGACCGGTTCAAGTCCAAGGAAAAGAAGCCAACAAGAGGAATAAAGAGTAATTCATCTGGTGCTACTGGTGGAAAGTGGAGAGCCAATTTTGAGTGGGGTGAGCTAGACAACAACGAAAACAAGTCTATCCTGAAGAAGGGCAGAGCCAACCTGATTGCACACTACGGTTACGGTTTCACTTTGAAGGATGGTAATAAATCACTGGGTGATGGTCACTGGAGATATTCCAAGGGCTTCACATTCGAAGATGGTCCACTCAAGGGTAAGACCTTCCCAACACCTGAGAAGGTTCTGGCTGCTGTTTCAAACATCAGGGAAGAACTTATTGATGAGAATGCTGCACGATTGGCTTGGGCTGTTGCAAACACAGATGCTGGTAAAGCTGTTGGTAAACGATTTATTCAATCAAAAGCACGTGGCATTAAAGGGTTGGCACAAAAGAGTCTACCTCTTGGGCCAAAGATTAACGAACTTTCCCCAACCACATACAAATCATACAAGGACAGAGCTTCCGGTGAGAAGAGAACTCTCGACTGGGTTGGTGATGATGAGGATGAAGCCACACGGAGAAAAAAGGCCAACCGTACACGTGGTATAAAACAAGCAAAGTCCAAGACAAATATCAATGAACTGTCACCAGACAAACTACAACGTTATGCTGCTGCTGCTCATAATGACAAGTATCACAACCAGCAATTAAAGAAGTACAGTACCAAAAAAGAGTTTAGAGATGAAGCTGATAGTGTTATAAATAAAAGAGACCGTGGGCTTAAACAAGCACGTAAGAAGCTTGGACTAAACAAAGAGCAATAAGAAGAAATGAGTAGTCTAGTGTATGATTTGAATGAGAAGAACTTTATGATTTATGCAATGAAGCATTATGATTCACCCCATTGCACTTTGAGTGAGTTTGATGAAGACCTGAAGAGGGTCAAGTGGATCAAAAGGCTTATTGGCAGGTATGAAACAACAGGGGAGTTGAAAGAACGGATGATACTTAATCATATCACTGTTCTTTCAAACGTTTTCGGGGCCGACTTCACTACGAGACTCCTGTTATTCAAGTTGGATCAGGAACGGTATCCAATCATCAAGGCTTTTCTTCTATATCTCCAATACCTACCAAGAGAACAGGTCGTAAGGTACATTGATGGGAATACCGTGAATCTGAAAGACATCACGATGAACCAACAAGTGGTGGACAGACTGAGGATAATCTGATGGACAAGAAAAAGAACAATGTTGCCAAGGACCTACGTACACCCAAGTACCGTAAGAGAGTCGTGGCATTAAAGAACAAGAGGCTTCCCCGTAAGGAAAAGCATAAGGCAATGGCTGAAGATGCACCAGCCAATGCAACTGGTCCAGCCGTCCCCGGTACAGGTGACACGGGTGAGGTTTTCGTCAAGAAGAAGAAGTTTGCTGGCAAGACCTGTTTTGAAGTGAACGGTGACACATACCACAAGTGCCTACAAGGCAAGAAGCAATACAAGCACTGGAAGTCATATGTGGGTGAGTGTGATACTGGCAAGGCTATCCGTGAGTATGCATACAAGAACCGGGATGAACCAATCATCGTTCAGGATGAACGTACCGGGGCTATGACATACATCAAGTATGGCAAGAAGTAATGAAGACGTTTAGGGAGTTTATGAGTGAATCATTATCGTTTGGTCAAAAGAGTGGTAACTGGGTATTGATCAGATCACCCAATGGTGATTGGGAAATTGAAGGTTGGTATAAATCTAAAGCTGATGCCGTTTGGTCTGCACAGTCATGGTCAGATACCCAAGACAGACCAAAAAAATCTGCCGGGTATGGATATGAACTAAACAATGGTAAATGGTTGGTAATCAAAAAATCAGACATGGAGAAGGCTGGATTCGTAAAATGACCAGAATAGACAAACGATATCAAAAACACATGGCCGATCTTGGACTCTATCAGGGAAATATTGATGGACTCTATGGTCCTATGTCGAAACAATCTGTCATCATGTTCCAGAGAATGTCTGGTCTGGTAACAGACGGCAAGGTTGGATCGAAGACCAAGGCCAAGTTTGAAGAGTCTCTGAGAACTTCACCAGATGATAATGTTCACAACCCAACCATTGAGACCAAGCCATATTCAGTATGGCCCAAAGAACGTATGTCTGACCTACGGTCATTCTATGGCCGGGTGGGACAAAACCAGACACAGATACAGATGCCATACAAGCTCAAACTGGCTTGGGACACAAAGGTGGTGCTAAGTAAGATAACATGCCATGAGAAGGTCTCCAAGAGCCTTCAGGGTATATTTGAACAGATAGCATCCGACTACACACCAGAAGAACGGGCTGAACATGGCTTCGATCTGTTTGGTGGGTGCCTGAACGTCCGTAAGATTAGGGGTGGTAACCGTTGGTCCACACATGCATGGGGTATTGCAATCGACATGGACCCAGCTAGGAACGGCCTGAGAACCAAGTGGAAAGATGCACACTTCTCTCATCCGGATTGTGCAAAGTTTGTACAGGCTTTCAGAGATGAAGGCTGGTATTCACTTGGCATGGAAAGAAACTATGATCCGATGCATTTCCAAGCTTGTTACAGGTAAAAACAGATGGCAACATTTAGAATAGATAGCAACATAGCAGACCCAAACAACCACACAACATCGTATGAAGTGTTTATGTTAGCAGATTCAACAGGTAATGTTGTTTCTCTTTCAAGTACATCAGCATCCGAAAATTCCTCAACAAATACCGTTATTGGTATCAATGAGAACAATTCTTCCACCACCCCATTAGCAAACAATGCAACATTTACCGGTGAGTGGGAAGATGTGGGTGTATATGATTCTGTGACAGTTGCCATTGCCACGGATCAGAATGGTTATTATAGTGTTCAGTTTTCTCCAGATGGAGTGAACCAAGACTCAACTCTGACCCGATACCATAGAACAAATCGTATCAATGCACCACATAAATTCACAATCACCAGACGTTATTGTAGAGTTGTTTTCACTAACGATAATGACAGTGGTTCAGCACAGTCTTATTTTAGACTGCAAACTATGTTCAGTAACGATAGGTCGGCTTTGAATGCACCACTGGATGCAGTGCTTGCACAGGATTATGATGCTGAAGCTGTTAGACCAACCGATTATAAATATGAAGTTGCTTTAGGATTGAGACAAGGCCAACAGACTTGGAATAAGTGGGGTTATAATAGCACTGTCCCAAATAGCACCGTTGAATCTACAGTATGGACTGAAGGTGGAAGACTGGTTCCATTGACCGGGGCAAACACAATTAATATCAGATCATCAAGTGCATCTGATAACGTGTCACAAACAGGTGCACAATCAATTATCATATATGGTAATGATGCTAATAATAAGGCAACATTGGAAGTTGTTCAACTTAATGGAACATCCAATGTAAGCACTGTAAATGAATATGTCGGTATCAACCGTATGGCTATTTATCTGGCAGGTTCATCCGGTCTTAACACTGGTAATATTACAGCAACAGCAGTAACAGCCGGGACCAGACAAGGTATTATTCCTGCCGGTGAGGGTTCAACACAGCAGGCATTCTTTTTCGTTCAGAGAGACCACACTGCTCTTGTTGACTGGTTGTGGATCAATGTAAGTAAGCAAGCTGGTAAAAACCCAATTGTTACATTGAAAATGTGGGTAAAATCACTTGTCTCTGGTGCACGATATGAGGTGTTCAGGGCAATTATTGATACTACTGTTGAAAACGTTGTTGAACTCAAACCATCACAACCATTTGTTGTGGGTGAAGAATCATTATTGGAATTGACAGCAACATCTGATAAAGACGATACGGTTGTAAGTGCACGATTCAGTCTTATTGAAACGAGACTGGTAGAAAGTACCTAAATGTCTATAGAGACACCACCGGAAGGCTTCCAGAAGGAACTTGAACCGGGTAAAGAACCAAACGAAATACCGAAACCAACACGGAGTCGTAATTTCAGAAGACGGTCCACCATATCAGACAGTAACAGGGTCTGGACACTGGTTGAAACGAGTCCATTGGAAGACAGTAGGCTGAAACGGTGGTGGAGACCGTTCATGGCATGGCAATACATATTGGTGTGCCTGTTTGATTTCATCATAGCACCAATCCTGACAATGGTTTTCTTTCAGGGCAACGAGACAAGCTATGTACAATGGGTTCCACTAACCATACAAAATGGTGGGTTGTATCATTTGTCCATGGGGGCAATCATGGGTATTTACACATGGTCCCGTGGCCAAGAGAAAATGTCACATATAGAGAAGTAAAATGATTACACTATTAGCAACAATTTTGGGGGCACTATCATCAGTATTACCCCAACTGGTAGAGATGTTCGATAGAAAGAACAGACTGGAGCATGAACGTGATATGGTTAAGCTACGGATGGAAGCTGCTGCTGCTGGCATTCAACTTCAGATCAGGCTTGAAGATGCTAGGGCTGATGCAAAGGAAGGAGATTCACTTCGAACTCATGATAGCTCTCTTGGGGGTGGCAAGTTTATTGAATCACTCAGAGCTTCTGTTCGGCCTGTCATTACCTACCTTTTCTTCTTTGTTTTCGTTGTTGTCAAAGGCACTGCTTTAGTGATAATGACACAAGGTGGAGCACCATTCCAAGAAGCCATCATCCTGATATGGGATTTGGAGACAATATCCATTTTCGGTGCTATCATGGGGTTCTGGTTTGGATCACGTGTCATGCAGAAGATCAGGGACAACAACAGCTATGAAGTGATCACCAATGATCACGTGTTCATAAATAGACCAGCAACGGGTGGTAACAGACCACTCACAGTATCTAACAAGAGGTAAAAAAGATGGATTTTCTAGGATTTTCGGTTAACTCAGCATCATGGTTTGCTGCTGGACTGTGTGTAGGTTGGTTTCTCCTGCCTGCACCTAAATGGGTTGTGGCTATGTGGGGCAAGGTGTTTGGTTCCAACGACGAACCAACAGCCTAAAAATAATAATTTGACACATTGACTTCTGGGGGCTACTCTTCCATATTGGAAACAGTCCCCAGAGGTTTTTTTTTATGGCAAATGATATAATTGAAACCAAGTACCTGAATATAATATCAGGCAGCTTGAAGCTATTCAAGCAAAAAGATTCCAAGACATGGAATTTCAGATGCCCATTGTGTGGTGATTCAAAAAAGGATAAGCTCAAGACCCGTGCCTATTTCTATAGGAAGGGACAGGGTGTACGATTCTTTTGCCACAATTGCCGGGAAGGTTACTGGTTCAAGGATTTTCTCAAGAAATACAACCGGTCTGTTTATGATGAATTCATGCTCGAAATCTTCACACCCAGAAAGAAGCAAGTGGTTTCAAATGCTGATGATTTCAAGGTCGTGCTACCAAAACCAAAGCTGAAAATCAGGTTGCCGAAACTGTCTGATCTACCAAAAGATCATATGGCAGTCGAGTATTTCACGATAAGGAAAATACCAAATAAATTTTTGGACATGTTGTATTATGCAGAGGACTTCAAAGCCTTTGTAGATGACTTCTGGCCAGAGAATGGGAAGAAATTAATTGAGGATGAACAACGGCTTATCATCCCTTTCAATGAGAAAAATGGTGACGTTGTAGGGGTGCAAGGCCGGTCTTTCTCGAAAACGGGTATCAGATATATAACAATAAAGCCTGATGCTGAATCCATCAAGGCTTTTGGATCAGACAAGGTTGATTATGACCTGCCAGTGAGAATTTTGGAAGGCCCTATTGATTCTATGTTTGTGAATAATGCCGTTGCTATGATGGACTGCTCATTATACAAAGCTTCAGAGATACTGGATATCCCCGAAAAGAACGTCATAGACATATACGATAACGACTATCGTAATACTGAAGTTGTCTCTCAGATCAGACGTTCTGTTGCCCGTGACCACAAAATTGTCATATGGCCAGATGAGGTTTCTGAGTATAAGGACGTTAATGATATGGTCATGGCTGGATTTGATATTGAAAAACTGATTCGAAACAACACATATTCAGGACTACAAGCAAAATTGGAATTAGGGAAGTGGATGAAGATATGAGTGGAGTTGTTTGCCCATATTGTGCATTTGAACACATACCATATGGTGATGAATATGAATTCTGGGAGCCGGATACCGGGTTTGAATTTGACTGTCCAAAATGTGACAAACCATATCAAGTTGGGGTTCATACTGAAATAGCTTGGCATACTGAAGAACTGTTGGAACCATCAGCTTTTGGGAATGAAGATGAATTGTCAAAGACAAAATTTGTGAGGGTTGATAATGAGTAGATATTTTGGAAGGCACACCACAAAAGATACTGTTCATGATCAAATGAGCATCTATCTTGAAGACACCTTCGTGGTACAGGCTGTGAGAGAGAAGATCAAACGAGATAGAATTGTACCGAAAAGTGCACACTATAATGTATGGAAACATCTTGATCATGTGATCTGTACTGTAACACCATTGGATGTGGCAATGAGAAATGAGAATCGTTTTATGGCCTCAACCAAAAACCAACTTGAATTTTTCAAAAACAACAGGAAGAAAATGAAATGAACGTGAAAGTAGTGGCAGTCACCCAACCGGTGAACATAGACGGTGTTGATACGGCAGAAGAGTTTGTGGCATATTGTGCACGGGTATCAAACCCATCAAATCAATTGAACAATGACACAGCAGACAAGCTGTTGGCATATCTGATCAACAACAAGCACTGGTCCCCTTTTGAGATGGTCCATATGGCTATTGAAATCAAAACGACTCGTGATATTGGGAGACAAATCCTACGTCACAGGTCGTTTTCGTTTCAGGAATTCTCACAAAGATATGCACGGATCAATATTGCCGACATGGTGACCCGTGAAGCCAGACTCCAAGACCCAAAGAACAGACAGAATTCTGTTGATGTGGATGATGAATTTCTGGAACACCAGTGGCAGGAATATCAAAACCTTGTGAGTGAACGTATTATCGAAGCCTATGAATGGGCACTGGATAATGGTGTGGCCAAGGAACAGGCAAGAGCCGTACTGCCTGAAGGAATGACACCATCCACGATGTACATGTCGGGGACTCTCAGATCATGGATTCATTATTGTGCTCTACGTATGGGTAACGGCACCCAGAAAGAACATAGAGAGATTGCAGAACAATGCTGGAATGGTATATGTGAACATTTTCCGTCTATATCAGGACTCACTTCAAACAATTAACAAACAAGTAATAAGGACAAACGTAGGATGTGTAACAGTTTACCCACCCAGTATCAACAATTTATTCACCTTTCAAGGTATTCAAGATGGCTCACGGAGAAAAACAGACGTGAAACCTACCCAGAGACTGTTGGAAGGTATTTTGATTTCTTCAAGGATCACTTGAAGGATAACAATAAATTCAATCTATCTAAAACAGTCAGGGAAGAGCTTGAGCAGGCTGTACTGGATTTGAGCATCATGCCATCCATGAGATGTCTTATGACGGCTGGTGATGCCTTAAAACGTGAGAACGTGGCTGGTTATAACTGTGCTTACACTGCTATAGATAATCCCCGTGCATTTGATGAAATCCTATACATCCTGATGAACGGGACCGGGGTTGGATTCTCTGTTGAGTCCAAGCACGTCAACAAGTTGCCGGAAGTTGCAGAGGATTTCCACCACTCAGATACTACAATCGTAGTGGCCGACTCCAAGCTGGGTTGGGCAAAATCTCTCAAAGAACTGATTCACCTTCTATACAGTGGTCAGATTCCAAAGACAGATGTTTCAAAGGTCCGGAAGGCTGGATCGATTCTGAAAACTTTCGGTGGCCGTGCATCTGGTCCAGAACCCCTCATTGCATTATTTGAGTTCTGTATTGATACATTCCAGAATTCTGCTGGACGTAAACTGACCACGTTGGAATGTCATGACATCGTTTGTAAGATTGCTGATATCGTTGTTGTTGGTGGTGTTCGACGTTCTGCACTAATTTCCCTCTCTGATCTGTTTGATGATCGTCTGAGAAGTGCCAAGTCAGGTGAATGGTACTTCACACAAAAGCAAAGAATGCTTGCAAACAATTCCTATGTGGTAGAGGGTAAAGTTGATATCGGTATTTTCATGAAGGAATGGACATCGTTGTATGAGTCCAAGTCCGGTGAACGTGGTATCTTCTCACGTGCTGCATCCCAGAAAAAGGTTGCAGAGAATGGCCGTAGAGACCCTGAATGGGATTTTGGTACAAACCCATGCTCAGAAATCATTCTACGGTCTGGTGAGTTCTGTAACCTCTCTGAAGTGGTAATCAGACCAGAAGACACGGAAGAGACACTTGCAGAGAAGGTCCGGAAGGCCACGATCCTTGGAACCTTCCAGTCAACCCTCACAAATTTCAAATACCTCTCCAAGAAATGGAAGAACAATTGTGATGAAGAACGGTTGCTGGGTGTGTCCATGACCGGTATCATGGATAATACTCTAACCAACGGTTCAACCGGACTGGCTGAACTGGGAAGCCTGCTACACAGACTGAAGCAGGTTGCAATCGACACCAACAAGGAATGGGCTGAAAAGCTTGGTATTCCACAATCCAAGGCAGTCACTTGTGTGAAGCCGTCTGGTACAGTATCACAAATGGTTCTGTCATCGTCTGGTATCCATCCATCGTTTGCACCATTTTATGTCCGGACAGTCCGGAATGACAACAAAGACCCTGTTACCAAGTTCATGAAGGATCAGGGATTCATCGTGGAAGAGGATGTAACCAAGCCAGATACCACGTCTGTTTTCTCATTCCCGATCAAGGCTCCAGCAGACAGTGTGTTCAAAAATGACAGGACGGCTATTGAACAGTTATCCCTATGGCTTACATATCATAGATACTGGTGTGAACACAAACCCTCTATCACTGTGTATGTGAAAGAAGATGAATGGATGAAGGTTGGATCATGGGTATATGAGCATCTGGATGAAATGTCTGGTGTGTCATTCCTGCCACACTCTGATCACGTCTATAAGCAAGCACCATACCAAGAGATTAGTGAAGAGGAATATGAAGAGTTGTTGAAACTGACTCCACAAAATGTGGATTGGGCTAAGATGGCCGATTACGAAAAAGAAGATCACACTGTTGCATCACAGGAATTGGCTTGTGTTGCTGGTGGATGTGAAATCTAAGAGCTAACCCTTTTCGGACTCCTTGATCTGGGTCCCCGTGCCGTGGACAGATTTACAAAACGGCTTATATCGTTTGTCCACCGAAAAGGGTTATTCATGCTATGGACGTGTAATATAGGCAATACGGCACACTTATTAAAGAGGATGTGATAATGACTACTGTTGAAATGAAAGTATCTGAAGTGAAGGGCAAGCTTGAACTGATCTTCAATGAACGTGATAAATTCATTGAAGATCAGAAGCAAGCCTTCATGGATGAACACAGGGGCAAAGAGATGTATCTTGGGGTTGAATACAAAAAGACAAAATCTTTTTTAGGTAAAGAAACAACAGAACATGAAGAAATATACGGGAAACCTACAGAAGAACAGCTTGAAAACTTTTGGATTGCAGGTTTACCATGGAAGTATAACCGTCACATAATATCCACCCCTTACACACCATATTTGTATGCTTTGAAGTATGGTTCCTTTTACTATGACAAAATCTCAGCACTGTGGGATACTGTGCAGGGTTTAACACCCTCAAGAAAATTACAGGTTGATGTTGGAGATATTGAAGCTATCAACCATCTGATGAGAAGTGTTGAGTCAAGACAGAGAGAAAGAAAAGAGAAAACATAATGTCTGGTGGATATCTATATGGAGAAAAAGAGCCGTATGAGCACTGCCCATATTGTGGACACATATGCAGTGCCGACTATGTGGACATAGGTGTAGGGATGCAGCAGTGTGGACCATTTCATTGTGTCTCCTGTCATGCCTCTGAGATAGGCCCATATGATGATTCAAGACCCTTGAGTGTTGCAGAAGAGAAGACTGGGTGGTATGCACCTGAGAGTGAACCGGGATCATCTGCAAACGTGTTGAATGGTGAACATGTGCATCATGAACATATGAAAGAAGTTTACCAGAGATTCTTTGAAGGTAATGAGAAGTGGTTAGACAAGAAGTTTGTTGAAGAGTGGTGGCAGTGGCAAAAGAAAAGAAAGAAGATATATAATGTGTGATGATATGGGAAACTTGCCCGGTCTTGATGCTCTTGTGCTTGCACTATCTAAAGAGATCGAAGAAAACCCGGTGAAGAATATTGAAGAAACTGATATCAAGATCAAGAAGCAGTTTTTTGGTAAACCTATAAACGGGTTTGATTCCAAAATCGGGGACGTGGTGTCTATCAGGCCGGTGGGTGAGAGATACAAAGACAAGACCTTTCTTGGATTCTACATGGGTGATGTTTGTGTTGATGCCCACATTGTGTATGAAGTGAAGACAGAAACAATCATTGTACATGCACACAACAACCCGGCAATCTTTGTTCCGGAACTGAACGAAATCATAATGGGTTATGAATCGTGGTGGGGTGGAATCAACTCAGTGGATGACTTGAAGCAGATCACAGATGATGATATCAAGAATGTGTGGTATATGAAAGCCCTGAAAGCCTTTGCCGATGTTTAGTTTGTTGGAAAAATTCCTCATATATATGGGTATATACAGACAACCCGGTGAACACAGAAAGCTCACCCGTAACGATTACGGGTTCTGTGACTATTGCAGTAATGGAAATTACAGGACAATGAACGATTGTTCTTGGTATGATGAGACCGGTGTGGATAGGTATGAAGACTATCCTTTTGGAATAAACAAACCACCATGTGAGACAAAATATGAAGAATGAAAATGAAACAGTAAGCTATCTGCACGGTAAGTGCCCACATTGTAAGGGAGAGACCAATCTTGAGAGTGTGGGACTCTTGGAGTGTATAGAAGAGGTTCTGATGAAATGTCCCAGATGTCACAAAACATACGTTGTAAAAATATATAGAGACATTACATATAGGTCAATGAAACTAGAGGATTCATAAAATGAAAACAGAATCACTCACAGGAATCGGTGATCTTCAGAGAGCCGTGGCTAAACAGGAAACTCCAACAGTAAAGGTGCTAGAGATGGAACATGCAATTCAAGAGAAATATGAGAAGGCATTGAGTGATCTGAAGGCTGGGTTGATCACAGAGAGTGAATTCTCTTTGGTCGAAGCTGAGTTCAGAGACTTTAAGGCAAGTGATAGAAAAATTTTGAATGGGTAAGGTTATGAGAAAAATTCAAGAACATGTATTCGGTGATGAGAGTATTACAGTCCGGGATGGTTGCTGGAACTGTAAATACTGGTTATCTCCAAAATGCCAGAAGTTTCCCAGACATGAGATAACCCAATATGATCACTGGTGCTGGCAATTTGAAGAGAAGGTGAATGAGGATGGTGAGTTGATGGTTACACGTGATGCATCAAAATGGTTTCCATTTGATATCAAGCTTTAAAGGATGATAAAAATGAAACATAGTACAATGAAAATATGGGCAGTGTTGGGAGCTTTTCTTACTCTTGTATATATTTTGTTTGCAATAAACATGGGTGGGGTGATTGCTTTTTACATGACAGTAGCTCCAATTATCTTAGCAATATGCATAATGACTTCTGTTGTGGTATACCTTGTCCTCTTGGAAATATTCGATCCAGACTTGTAGGAAGGTCACATAAATACTCCCAGATAATGGAGTATGAATATGACTACCACACCTTGGATTTACAACAAAGAACCCCTGACAGAAATCCCCGAAGGCTATTATGGATTTGTCTACCTGATCACCAATAACGTCACCCATAAGAAATACGTAGGTCGGAAATTCTTCTATGTGAGCAAGACCCGGCAAGTGAAGCTGAAGAAGAAGAAATACAAAGCTGAGTCTGATTGGCAAGACTATTACGGATCGAACAAGACGATACAGGAAGAGGTTGCCAGACTTGGGAAGGGTGCTTTCCATAGGGAAATACTTCACCTATGTAAGACGAAGGGTACGGCAAATTATTATGAAGCCAGTGAGATATTCAAACGTGATGCAATTCTCAAAGAAGAGTATTATAATGATTGGATGCATGTGAAAGTTAGCAAGAGCCATGTCAAAGAGTAAATTTATATTAATTAAACATGCTGATGCTGCATCACCAGACCATATGAGATGGTTGTATGATGTATATATCAATGTTGAATTTGTGTCTGAAGTATTAGACCCATACACAGACAGTGGGGGAAATAACTGGTGCACGATTCGTATGTCCAACAATAGGGAATATAAGGTCCCTCACCATATTGATCATGTCATGAAGTGGATTATGGGAAATGACGAAAAATAAACAAATTCCCTATTATATCAGGACCAGTGATGTTGTCAATTTCATTGAAGGATTGAACTATACAAGAAGCTCTGAATGGGGGGAAATGGGGAAGACTGAGTGGTTAATGTTTTTCAGTATGGGTGATCCTGATATAGAGTATCATAAATTTATCCGGCTGCTTGATGGTTTCAGTAATCATAAAATGGCTAGAGGTTGTGATAAAGTTCCAAGAATGTTGCATGATTGGGCACGGAAACATAAGTATAGGAAATCTGAAAATGTCGAAGATTGAAGAATCACAAAAAGAATCACAAGAAGAATTACTCAAAAAAGACTTAAGGATACAAGCCACTATCATTAAGGCTTTATTGGTAGAACATGGTCACAAATACAGTGTAGAAGATTTGGAATATTTTGCAAAAGAATTGGAAGATATTTTAAGTGATCTTGGTGTGGAAAGCATAACAGATATGCAATAAGGTGGATTGAGTTTTGTGCAGTGCAGCAATAAATACAGGAGAAGTCGTGGAATCATCCATGGCTTTTTTTGTGGAGAATTCCAATGTCTGCTTTGCTAAACTTTTTCAATGGCTTTGACCTATTCGGTGAAGGTCCAATGACTCGTATGATGAGAACCGAATACCGTAGAGATTACGAACATGCCGTCGAAAACAAATTCATGTCGGAAGCCCATGCCAAAGCTTTCATAAATCGTGTCAATATGTAAATTAAAGGTTGACACAGCCCACCAACTCATGTATATGGTGTTCTATTATGACAAATTTGAAATATGAAGATACCCTCACTGAGGAAGAAAAAACCTACTATGACATGTGCATGAAGCATGATTTCATGTATGAAATGTCTGAAGACATGTCATGGTATAGGCACGGTGCAGAGACATACAAACGGTTGTATGCATACGGTAAAGAACACCTCTCACCTGACCGGGCTGAAGAAATTCTGGAATGGGTAAAATGGAAGAAGTACGGATGATTAAACCTGAGTTTATTGAACCTCTGTTGGTGTTGACAAAATCTGATTGCTCGTGGTGTGACAAGGCCAAGGCATTGTTGGATGAGAAAGGTATCAAGTACACTACCATATCCATTAACGGTGATGTGGGTGCTTGGAAATCCTTTCTACAGTGGAAGGGTATTGAGAAGCCTACCATGCCCATGATTTTTTCAAAATGGGGTAATGGAGACATCCATCTGATTGGTGGATATGATTCTCTCGAAAAACTATTCAAGTTCCAAGAAAATTACTGGCCATAGGAGATTATGAACATTGCCACATCCACATAAGAACAGACCACCAAAGGGCCGAAGAAAGATCGGCTCCAAGAAGAGACGTGCAAGAGCTAAGAGAAAATTCTCCAAGAAATAATTTACTCTAAGTCTTTATTATAGAACACTTTTTTCAATGAGTCTACCAACCTATGGTTGTAGTTTTACAACCTATGGTTTATTGACTTTTGAAATGTGGTCCTATATAATGGTGATAAGAAAATCACATGAAAGAAGACAATGAAAAAACGGACAGTTGATAGAGACACGTTTGGTTCAGAGCCGATTCTTGAATCGTATCCCGATGGTGTTGACATCACCAATGCCTATAATTGGTACAACTATATGCATGGTTCCAAAAAATCATTGGACCATGTTGTAGAATTCATGAAGAATAGTGATTATCCGGATGATGAAGTCCAACAGGTTGCCAACCTCAATTACAAATCGATGATCACACTAGGTGTGTCGGTTGGTTGGATTGCTAGGATAATGACCAACGGAACTGAGCTACCATTTGAGATGGTCAACAAGGTTTCTGAAGGTATCAACCACCTGCTCGAAATCAGTCATGACATCCCAACCCGAAAACGGAAATCCCCTCAAGTATCAACCCTCATGAAATCGTATCAGTATATTGATATGCTGGATGATCAGAAGGATGATGATCTTGAGAACAAGGTCAAGAAACCCAACATATATGGATGGTTGGTTGAACATGGTGTTAAGGGTCCAGTAGCCGTCCACGTCATGGAGCATTACAAAAAGGTGCTGGAAGAAATTGACGGTGCTCTTAACAAGACACACAAGGATTTGGTTGAAGCATATCACTGCTACTCGAAAGCAGAATTGAAATATATGTCCGTATGGTTCAACACTCTGATTGCTGCTTGTGACAAGCTGATCAAAGGATCGACACGGAAACGTAAGAAGAAGGTCAAGACAGCCAGACAGCAAACAATTGCCGTCCAGTATCAGAAGGATGATCCTAAATACAAAGTGGTCTCTGTTGAGCCTGTAAAGCTCGTGGGAGCCTCTGAAGTATGGTTGTTCAATACCCGGTACAAGAAGCTTACTGTCCTCTATACGGGGACAAGGGACGGGTTCACAGTCAAGGGAACCACGGTATATGGGTTTGATCCGGATAAGTCGATCACAAAGATCGTAAGGAAACCGGAAGTCATTCTCAAACGGGTATGGGATGGTGGTAGCATAATTCGTAATAAGATCATGAAGGAACTGAAGACTAAAGAGCAGAAAGCAGTGGGTCGAATCAATTCCGACACACTCCTAGTTAGGATAATCAAATGAGTGCTAACAACATAGTGAAATTTCCTGAGAAGAATGTTTTCCGTCAGGTTCCTGATGAGCAGGTTCATCAGGCTATGTTAAACAGTATCAAAGTCAATGTTGAAAATATCGTTGATGATATAGGCAGTGAGTTGATTGAGCATATGAAAAGCTATGATATTGATGATGAGAAAACATTCCTGTTCATGTATGATATCATCAGGTCCATGGCCTACAAGAAATTTGGTATCTATCACCATCTCCACCCCTTCCTTGACAAGCACGTCAAACTGTTCCCCATGAAAGACACCCCTAACCTTACAGTTGAATCTAAATTCCCGGATATATATGATGACATCCCAAGTGACATAGAGCCTGACACTTGAATTGAACACAGATAAACCGTACATAATGATGAATAATAAAAAGGTATGGAACAATGATTCTTGTAGATTTTGCACAATCGGTGATTGCCACGGTGTTTGCCGAAGACACCACTGATGAGTTGGTGGTTGAACGAAAAGTTTTTGAGGCTCTGAAAGGCTACAAGAACAGGTTTTCAGAATATGGTGATATGGTGATTTGCTGTGATGGTAAGGACTTATGGAGAAAGAAGGAATTCATCTACTACAAGGCCAACCGGAAAGCCCATAAGAAAGAATCTAAGCATGACTGGGTGCTGATATATGGTTTGATCAAAAAGATCACAGAAGCTCTCAAGGAATATTCACCCTACAAGGTTATCTATCTGAAAGAGGCTGAAGCTGATGATATCATAGCAACCCTTGTGAGATATGTTAATCTGGAAAACTCCATTATCATATCAACAGACAAGGATTTTATGCAGCTTCAGACTTATGATAGTGTGTCTCAATATTGTCCAAGGACCAAACAGTTTATGGTTATAGACAATCCGAAGCATTATCTGATGGAGAAAATCATTCGGGGTGATCAGTCGGACGGTATACCTAATATCAAGAGTCCAGACAATTCGTTCCTGATAGAGAAGAGACAGAAGTCTATCCTGTCCAAGAATCTGGTGAACTGGGTAAACATGAAACCAGAGGAATTTTGTGACGATGAGATGCTAAAGAAATTTGAACGTAATAAGATGCTGATGGATTTTGAATACATCCCATCTGACCTAAGTATCAGTATCATGAAGGAATTCAATAATGCAAAGGTCTCAAAGAGAACCGATCTGATGAATTATTTCATGTCCAGAAGACAAAAAGAACTTGTAGAACAGATTGGAGAATTTTAATGAAGAATGTATATGAGGTCATGGATGAATTCCTCAAGGCCACAAACAAGGAAGAACGTATTCAGGTTCTCCGTAGAAACCACACAGGCCCGTTTGAGTCGTTTCTGGTGGGTGTGTTCCACCCGGCTATCCAGTTCCCTGAAGCCCTAAAGAAGGTGGAGTTCAAACGTGATGACATTCCAGCAGGGATGGCATATGTCAATTTCCAATCGGAAGCCAGACGTATGTATCTGTATGTGAAGGATCACAAAAATGCACCACACGGTTTAACCGATGAGAGACGTGTAGTGTTGTTCACACAGATGCTTGAAGGAATGGAGCCTAGAGAGGGTGACATGATGATGAGATTGGTGAACAAGGACTTGAAAATTCCTTACCTGACACCAAAATTGGTTGAAGAAGCATACCCACACGTTGACCTTGGTCTTAAGAAAGCAGAACCAGAGGTTGAAGAGTTTCCAGCAACATCCTAAAAGGAGATTATATTATGAGATGGATTGCACTTGCTATTGCAGGCTTGGTTTTTTTGACTTCCGGATACAGTAATTCGGGTGAAATGGTTCGGTATTTTGCTGAATGGCAATGGTGGTTGACCATGTGGATTCATCTTCCATTAGGTATCGTTGTTTTGCTATTTGTGACTGCTGGTCTCAGTGTAGCTGGTGCAGCCGGTGGTGATAAAGTTGGTCATATGGGTCTGGGTGCCCTGCTTGGTGGACTTTCAGGGTTTACAATAAGTTCTATTATGGTTTCAATATCCGTGATCATGGGATTGCTGGAAGCACATTTGCTATTCACAGCATTCAAGGACTCCACGTCCATTCATCAGTTCGATCAGAACTACATGATAATGTATGTCGTTGTGCTTCTGCTAAATATAGTGAGATCAACTCTGTTGAGTTTGAATAACAGAAATAGCAGACAGGAGCCAAAATGAACGTATATGTTGTCACAGGTTACAAAAAAGGGTTCACTAGAAAATCCGGGTGGGATATGAAATCCATCCGGACTTTTCGGACTGAAAGAAAAGCCAAGATGGCCAAAGAAGCCGACTATGATGGGTATGATGACATAACCATTGAAACCGTCAGACTCGAATAGAAAATTAGTTGTTGACACACAACCCTTTCACATGTTATAAGACAATTAATAACGTGAATGAAAGGATTCCAAATGACAGATTCCCCAACAGAAAAAACTCTGGAACAGGGTGTAGCTGAATATTGTATCCTGATGCAGAAAAGCTACATCCAGACATATGATGGTATGTCTGAGAAGAGACCAGAAAATGCACACTATTACAAAGCCCAGATCAAAGACTACTGTGATGGTATGATCATTGAGCCAACCCAGAAATACATCAAGATTTGGAATGGTGAGATTGATGATAGGGGTAATCCCAAGAAACGGTCAATTGCTGCCTTTGTGGTGAGAGCCAACAATGTTAAAACAACCAAAGGTGGGTTTTTTAAGGTTGGTGACATTCTGAAACCAGCCAGCACAGCAGGACCAGCACGGAACTTTGCACGGGGTAATGTGCTCAACAAAATGCCAACCGGTGTTAGATGGACAGGAGCCTGATATAATGATTAAACCAAACCTTTTTTGCTTCATAGGTGGTAACAAGCTTTCAATATCTTGTCAGTCAATGCCAGACAGTTATCTGGTTGATGAGTATGCTGAAGTTGTTGATGTCTTGATGAACTATGTCAAGGGTGATATCAAAAGCATGAAACCAGTGGATTATTGGATTAAACAGAATATTCTTAATGCCAATTTTCTGATCAGGTATCTGAATGCCATGCATTATGAACTGGAAAATATTCGGAAATCACCTCTCAAAATCTCTGATGTTCAATTATATATGAAGGGTAAGATTGACATGCATTTTGGTAGCCAAGTACGTGCCGATATGCCCGACATGCCAAATCCTGATATGATAGAGCAGGAGTATATGAGCAAGTCAGTTAGGGATGCCTTTCACAAAAAATTCATGGAACAGGTTAAGAAGGATGTCATAAGTGATCCAGAAGCTTTGACATACACCACCAGAGCAGTTTATGAGCCGGTATTGTCTGCAATAGCAGACCATAAGAAGCCGTATGAGTGGAACCACACCAACTTCAGGAAACATTATGATGATTTCCGGACCAGCCTTTGGAATGAAGACGGTGCCTTATCCACTAAATAGATCAGTATCATAAACCATGAAGGTGAAACATGCCGATCTATTCATTCGAAAACAAGAAGACCGGGGTTCAGTACAATCTGAACCTCTCCATGTCTGAAAGAGAGACATATATCAAGGAACATCCAGAGGTTGAACAAATCTTCACTTCCCTAAATATAGGTGACCCAGTAAGTCTGGGTGTAACCAAACCGGACCTAGCATTCCGGCAAGATATTATGGGTAAGGTGAAGGAAGCTCATCCAAGAGGAAACAACCTTGAACGAAGATACGTGGTCCCACGGGGAGTATAAGTCAACAAGTAATTTTTAGTATCGTCTGAAGGTCATCCACTATTGTGGGTGGCCTTTTTTCGTTTATAGCCAACCAAAGGAAAGAAACACCAACCATGGCCAAAAGAAACAAACCCAAGCAGCATTTTGAAATGTCCCATATAAGCCCCATGAACGACAATCAAAAGAGAGCTATGCAATCATACCGTTCAGGTCTTAATGTGGTCCTACACGGCTTTGCAGGAACGGGAAAGACATATCTATCGTTGTATTTGGCATTGGAAGAGTTGATAACCAAGAAATCCTTTGAGTTTGATAAGGTGATCATCGTGAGAAGTGTTGTGGCCAGCCGGGACATGGGATTTCTACCCGGTTCAATACGTGAGAAATCACGGATATTTGAAGAGCCGTATAAACAGATTGCTGATGATCTCTTTGGGAGAGGTGATGGCTATGAAGTCCTGAAGATGAAGAAGATGGTGGAGTTTACCACCACGTCATATCTGAGAGGTATGACATTCGAAAGGGCCATAGTGATTGTTGATGAAATCCAGAACATGACATTCTCTGAACTGGATACTGTCATAACCCGGATGGGTGACACATCCAGAATCATATTCTCTGGTGATTTCAGGCAAACTGACTTAAAAAAGTCAGAAGAGTTGTCTGGGGTGAAACAGTTTCTAAATATAACTAAGAGGATGAAGAATTTTGAGTATGTTGAATTCACCAAGGAAGACATTGTAAGGTCCGGGTTGGTGAAGGATTACATCATTACAAAAACTGAAATGTCAGGATGATACGTGTTAAAGAAGCAAACACTTGATGTGAGATACGACAAGGGTTTCAGGGAATACCAGTTGCCTACGGGTGACTGGGTTCCATCTGTCACCACCATTTTAGGACAGACAAAGCCAGAATCGGCAAAGGCTGGTCTGGAGAACTGGAGAAAAAGGGTTGGTGATGAGGAAGCCGATAGGATAACCAAAAGAGCCGGTAGCAATGGTGAGAAGCTACACACAGCTTGTGAGAATTATCTGAAATATGAGGACGTTGAATTTGAAGACGATCCCTTCACCAAATCTTTGTTCATGAATATAAGACCGGTTCTGGACAGGATAACACCTTTCACCCAAGAAGTTCAATTGTGGTCAACACGACTCAAGACGGCTGGACGGGTTGATGTTATCGGATTGTTTGACGTTGATATGTCAATTATCGATTTCAAGAATTCCAGAAAGATGAAGAAACGGGAATGGATTGATGACTATTTCATCCAAGCCACAACCTATTCATTGATGTATTATGAGATGACAGGGTGCTTTGTAAAGAACATCGTCATCCCTATGACTTCGTTGGAAGAGAACTACACCAAGATTTTCAAAGGTCAGGTGTTGGACTACAAGGATGAAGCCATAAAAAGAATCACTAGCTGGAAAGAACCACCATGAAAAACGTTTTCATCACATTCTCACTAACCGTCATGATCATGATATTTGGAACACTGTACCTGTTGAACGAAAATACAGTGGAGTCTCTTGTCAAAAGGAATGTCAACTCTGTTTATCTCGTAGAGAGTGAAAGTATCAATAAAGAAGGTAAGAAGGGTGTTGGAATGGGCACGGGGTTCCTTTTCAATAAGGAATATGTTGTGACTAATGCCCACGTTGTTGGGAATGCAAAGGTTGTCACCTTGATTAGTAAAGATGGGAAGAAAATCCGGGTGCCGGTTGTTGCTACGGATGTAGATGCAGATGTTGCAGTGGTCCGGTTGGTTGGTGAGAATGCTAAAAATCCCCCCAGAGTTCTGAGATTTTGCAGACGTGATGAGATTGTACTGGGTGAGGATGTAATTGGTATCGGACACCCATGGGGTTTGATCTGGACGATCACACGTGGTATTGTGTCCGGTTATGACAGGTTTGCCGGATCAGGACGATCCGTACCATTGGTCCAGACCGACACGAAAATCCTTCAGGGTAATTCTGGTGGTCCATTGATATCCGTAAAAAACGATTGTGTTGTAGCCATGAATACAATGGTGAATGTTGCTGATCAGACAAAAGGCAGATTCGGCAACATCCCATTCTCTATTGATGGTGATTATCTCAGAACCCGTATCCATGACCTGATCAAACATAAGAAGATTAAGAACCTGATTCTTGGAATCCAGTTCGATAGTGACAAGGGTTTGTATGTCAAGGTGGTTGTGCCGTTCAGTCTGGCAAGTAAAATAGACATGAGGATCGGTGATATCATCCATTCTATCAATGGTAAGCCGTTGACAGACGTGATGGTGTTGAAATCCACCCTGTATAAAATCAGGCAGGATGAGAAATTTATCGTTACAGTTCAAAGGGATGGAAAAAAATTGAACATTTTTGGAAAAAACTCTTGACTCTTTGAGAATGTTCAGGTAGAACTGTAATCAAGAAAGAAGGAAAGAACAAATCAAGTGCTTTGATGGGTTATGGGGTTTGGCCCCCGTCGATAACCACCACCGTGAAGTTCCTTGTGGTTAAGTGAACAAAACAGTGATCAGATGGCCCGGAAGTCGAGAGCCGGGGTAGCCTTTCAAAGCACTTGATAAAGAATTTATGGTTGTGGTCGTTTAATGGAAGACAGTTGATGATTATCTAATCCTTTCTCTAATCATCAAAAGATGTTGGTTCGACTCCAACACACAACCAACCCTATTAGCTAGAGGTATTTTCTGTCCTTTCTCCCTCTAGGAAACTTGACACCCCTTGGATTAATTTCCATAGGGGTGTTTTTTTGTTGACACCAATCTCAGATATGCTATTGTGTAGACATAAGAGGAAAGGACACATTATGGATTTCAAATTTTACATTGAGCATCATGGAGCAGTAGACCTGTTTTCCCGTGAGGGTTTCAACGAAAAGGAAGCTGCCCGTGCATATGCATCCGGTCTGGTATCCAGTCTGGAAGATGGTGACTTCATCAAGTTTGTTGAAGCTGATGAGTTTTATGACAAGAATGAGTATGTGTAACTAGAAAGGAAACAAGTTATGATACTGAACAAGCCAATTATCCGTGTTGAGCCTGCCGATGGTACAGATGGTCTATCCCGGTTCTACACGAGCCTGAAACCTGCACTGAAGTATGCAGTCCAACAGGTCCGGAAGGGTGTTGATGGTCCTGACTATGGGTCACAAGCCTATGTGTCGAGTACGGATATTGACTTCAAGTCCCTGAACGTGTTCCGGAACATTGGTTCTTCCAAAGTGATAGCCGACTATCACAAGGATGATGGAACTATCGGTTACTATGATCTGGGAGACCTGTAAGATGTGTGAAGTTCTGACATTTGAAGAGTTTGCTACCCAACGTGGTCTTGCACCATCATGGGGTGATGCCGGTCTCCATTCAGGTGCTGCACATGTGCCGAAAAGATCACGGAAACGTCATCTCCAACTGGTAGCAGAAAAAGATGCTGCACTGCAACGTGCCCGTGACCTGTTGAGGGATGTTTATGCTGGTCGGGTGGAACAAGGTTTGATCAAACCACCAAGCCACTACCAGAGAATCCGAAAGACTGCCATGGGTCATCAGGATAATGAATCTGTCCAAGCTGCCCGTAAAATCCTCTTGAAAACATATGGTGAAGAAATCACTTGACTCCATGTCTCCATGTGCTATTATCTAGTTATAAGAGAGAAACAGAGAGAAAGGAACTAAGAAATGGGTATGAAATTTGAAGAGTATCAAATAGTACATGGAATTGACCTGAAACAGGGTTGGGTAGCAACCAATGCACACAAGCCAGTGAAGATCAACAAGAACACTAAAGATAAGTATGAACTGTGGGTTGATGGTGATTATAAAGCCCAGTATGATACATTTGACATAGCAACCCGGTATGCAGAAGCACAGGTTTCCTTCCACACACCATACCAGAACCCAGTCAAACCCGACACAGTGGAACTGACTGCTTGGGATGTTGCAGCACTGGAACACTCTGTTAACGTAGCCATCGAAGCCGGAAGCATCCACCGGGAAAGTGGTGAAGCCCTGCTGAAAAAGTTCAAGGGTGCCTTTGGTGTGACCCTCAAATATTCGTGAAAGAAAGGGTTGACTCCGGTCAGCCCTTCTGGCATTATATGGGTATAGAGAGAAACACGAGAAAGGAACTCCCCATGAAGAATTTGGTCCCACCGGTAGTTAACATGAACGGTAACAGCAAAAGTGATCTGGTCAATCAGATCATGAACATTGCCAACCAGTTGGAAGATGCTGTTGGTGCTCTCTACAGCACGGACATTTACCACGGTCGGAATTTCCAGACCTGCCACAATTCGGAAGAAGTTCGGGATGCTGCCATTGCTGCCTTGGGTGAACGGATTGAAGCCTTGCAGGAGATGAAGATGGATTTTGTCCGGATGGGTATGGAAGTCTCCGGACATTGAAAATTAGGGGTTGACTCCGGTCAGCCCTTCTGGCATTCTCTGGGTATAGAGAGAAGCAAGAGAAAGGAAACGAGACGATGACGAAACTTTCACCCAACCAGATTGAGACCATGAAAACTCTTTCCAACCATGTTGGTGAAGAAGTTTGGGTTCTCACCAGCCAAGCCACTGCCAATGTTCCTAGTAGCTTCGTTCGTAAAGCAGTGACCACAACCAAAAAACCCACTCTTGCAGGTCTGGAAAAAAAGGGTTACATTAAAATCGTATCCACATACTGGAAGGGTGCAACAATCAAAATATTGAAAGGGTATGATGATGACATTTAACCAATGGAATGAAAATTAGGGGTTGACATGAGTCGGCCCTTCTGGCATTATGTATGTGTAGTCAGAAAACAGAGAGAAAGGAACTCCAAAATGACTTTTACAGAAGCCCTTCAGATTATCCATGACGAATATGGTCAGGACACTTTGGTTGCACTCGAAAACATCCAGCATGATCTGGATGATGATGGAGACGGTTGGGTGGGAACCGAAGTCCGGGAAGCCTATGATGTTGCCATGGGTGGTTTCCGGAACTTGTTTGCTCCAGCCTGAAAAGAAAAGGGTTGACTTCGGTCAGCCCTTGTGGCACTCTCTGGTCATAAGAGAGAAACACGAAGAAAGGAAACCAAATGTTCAAGATTGAATTTGATACCGGAAACGATGCTTTTCAGGATGGTCTGGGTGATCTGGAGATTGCTCGTATCCTCTCACACCTCAAGAACAACATTCTAAATGGTATCACTGAGGGTGGTGTCTACGATATGAACGGTAACAAGGTTGGAACCTACGAATGGGAGCAGTCATGAGTAAGATTGAAGAGAAGAAGAACAAACGTATACACGAAAATCCCGGATTGTACGGGTATCGTGAAGGGATTGGTCCGGAAGAGATTGATCAGTTTGAAGCAGAGTTGGATAAACTCTATGGTCCTGCTGAAACCATCACACTCACGAAGAGGTTCAAATGAGCAAATTCAACTGGGATGATGTTGTGTACAAAGACCCACGTGGGAAGAACAACACAACTTTCGTTGTAACCCATAGGGACATAACCGGTATGGTTGGTCCACAAGACAAATACTCCATGTGGGTTCTCGACAAGGGTAGTAAGGTCTTGGACGATCTTGGATCACACATCTCAATTGATGGTGCAAAAGCATTTGCAGAACACAGGGGTCTTGTAGGATGAAACCACTGGATGACACAAAAGCCGACCGGAACAAGAGGATTCTTGAACAGGTCCGGAAACTCACACTTGGTGATGTCCGTGAACATCTGGAAAATGTTGATGGACTCATGTGGATTGAAGTCAACATTCTTGATCCAATCAATGTGAGCCGGAAGTTTGCAGAAGATGCAGAAGACATCATGTTCAGGGAAATTGATGAGTTGTCAATTGAACAAACCCTGAAAGGTTTTATGGGTTGACTCCGGTCAGCCCTTGTGGCATTCTCTGGGTATAGAGAGAAACACGAAGAAAGGAATATGAAAATGGGATATGGTTTGACTGTAAAAGCTGATGAGACTCTGGGACTGATCCAGAAGAATTTCTCAGCCGGTGATGGTTCTTCAAACAGCATCAAGTTTCCAAACGGATTGACTGGGTTCTTTGAAGTGAGCCGGAAGGATCAGCCAGATGGTGGGGTTGCCGGAACCGTGCAACGTCAGTTGAATGCCAAGGAAAAATCCTACTGGGAAGCCCGTAACGTTGAAGTGACAGACACTATGGTGGTGCCTGCCGGGTCGTTCAAGATCAATGGTGATGGTAAGGTCATCCGGTTTGCCGGTCTGCCAGTTGCCAAGATCAACAAGGAGCTTGGAGCATGACATTACGTTCACAACCGGGAACAGAAAACAACAAAGTCAAGATTGGTGGGAAGACCACCCTTCATGGTGATCCAAAAATCAAACCTGAGAAACCATACACCATTATCGGTTTTCCCGGTGGTGATGTTGAAATCTCACGGACCAGTGATAACAAATACTGGATTCATGTACGGGTGGAACAGGGGAGTGAACTGTTTCAAAATGGTGTTATTCTGGATGCCCGTGTAGATGCCAAGGGACGGTATACGGAAATCAATGATGTTCTCCGTACAGAACTGGACAAAGGTGATATTGATCACATTGCATTCTTGGTAGGTGAAGCATGATACCCGTCAACACCACGATCAGTTTGATGCACGGAACTTCATCAGCCAACACAGCCTCTATCATAAATGAAGGTATCCAACCACGTAAGGGTTTGGGTAACTGGTATAGAGCTTATCAGAACCCTTCTGACAGCCGTTTCACATATCTGACCAATAACCGTGCATCTGCTGATCTTTATGCCATCAGGGCTGCTCTTATCGACGGGAGTAAGTGTTCCATCGTGGAAGTCACCACGGATGATGAACCACTCTATCCGGATGAGAACTTTTTCAACAAAACCGGGCTTTATGACAAAGCCGATGCAAAGAAGATGCAGTCACGGATCAAGAGAAACAAACGAAGGTGGGTGGAGTGCCTTGAAAAAAGAGGTTTGGTGACACATCTTGGTGGGGTCCCACGTGAGAAAATAGTGAAACATGAAGAGTATGATGTCACAGAGTCACTGTTCTACTTTTTCCTGAAGCCGTTTCCGGATCACGAGAGGGATATTGACCGGTTTGATTACGTATTCAATGCTTGGTTACATATAGAACAGAACCGGTATTTCAAAGATGTTATCTTTCCTTACTTCGGAGACTTCAAAGAGATGATCAAAAATCTAACCATAGTCACTGTTGAAGAAGGAATAGAATTTCGTTTTGGAAAGAATTTCCGAGAAATATTTTTGGACGAAACATATGAAGAGTATTATGAAAGGAACTGTCTTGAAAAATCCAGCCACTAAACCATCTTCCGAAATGAACGATTTCACCAACTATGTCATTAAAAACAAAGGTTGTTTTGTCAGAGTCCGATGTGGTTTCTGGGTAAGACCGGAATTTGAAGCTGCTGAAGACGATACATGTTCCGATGGTTTTGTGACCGATTGTGGTAATTATCGTTGGAATATGGATGGAACCTCTGTCACGGGTCGTGATTATGACATGATGGAAGTTGAAAAAAGTTCTTGACATTCGTTCAGAGAAGTGCCATAAATAGTCTTGTTAACGTTGAAGGAAACAAAAAGCACTTAAGACTGGGGGGCAGTACCCCACATCTCCACCATGAGCACATTGAAGTGTTGGCTGTAGAACAAAGCACTCTCGATGTTAGACAGTTTTGTAAAATGACTGATGTGCTCTTGATGGGGATGAAACAGGATCGATTAGGTGAGTAATGAGTAACTGGAGTTAACTGGTTGGCCGACTG